CACTATCACCACTCTTCTCTTCTAGCGAAACGGCGTTAGACCGAAAAAAGCAGGAATGGTATTTGAAGGGTTACGACGAAGGAATGATTGCTGGCGAGCTGAAAAGTATGGCGCGTATAAAAGCATCAATTGAAAAATATATTGATGAACAGCAAAAACTATATGACACCACAGACGGCGAACAAGGATACAACTTTGACAACTGTGATGAATTAGAAACAATCATCAATAAGATAATTATGGGAGAAAAATAATGGACAAGTATAAATTAATGGAGTTGATATACGACAAGTTAGCAGATAATGATGAGCAAGAACAATTTAATTGTTCAGATGTTGATGACTTATATATTGATTACGATAAGAACGCTATCTATATCGGAAGCCATGGCGATTATTGGGAGATTAAAGCAAGAAAGGTTGAACATGACTAGACAAGAGAAAATTGATTTACTGCAAGACCAAGCACAACACTACCGTATTAGCAAAGAAGAGTTGGGCAAAGAGTGTGAAGAGAACGATATTGAATTGCATGATGAAGTGTTATTCCCTATTGGCTTTAACACTTGTGATAGGTGTGGCGAGTATGGGTGGAGCGAACAAGATTTCTTATGGGTAGATAGTTTTGAGTGGGACGAAGACAACGAGGGGGACAAGGCAATTATCAAGGCAATGCAAGATGAGGGTATAGACTATTGTGCTTTGTGTTGGGACTGTGTGAATAAGTTAAAAGAGAAAGGGTTAAGATATGAAGCAGAGTGAATTGGCTAAGATTATACGCAGAAAATATAAGGCAGAGTTAGAAGCCCTGAACGACACGATTAAAAAGCAGAAAGGAGATAAGCGTAAGTTTAGAGATGAATATTATTTTAATAGTGGCAAAGAGTGGGCATGGCATGATGTCGCTATGTCGCTAGGGGTGGAACTGATGAATGAAGATTTTGAATTGATAGGAGAAGAAGCATGAAAGATGTAGGCACACAGATTTTTAATGACCTTGTGGCATTGGAGAAAAAGTTTTGGGATAGAGTAGATTATAGCGAAGACGACATCACAACTTTTAGCAATGCTATGGACTTTATCGAAGAACACTTAGAAGAGTTCAAAGAGTTTTTTAAGGAGAAGAAAGCATGATTATTGAGATAGGTAGTGATGGCAAAATGGTGGTAAAAGCCGACAAGCCATTAACAAATGTTGAACAAGATATTGTTAGTAATGTAAGCAAGGAGTTGGAGCATGAGCAGTAAAACAGATATGGAGTGTTATAACTCAGGGTGGCAAGACGGCTATGCCGAAGCGTGTTATGACATCTTAGATATGCTTGCGAGCATACCTGAAACATCAGAGGTATATAAGATTAAAGAAAATTTAAGGGCGACAATCGCCGAGGGAAGTGAGGAACTATGAAAGAGTTTGATAATTGCGATTTAACAGAGGGGTTTGTGCTGTCGCAGGGCGCAAGTTTGCGATACCTAAAATATCTAGTCGAGCAGGAGTTCGAGCAGGCGATACAGAAAGGCGCATATGGTATTGATAGCGAAAGCGCAGGGGCGTTCTTTGAAGACGTGGTAGTTATGGCGCAGATTATAGTCGATAAAGATTGGGAGTGGGTTAAGTTCAGCGAGTGCGCACCGAGTGCGAGCGGAATAATGATTAAGGAAATGGTAGAGAAAGGAGAATAACATGAAATTGTATTATCACAAAACAGACGGTGGAGCAGAATATTATTGCTTGAAGCCAGTTGAAGGAACTGATGAAGGCGATTTGTTTAGTGCAGTACTAAGAACAGACGGAGATGAAATTGAATTGCTAACTAAAAATCTATTAGCATATCACATTAAAGTGGTGGAGATGGACTAAAGGAGAAAGTTATGAATGTAGAGACGAAACTAGAAGATTATAAACGCTATATTGTGGAGTGCATTGACAACTACTATAAAGAAACGGAAGACGAAGATAAGCGAGAAGATTACTTATCAGAGGCGATTAGCATGGCTAATAGGCTTGCTGATTTCGATGACAAATATTATGGGGTAAAGCTAGGCTATCTATACAGAGTATTAAAGAACGAGCTAGGAGAATAAGAGATGAACGCAAAGATTAGATTAGTGAAGACCGACAACGGATATGACGCTGTGGTGTCGGACTGGTATTTTAAGAAACAAACGGAGGGCATGCAGGTGGTAAAAGAATATGCAACACTTGAAAGTTATATGCAGGACACCACGGACGATTACATGGACGAAGCATATATGAGTGATGGCGAGTGCTTGGACTTAGCCATTGGACTTTACGATAAAGGAATAGCATATCTATAAGAAAGGAGATGGTATGAATATCGAGAAAGAGTTTAACAAGTTTTTATACAGGTGGGTTAAGAAGAACTTCGGACAGAGTGAGGCTGATGACCCATCATGGAGTATCAAGGCATTGGCTCATGACTTAGCCGACGAGTATTGGAAGATACAAGAAAGGGTAGAACGAGAGAATATCAAGGAGGACATCAAGTATGTAGCAGGGAATAGCGACATCGAACTAACCGAGCAGGAGTTGGCAGACATTGCTGACGACTACCGATACTCAGAGGCATACTGTGCGATGGACGAAGATAGTATTATGTACTTTATTGAAAAGAGGAAGGGCGAATAATATGGAACAACGTATGAGATATATGACGGACGTAAAAGACGTAGTCATTATAGATAAGGAACAGAAGACAATGGCGGTCGCCGCCGAGGGGGCAGGCGATAACCTATGGGAAGATGACGAGGCACAAGGATATAAAGACTATGCTATGGTGTCTCTCTATTCGATAGACGGAGATGAGCTTGCGCTAGTGGATAGTGGGCAGATGATGACAACTAAACTAATCGCAGACATGACAGATGATGAGTACGCAGACGAGGTACGAGCGTACTACGACCTCAGTAAAGATAGCATTGTGGTCAAACTATAAGGAGAAAATATGTTATACGCAGTATTAAATGTAACCAACTATGGTAGTGGGTTGCAAGTAGGGGGCATTTATAAAAGCTATGACCGAGCGTTAAAGCGTTGGAATTGGCTGAATGACCAAGAGGAATACAATACGACAGACGAAGATAGTTGGCAAATTGTACCAATTAAAGCAATGAACATTACGGCAGAGCCGTATGAACCATAAGGAGAATAAGAAATGAGATATTGGGCTGATGATGAGAACAAAAGCATATATGACACGACCATTAAGCAATGGTTAAATATGCTAACAAATGAGAACTGGCATAGCGAACGGCTTGTGGTGGAAGCCATCATTGATGGGCGTGAGGATAATATTAGAACTGCTATGCTACTTTGGATGATGCACATGAACTATGGGCATATGCCTCATGAGCTATGCGAACTAAGAAATAAACTTTATCAAGAAATGGAGAGAGAATAATATGCCGAACTGGGTAAAAAATCATGTGCTTATCATGGATAGGCAAGCAATAAAAGATTGCGTTAAGACTGAACACCGACAGGGTAATGGTTGGGAAGAGGACGTAGAGTTCTTTGACTTCAACGAAATTATACCAATGCCAGAAGAGTTAAAGGATAAGACTAGGAGTTATCCAAGTTGGGAAGCCAAAGAAAAACAAGATAAGGAATTAGTTGCAAAGTATGGGGCAGACAACTGGTATGACTGGTCGGTCAAGAACTGGGGGACTAAATGGAATACAAGTAGTGTGCGTAAGGTGTCGCCACAAGTAGTAGAGTTTGATACAGCATGGGCAACACCAGAGTCACTCATCAAGGCTTTGAGTGAGAAGTATCACACGACTGTTAGCGTGTGCTATGCTGACGAAGACTTGGGAAATAACTGTGGCGAGTACGAATATAAAGATGGCGAGAAAGTATTAGACGAAGTAGGCGATTATGATTTCGCTTGCGAAGTATGGGGCTGCGACCCAGAGGAGGATAGATAATGGAAGTATATAGAGCAACAGCATATGACAAATGCGATAAGAACAGAAGTTATGAAACATATATAGCCATGGCGGATGGCGGATTAGACACGGATGAGTTAGACGCTCGACTAAAACCATTCGGGCTTAACGACGACGATATTCACTATTATTTCAACTGGGAAGATGACTTGGGAAACAGGGGGTATATAGATACCGACGAGTTCTTTTTCTTAATCGGAGAGGAGGTTATTAAAAATGACAACTAAGGAATACAGAATTGGGGTGTGCAAAACAACCGACATAGATAGTGGCGAGGACTTCCTGCCACCATACTACAAGGTATATTCAATAGAGACGTGGGAAGACCAACCACCAACCACATGGCTCGAGATGGACTTCGATACACTAGAGGAAGCTCGTGCGTATATCGAGAGAAAGAAAATTGGCACGGTGGTGGATAAGTATAAAAAGTTAATCGAGGACGAGACATTCAAGGCTACGCCAGATGAAACAATAGGCTTTTGTGAGGGGCTTAAGGCTTATCTGGACGAACTAATCGGACAATCGAATTATGAAAAGGAGCAATACAAATGATGAAGATAGATGCCGACCAACTATTCCATATCGAACAGGCTCTCATCATGTATATAGATTACTTGCGTGATGGGGACGACGACGATAAGGAAGCGGCGAAGAAAGTAGAAAAGATATATGATTATATAAAGGAGAACTCATGAAGATTGTAATGGACACAAAAGACTTGCGAGCAATGCTGAAGTTTCGTAAGGAGTATGATTACTGCCAAGTGTTTGACAGCGGAGACAATACAGATGGCGAAGGTATTTGGCATTGTGATGTACATTTCGGCAATGATCCCGAAGCGTTGAAAGATGGCAACGGAGATGAAGTGTACAGTTTCAATAGTCTTTATAACGTAAATAAATATCAGGAGAATTAAAATGGGAAAAATAGAAATACCGGAAGAGCTGCTTCCAGACAAAAATCTTAAAGAATTTGCTAAATATACAGACAGGACATATAAAGAATTGCATGATGCTTTGCTACGTGAGACAGAAGGCGCAACATCAATTGACATAATCGAACTCATTACGATGGTGCAGACGGAGAAAATAGCACTGATTATAGGTAGCAACTTACCAGACTATGACAAGAAGGTAATCTATGGAGTAGTTGAGCGGTATATAGCAGGAATTGTATCTAGCGAATAGAAAGGAGAATTGAAATGAAAATTAAAGTTAAGCAGATATGGGATATGAAGCCGCCTAAAGATATGACATTGGTGCAGGTAAAAGTTATCGCCGATGCCGTCCATAAAGAAGGCGACGAATTTTATATTACACATGACAACAGCGGAGATTTAATCTTGCGAAGGGTGTCGCAATGAGTGAAGAAGATGAAAAGGCTATGAAGGATAGCGTGGATAACTTATACGGCGAGCCAACCATATACGAGCGAGGGGAAGATGGCGGATAAACTATATAACTACCAAAAAGAAGCTATTACTGCCCTGCTCGATGGCAAGCATATAGTAATCGCAGGGACTGGCTCTGGCAAAGGAGCAATGGCTGTCGTATGGGCTAAGGAATTGTGCCGACGCACAGGAAAAAGAAAGGTGCTAGTCGTGACGACTGCGAGTAAGGCAAACATGAAGCCTAATGATTTTGAACTTGATGCCGACAAGTGGAATGGAGAGGCGTGGAAAAAAACACTATCATCATTCTCTGTCATCTCGTGGCACAAGCTCAAGGCTTGGGCAGAAAAAAATCCAGGCGACATACGGGAATGCGTGTTCGTGTTTGATGAGATTGCAAAAGCTGGCGCAGGCGTGAGCTCTGGAATGGGCAAAGCATTCTTAAAAATTACCGCCCAAAATAAAGACTGGGCAGGCTTTACTGCTACGCCAGGCGATGTGTGGCTAAAATTTTATCCGTATTTCCAAGCGTGCGGTCTGGTACGCAACAAAACGCAATTCTTAAACAAATATTGCGTAATCCAAACATTCAAGGGGTTCCCGGAAATCACCGAATATAAATGCGAAAAAGAGCTGAAACGGTTTTGGACAGACATCTCTACTGCTCCAGATACGAGTGCAATGATGGCTGAGTTGCCAAAAGAAGCACATAGGGTGCTGGAGTTTAAGAAGCCAAGTACATATCTGAAAACGTTGAAGACCAATATAAGCCCTGAGGGGGAGATGCTTGATACGCCAGGCGCATTATGTGCAGAGTTAAGGCGACAATGTTTTACGAAAGATAAGAAACAATGGGTGTCAGACTTTGTAGAGAACTTGGGCGATGGCGTTGTGATGTTCTATAACTTCATTAAGACAGGCGATGAGCTTGAGGCAACAGTGTCTAAGGTGCTACCTAAAGGGGCGAAGATCTGGAGGATTGACGGCAAACATCACGACATCCCAACTGCCGATACGATTGGTAAATATGATGTGGTGTTGTGCCAGTGGCAGTCTGGTTCTGAGGCATTGAACCTTCAGTTCTTGCATTACTGGGTGGCAATTGAACTCTGCTACTCTTATAGCACCGCCGTACAGGCTCGTGGTCGTATCAAGCGTATTGGGCAAAAACATCCGATGAGGTATTATTACCTACTGACGGACGGAACTATAGAACAAGCAATATTAAAATGTCTGAAAAACAAGTCGGAGTTCTCTGAAGAAGTCTGGACTGCAGAGTTAAAGGAAAGGAAATAACATGAGACCAAAGCAACTATTAGATATGTTCGAAACACTGGCTACGGAAGCTGCCCCGGAAGAAAAACCATATTATGACGGACTTTGTGAAGGAGCTAGACAAATGTATAAGGCGACCCACAAATACTTCGACAAGTATAGGGAAAATAACAGGGAAAAGCTGCGTGAATATGCCCGCAGCTATCAGCGCAATAAAGATCGAAAGGAGGAAGATTGACAAAAAATTAACAATACCCTACTATTGAGGTAGGGGGAAACTATAAAATTTAACACAATTTGAAGGGAGAAATGATAATGAAAGTTATCAAGCAGGCTACCCCTACTGCCCCAAAGCTCATGATTTATGGGCTATCTGGCGTAGGTAAGAGTACGCTTGCGAGCAAACTAAAGAACCCTATCTTCATAGATATGGAAGGCGGTTTGAACTATATGGACGTCGATCGCACTCCTACTCTCACGAAGGTAGATGATTTTTATACCGTCTTAGCGGAACTGTACAACACGGCTAAAGATGGTAAGCGAGAATATGACACGATTGTTGTCGATTCAGCTGACTGGCTAGTCCGCAAGGTTGTAGAGAAAGCAGCCGGAATTGACAAGACTAAGCTAGATGAAACACTTAACCGCTCTAATGGTGGTTATGGCAACGGCAAGCAGGTGCTTGAAAACCATATCCGCACCAAGCTGTTGCCAATGTTGGTACTGCTCAATAAGCAGGGCTACGGCATCTGCTTAATCGCTCACGCAGACCGCAAAACTCTGATGAGTTCTGAGGGTAATGACGTAGAGCAAATCACGCCTAAAATCGACGTGAATACTATGAATGTCTTTGTAGAATGGTGCGATAACGTCTTCTATCTCAAGAAGGATATTGCTGGTGAGCGTATCCTCGTGCTTGAGAGTGATGATGTAGCACTCGCAAAGAACAGGCTCGGCTTAACAGGCGAGGTCAAGTTAAGTGAGACTGATATTAACAAACTATTAATGCCACAAGGCAAGGAGAAATAAAATGAGTATTAACTGGGAAGAAGTAGAAAAGAATGCAGGCAGTCAGTATAAGAACTATGCGAAGCCTGATGTATATAAAGTTAAGTGTGTGGATGTTGACATCCATGAGGTTGGCACAAATGGATCAGTAGTCCAAGAGTTCATCTTCGAGGAAGACGACAACTACCAGTATCCAAAGGCAACCCACTGGCTGTCATTTAAGAACGACAGCTGGCGTCAGTGGCACAACCGTTGCTTGATGATTATGTTCGGCTCTAGTGAAGACACGGCTGAGAAAGCCATCGACAAGATTGAGGCTCTCGGTGACAAAGAGAAAATCATTAAGGGCTATGAGACCGCATACAAGGCTCTCTTGAATAAGAAGAAGCCGGAAGTAGAGATTGAGGTATTCCCTGACGGTAAATATACCCGAGCTGAGTTTACCGATGACACGGTAGCTATGCCACACGATGACGCTAAGCCTGCCGCGAAGGCTGACGAGGAAGTCCCGGAAGACATCGACGACGGCGAAATCGACCTCTCAGAGATACCCTTCTAAAAAGGTATTGATTTATATCAAAAGCCATTGTAAAATGGGCGTATGAAAAGATGTATAATTTGTCTAAAAGAAAAACAGTTATCAGATTTCTACGCCCACCCTCAGATGAAGGACGGGCACCTTAACAAATGCAAAGAGTGTTGCAGAGAGTATGCCAGGGGGAAAGATAGTAAGGCTACCGACATAGATAGATATAGGCACAATCCAAAGAGGTATCTGAAACACAAATATTATGGGATAAAAACAAGGTGCGAAGGTAGGGGGCCTAACAAAAGCTATACCGGTCGAGCCTTTTTGACAATGGATGAATGGGAGGCTTTTTGCGAAAAGACTCACAGCCAATTTATGATATTGTATAAAAGATGGCAAGATAGCGGATACGACAGATGGCTGTCTCCGTCAATAGACAGAATAGATAATGACGGAGGATACACTGTCGATAATATTCAATGGCTGACAATGGCTGATAATGGTAATAAATATCGTAAAGAGAAGGCGAGAAGGATAGCAGTGAGCAAAGACGGCGAGACAATAGGAGTATTCCCAACTCAGCAGTCGGCAGCTGACGCTATAGGCGCACCTCAAGCTAATGTCGGAAGGGCCCTCAGACAGGGGAAGAGAAAAAATGGAATGCCAAGATTAGTCAATGGGTATTCGCTAAAATATGTTGAGTGATCCCATTTTAAGATAACAACCAACGCCCCGGCTCTGACCGGGGCACTATAATACGAAAGGAGAAAAAGAAATGAACAATCAAGAACAAACAAGCAACGGCTTCGCTATTGCAGGAATCGTAACTATTATTATTGGCATCTTTGCGCTGGGCGGAATCATGGGCATTGCATCCATCGTACTCGGTGCGCTAGCGCTCAAGGGGAGCGCTTGGGCTAAGGTGCTAGGCGTATTTGAAATCGTATTAGGCATAATATTCGTGCTCGTAATGATGATTGCGCTGAGCGTATAGGGGGAAAAGCAATGAACGATGATTTGGAGGCCCTCGATCAGTTAATTGACGAGGCAGTAGATAAAGAGAAAAGCTTGGCGATTCGCGCTGACGAGTTAGCGCTACAGAGTAAACAGTTCGCTGACTATCTTGCCGAGAAGAAACATAACGACGAAGCTCTCGATGCTTTGTGGATGATGGTCAAAGAATATATGATTGAGCATAAGATGTCCGAGCACGAGAATGATTATATTAAGCTCAAGCTGACACCAAGTGGCAAATACAAAGCCGAGGACATTGATAAGGTGGACGATACATTGTGCGACATTAAGAAAACAATTAATAATCGTAAAGTTAAGTCATACATTGAGCTCAACGGACGCCTGCCCGACGGCGTGGAGTCCACTGGCTATATATTGCGTAAGACATTGAAGGAGGCAAAATAATGTATCTCCGTAACAAGAAGACCGGCGAGGTGGTTGACTGGAGTTTTGTTGGGCCAACTGCAATTAAAGAATATGAAGGCGAAGACGTCTTGCTCGAGAGGGAGAGGTATGAATCCATAGAGGAATTCATTAGTGAATGGGAGGACTACACACCAGCCGAGCCACTTATCAAAGACGAGAAGATTCGCAAGGCGGTCAGGGCTTGGGCGGAGGTCAACTCGATTAAGGAAGTCCAATATTGTGAGAGAGCGAACAGAAGCTTATGCATTCTAACGGACATGGGCGACAAGGACTTCAGCATCGAGTTCGTCGGTTGGATACCGACACTTAAGGATGGCGAGGTACATACTATCGCCGAACTCTGTGGAGAGGAAGAAGAATGAGTAGCCCAGAAGATGAGATGATAGAGTTAGAAACTCGAGACGCATGGTGGAGCCAAGGAGAGGCGGTCATGCGCGAAATGTGTGAGGAGGAGGACGAAGAAGAGTGACAGAATATGATGTAAAAAAAGTAACGAAATGGAACTGCCCTGCTGAGACTGGAGTACCGCTATTGACGATGCCCAATGTGCCACGTCCACTACATGGCCTGCCGCCTAGAAAGATTATGGGGGCCACGGCGTGGAACAGGGTGCGTAAGCGTTGCTACTTCAACGCAGGATATAAATGCGAAATTTGTGGAGTTGATCCGCCGAAGGGTCAGCTCCATAGCCACGAGCTATATTCTTATGACTGGCTAGAGGGTACTGGAAAGTTTGAGAGGTGTATTGCTATATGCAAAAAAGACCACGACTTCATCCATAGTGGTCGCCTGGTGACAATGTTTAAGAGTGGCAACGTGCTCTACCCCAAAAGCTATGTGCTAGGCGTAGTCGAGAAAGGTTTTAAGCTCATCCACGATTATAACGAGTCGCATAAAGACCAAGAGCCATTAAGAGCTTACGCTACATTCTTGGAATACTTGAAGGTGCCAGAGCTTAAGGATGAGGTTGAAAAGCTTATAGATAAATACGACATGAAGTTCTATAGCGAGCCTAAGCGCATTGCTAAGTGGGGAGAATGGCGCCTAGTCTTCGGCACTAAAGAGTACCCTACCCCATATGCCAACCATGAAGATTGGGAGAAGGCTATGGAAGAAGCCGGCAAACATGACACGGCGAGGGCGGCCGGAAACCCATTCACTGGCGAAGCATTCGACCTGATTGACGAGATACTTAAGCAGAAAAGTTGACAAATTAAAACCCTTTTGCTATTGTCGAAGTAGAGGGGAACCATAATCATAAACGAAAGGAGAAGTTTTATGAGCAAGATAAAAGATTTATATGCCGAGGTTAACAATATTGACGACCTCAAACCGGTAGACGGCATCGAAGTCGCCCACCAGGCATGGCTCATCAAAAAAGAAACCATCTTGAACAAGCTAGAGATGCTTATTCAGGATACTGAATATCAAGTCTATAAAGACACGCTAAAAGAAGTCGCCGACTTCATCAAAGAAGGTGAGGTATAAATGGTAGACTATCCTGTGAACTACAAGAAACCCACGCTCACCGACTACATCGTCGACTTCATTATTGATACTGACCATGTAGATGACTGGAACCATATCGCATTAGGCGAAATGATCGTTGAAGAACTTGAGCAGACGTCACATAACTTTGAATTGTCAGACGCTGAATACGCTATCCTGTCGACTGCTCTCGACGAAAAAATTAAAGATGTCTTTTGTGACGCTATCGACCAAGCTATTGCGGAGAGGGTCGAATCCGCTAAAGAATGGCGCGAAGCAAAAGAAGAAGCAATTAAATAAAGGAGGTATATATGGCGGGGAGCCGCGAAGGGGGATTAAAAGCAGCCAAAACTAACAAAGAGAGGCACGGAGCAGACTTTTATGCTCGCATCGGCAAAAAAGGCGGCAGTCAAGTGCCGAAGAATCCACGAGGATTTGCCAGCAATGTCGTCGGCAAGGACGGTATGACGGGCCTAGAACGAGCTAAGGCGGCCGGACGTAAAGGCGGTCAGATTAGCAGGCGTGGCACCGGTGGTAAGACGCGTAAAGATAAAGGCGTGACACGTGGACCACGCACAAAGGTCGAAGAAAAACCAGTAAGGAAGTTTAGCCTATGGCCATTTGGAAGAAACACAAAGTAAAGGATAAGGTGGAAGCAAGATTTCAGCAGGCCGTCGACCTATTCAAAGACCTAGACAAGCGCGAGTTCAAGCGCCTGATGGACGGCATTCAACTGACCTGGGAAGGCTACAATAAGATTCGCCAGGTGCAGACGACCGAGGATAAAGAGTTCGCGGACGTATCTAAGATAGAAAAAGAAATCACGGAGTTCAAAGAACAATGAGGCTCAGAAATAAAAAGACAGGCGAGATAGTCGAGGTCGAACCCGTCCAGCCGAAGCCATTGATTGGTTTGACCGAAACGCCACGCGTTGAGGATGAGCGAAGCGAATCGGAGGGCAAGAAATGAAACAATTTGATTTTACACACCCAAACTTTAGAAAACATCGACCTATCGTCCAAGAGTGGCTCAAAGCATACCACAATAAGCCCATCACGGAGGATGAGTTCGTGGAGTTCCGAAGAAAAATCAGACCACGCAAACCTCGAGGGATAAACAGCAGAAAGTGGCAAAGGAAGCAGGGGCCATATAGATGGCGACGAGAATACAGGCATCTCAAGAATGAATATGGCTTCTTCATTGGCCAACAGGAGGGCGACAAATGACACGAGATGAACTCGAGAAGCTAACAGACTACCAGAGGCGATGCTACAACGCGGCGCAAGAGGCTGGCATTCTGTTCGTAAAAGCAATCAGAGAATGGCGCGACTCAATCCCGTTCGCATCATATAACGGGGACGCATATGTCATCGGCGGCTGGATGGCGTCGGCGTTCGCCCAAAAGGATTGGGATGCCGCGTTTGAAGCGTTCAAAGAGGGCTGGGAAGAATACTGCCAGTCCCACAAGGAACGGGAGGACGAGAAACCAGCCGAGCCACTCATCAAAGACGAGAAAATCCGCAAAGCAGTTAGAGCGTGGGCAGAGGCAAACGGCTTTAATGCCGATTATTACGAATTTAATATTAAAACATTGCCAGCAGGGACAAGGTTTAGTGTAGGACACTATGATATTGAGTTTATTAGCTTCTTTATTTATGATTTACAAACTGAAAATTCTTATACCCTTGCCAAACTCTGCGGAGAGGAGGAAGAATGAAGAAGTTGTCATATGCAATCGGCGAAGAGAATGCTTGGGAGCTGAAGAAAGTTCTTAGAGACTTGACGGAACTTCACGACAGACTGGCGTCCATATTGGGCGACTGCGAAGTCTATGTCAATGATTACGAACGAAAGGAGGAAGAATAGTCTTCTAGTCCGGCAGACGTTAAAGAGCACCGGAAGTACCTCTCATTTATATACATCCTGCTCGTTAGGAAATTGGAATCCTTCACTTTTCGAGTTTTCTTACATAGAGCTTTTTGCGAGCAGGTGCCCGGCAAAACTTACATTAGATAATTATTGACCCAAACTTTAGTTTTTCTACACGCCGGGCAAGAAAAAGACCCCTTCTGCTAGGGGTCTTTTTTTATTCTTTACCAATTTTTCGTTGGTTAAACCATTTGTTGTTCAGCCTTATGCTAGGCGGATTATCTGAGGATGAGAGCCCGTTAATCGTCCGCATTTCCACCCACTTACCGCTGCTGTTGAGCACATGGGCAGTGCCGCCCGAACGGTTATGCGAGAGCCAGACGCTACTGCTATTGAGTATCGCGCCAGGACGATAATCTAGGTCAACCAATGAGAGCCAGACTTGATGAGTAAGCCACCCATATGAGGTGGAGCTACTAGCTCCTGATGAGTTCCAGATAAGGATCGGTTGCTCACGGTCGCCCGTTAGCGTGACCGTGAAAGTGAGGTCGATAGGGAACGTTTGCGTACCTTCTGCGCTATAACTATTCAATACCACCCCGCTATTCTTTATCCACAACGATGAACGGTTAGCGCCATCTGAGATGTAGGTATCGCCACGGAACTCGACAAGCATAGCGTCAAGATATGACTGGGGCGCATTCGGCAGAGTTGGTAATGCTGCCTCGTAATACGAAGTGCCCTGCGTAAATTGGTAGTCCGCAGGGTCATATCCACCTAAGGTCAGCACGGCGAAGTCTGATGCTGGCCAAGAGTTCCGACTGTTCGTTGGATGATTAGTGACGGAGAGGTTTCCCCACAAGCGCACAGATATAGTAGTGCTCGTAGAGCCTACCACCTCAGCCTGCGCGTTTATGGAGAAAGAATATTTGACTGGCGTACCAGCGCCTGCTCTCCACTCTACTGTCTGGTTAACATTTACTGCCATCTACTCTCCTATCCGATGTTAGGGTATAAATCAACTGGCGCATCAAGTTGTGTGCGGTCAGCGTCCTTAACTGGGTCAAAGCTCGTGACGCCGCTAGCCGGCTTAACGATTACCTGTAAGGCGTGTAAGCGAGAAGCATTATGAGGCATTTTGTTGATTTGGCCAGCGATTTCCTCTGGGACAATCTTGCCGTCATACTCTGCGCTGATCCAATAGTTCGAGCCAGAGTCAACTGTGCGAAGGCGGAACTCGTGGTGGAGGTAGGCTTCTTTGCCCTTAGGGACAATGAAGGTGAACGAGCCACGCATGGACTTCGTGCCCCACGGGATAACACGCTCATTCGCTAAGTTACGGGTCGAACAGTCATCTTGCAAGATTGATGACATCATCTCAACATTAGGGGTCGTGCCTTCTACCACAGGAACGATGAGCGAACGGAAGTTCACGTTCTTACCTGCGGTTGGGCGGACGCATTGGATACCGTAATTGATAGTTACTTCAAGGTCATACTTACCGAACCACTGAGCAAAGTTCTGTGCTAGGTAAAGATTGATGGTGTCATTGTAGTTGCCATAATACCACGGGAAATCTGGGTCATCAGGCACAGAATCGCGCACGTAGTTAATAATTGCGCTACCTTCTGGCACTACTGGTAAGCGGCATTCTTTGATACAGCCACAATCGTCCTTGATAAGCACATGGTAATAGCCATTGCTGTCAGGCTCAATCTCGCACTCGCCCGCATCAGGGATGTGGTAGTTGCGCCACATGGCTGGCTTTGGCTTACAACCATCGCCACAGTCTGCACATCCTGGGTCGAATACTAATAGGTCGCAGGAGTCTGCGTCTGGGGCTTCGACGTCGCGCAAGTCATCTAGCTCGATGAGTTCGCCTAATTGGCGCCCCGACAAAACGGACTGGCCGCATTCGCCATTGTAAATTAAGTTAGCTGTTGAAAAATCAGTAGATAAGTTCGTGCAGGTTTCGCTAATCTTTGGAATCTTAACACGGTGCAAGCCACCGCAGTTGTTGACTAGCCAAGTAGAAGCATCATATGGGTCTGCCTGGATGCTGAAATTGCACGAATATCGTGCCGGTTCGCATCGGTTGCAGCCACACGGGTCCTGCCCACATTTATTGCAATTGCTCATACTATGATTATACCTACTCACCGAGGTGAACTAGGAAAAACTAGGAGCTCTGCTTATTGATTGCGTCAATCACCTTATTTAGGATGTCGCAAAATTGATCCGGCTGATTTTTCAGCATATCAGGTGTGACGCGTGGAATTAATTGCTTTGTCATATTTATATTATAAAATAAGGGTATGATTAATGACACAATAGATCCCTTCATTAATGCGTATAGGGATAGTCTGCAACAGCAACGGGACTTGGCTATGCAGAATCTTGATAACACGCGTCGCAATGACTATGCGTCTATCATGTCGAATGCGAACACGGCCGGGGCACTCTACTCGAACTTTCCACAACGGGATAAGATTAAGTACGATACCCAGACTTATCAACCAAACCAGATAAAGATTCAGCAATCTTACCAGACTGGTCTCGACAAACTGCGCAGCAACATTATTAGCACAGCCAACCAGCTAAAGACTATCAACGAGGCTATCGCCGAATTGAACGCCGCCTAGGCTTTGTGTTATATTTATATTAGTAACATAAAGGAGGCAAAGCTGTGGAAGAAGCTAAGCAAGCAAACCAAATCGTTAAGAAGGTATTAGAGCGTTTGACGGACGAGAACGACATTGCCCGTTTCTCTAATATCCCAACTATTTTTAATGACGCCGCAGGTATGGTTAATGGTAATCCAATCAACGAAGCATTGTTGAAAACCTGGATTGCGTCAGAGGCCACTAACGCCGTGTTTTTGTTGTGGCGCCGTGGTATTGAGCATGCCGACATCGAAGCTGAATGGCGTGCCCTTCCGACTACTGATGAACTAGCCGGAGCATATAACGCGCTTATCGCAGAAGATAAGAAAGAAGCCGACGAGCTTGAAGAACGCCGTCGTGCATATATGAACAAGCAACATGAACTAGACATCTTCAAGGCTGTCTTAAATGGCACCTCGAAGGAAGATGCCGAACGCCAATATAAAGAATACCAACAGAGATTGGCACAGGCAGCAGGAGCCTAATGGGGAGATTTTGGTATACTGACTCAAACGGCAAACAGAAGCGTACAGCTGCTGGTATTGCCCATGAGTACAGTAAGTTCCAGAGTTCTGATAAGGCAAAGAAAGACCGGGCGGCACGCAACAACGCGCGTCGCTCGGCTATTCGCTCCGGGCGAGCTAAGGTTGGCGATGGCAGAGAGATTGACCACAAGAACAGCAACCCGAGAGATAACTCAGCTAGCAATCTGAGAGTGGTTTCCCGTACCACTAACCGTAGCAAGAAAGAGAACTCTCGTCGCCGGGGCAGTCGTCGAAATAAAAGTTCATGGGGTGTATAAAATGGATGGGAAAAGAATCGTCTTCAATCGGGCCTACGACGACCCGTATCGTGTTTTAGCGGCGCATCTGGTATCGGTATACCCACCTAAGACGCTCGCTAGAATACTCACGAACAGCAGTTTCGTTAAGAGTATCATCGTCAAAGAGGCTAAACAAATGGACATTAGTGGCGCCTTCTTAGATTGCATCGACCAAGAGGTTATCTCTAACGACCATCTGCGTCAAAAAAACGCCTACCTTAAGAAGCTAGGCGAGTTTTATTTTAGCCAACTAGACCTTATACGGCTCAGAAGGCAAATAAGAATATTTGCCAACGAGCTGCATGTAGAAATACCTAAATCATAAGAACTGATGCGGTTGAACTTCTAGTGCAATGCTAACCAGGTTAGCTTGGTTGCGGAAGGTCTTTGTTTTTGCTCTTACCTGAACGGCCGAACATTGCAAGCGAATGTTCGTGAGTGACATCTGGTAAATAGCATTTTCCTCGAACACATCCTCAAATGGGAATGGCGTCTCGGCAGGCTCCTGGACCGTAATGGTGTCCCAGACTGGCTGACGATAATATTTATCATGACCCCTAAACTGGGTCATATTTTGTTTATCGCCGTTGATTGATAGATACCACCATCGGTTGGCGTTGTTAATAATCTTGGCGTGGACGCGCTTGACAATAATATCCGCGGCATTGCCTGGAAGGGAGAGGTACTTAGTATCTCGGCGGAACACGATAGGTGTGTCTAGGCGAGCCCAGATGTCCTCTGCGTATAGGCGCATAATGCACGGGTAGTCAGGATGGATGCCAATCAGGTCTTCTGTTTCGTCAAAGCGAGCGTCGCAGAATGGAATGTCCACATCTTGGAACCACGGGTATTGCTGGTAGTTCATCTGCATATCCCAGATAAGACATTTCGCTTTGCCATCAATGCTGTCAGTGTAATTGAAGTAAAGCTTGTTGGCATAGCCCCAAATCTTGCGTGGTTTCGTCATATCCACACGGTCATAATGACTGTCGACGGTCGTCGGTAATTTGCTCCAGACGGCCCCAGAATAGCGCCTAATGCCTTCTTTCTGGTCAAATGAGTACAATACCCCCTTGTAGTTGACTACATCCCCTTGGCCCTGTACGCCCGCAGAATCCATATATGAAGAAACCTGGCTAGGTGTGCCGTCTTCAATATTCACATTAGACTGGAAGCGAGCATAGAAACTCTTGCCGAGAATCATAATCTCATCGGTCGAATACTCTACGATAGCCGTAATTGGGTTAAGTGACGTGTCGTAAGGGCTACGGTTAGGAACATAGATGCGGTATGGGAACAGCGTGTAATTCGGACCGTCTTTTTCGATGGATGAAATCTGGACAAGGTTTGGATCGTTGCGAAAACCTGCTAAATACAGGCGGTTATTATGGTGGACAATCAGGCTAGCTCCCACGACCGGGCGAGCATCCACGAACTCGATACTCTCGATAGTCTTAGTGCCACCGTCGGTGACAGTATAAACGACCGTGATAGTCGAGCCTTCGCTTGGACCACCGCCAATCAATGATATGCCATAGGTACTGAGTGAGACCTCTGTCTCGTTATATTCCCAGTGTCCACCCGTATAAGTGAACACATAGGTGCCAGATGCTCCCCCTAAATCGGAATCGAAGAAAACACTATCATCTATCTCTGCTTTCACGGAGTCGGCGGAGCCCGTAGGGAACGCCTCGCTGCGCCACTCGCCAATCTTGAAACGTTGAAGTGGCGAATAACCATCGACATAATAAACCCAAGTGTTTTTATTAGTGTCAGTGGCCTGAGCAATGTTGAGCTGTTTGATGCGTCCGTCCACGCTAATATCGGTGCCCTCGACGAGCTTGTTCATCTCTTTATCATAGATAAGCACCTGCGCCCCACTGCCATTCTTGACGCAGAAGATGTCGTAGCGATAACCATTGAGTGATACCGTGGCGCCGGTCTTCATATTGTCGATGCGGTCAGTCGGAACAGACTCGTAGTCACTATAAATTAAACCAATGAGCGGTCGGCTAGGATAGTCCTTGTAGTCATAATGCTCATCTACCATGACGTTCTTATCTTGGAGCTTATAGACGCACGCCTGATGATTGCCTAAGCCGGTAGCCGCTATCTCTATTTTTCGCCCAGTGTTGAATGGGTTAGCAGAGCGTTTCTGGTCTACCTCGTCCCAAATCTCCATGCGCACATAGAGTTTCTTCTTTGGGTTGGCCTGCTGTGGCACGACAGTCATTGAATGGAGAATAAAGTGTTCAAAACGGTCAGGCGACACCTTGCATAAGTCGATTGCTGTCTCGTAAACTGGCTCACCGCCCTCTTTAGTCGAGAAGTAGATAGAGAGAATGCCAGTGCATTCGTCGGTGTTCTTAAGAGTAATAGTGTTGCCTACCACCTTGCCGTCATATGGGATAACGAACTTAAGTTGCTTTCCTTGCCACATCTCAATAGTGGTCTGAATGTCATCATCGGTGAAGTCTGCCGTGGTTTCAAGTGGTGACAGCAGGAACTCTGTTCCCTGGACAGAGGCTGAGTTGGCTCGCTGAGTAGTAAGATTGTCCGAGTTATAACGCCCGTTAATGTAGTATGGGCTGGAATAGAGCGACGAATTAATGTCGTCAGATGTCGTGTCGAGGCCGTAATTGTTACTCAGGACGAAACCATCGTGGATGCGACGACTGGTACGCGTTGGAGCCTCTGTCGGGGCGTAGGACCCGTTATAGAGGCGGTTATTCGCATAATAAATCGGCACTCTTCCATGCGGATGAGGGTTGTTTTGCCATCGAGTGGACATACTATTGCTCTCCTAAGATTATGCTTTCTTCGTTCCCCCATCGGCGATTGAGAATCTGGATAGCCTCGACCACCTTCTTATTATCGAGGTACGCGCTGATGTCAGCGGCGAACGCAAAGTCATCGGCTTCGTGGAAGTAGACAACGCGCATGACGTCGAGGATGAGGTTCTCAGCGATTGCCGAAATGTCGACGCTGATAGTATCATCAATATCTTTGACTTGGTTAGGAATACCGTAAGCTATATAATCAAGCATAATTGGCACATCGGACGGGCGGTCTAACACGAGCCAGATATTGTCGCCTTCTTGCTCTATCGTGTATTCGCATGGGCGCCCAGCCTCTTTTAGTTCAATAATGCCGTTAGTCTTGTAAAATTCAACATTATCACGGTTGCAGAGCTCCAGTTTACATGGCTTGCCGCCAGTCGTGGTATAGAAGTTCATGATAGGAATGTCGAGCAAACGGCGAAAAACTTTGCCGTTAAGGTTCCAGCGATAATGGCCTTTTGCGTCGAGCTGGAGAGTGAAATGTTTTGAGAAAATCTTAGCGAGTTTTGGGACGCGTGGCAACTCATTAAGCGCCCAGTTTAACGCGTCAATCACAAACTTATTCGGGATGTCCAGCGTACCATCTCCGATATGGGTTTGAAACTTATCCGCTATGTCAGAAGCCTTGTAAATCATTATACGTCTATTATACCAATGATTAAATGGCGCTATCAAAAAACCGCCCCGGTAGGATACGGGGCCGTTTATAATCTTTACCACACATGGTGGTTAGTTCATGCCGAGGGCTGGGGTGAAGCCCAGCTTTGTTCGCTTTCATCACGGAGCTACCGGAGCGTGCCCTTATGTCGTATTTGGCTATCCTCGACGTATTTAAATCATACCTCTATTATACGACGGGACTTATCGACCCAAGAAAAAGCCGCCGACCCTTCCAAGAAGCAGCGGCTCAATCACCAAAGAATTTTTTAGGCGGGAGTATCGTTGTGATAATGCCCACGTCCTTGTACATAGAAGTGTGTGTTGTCCCCGTCTGACATCAGTCGAGCGCCAAGGTATGTCGCTACCCCAGAGTCTATACCATTAACATAAACACCGCCGGTGTAGCTTATATCTGGAGCATCACCGTCCTGGAACCGATCGGTCTCCTTTGCGGACAACTCAATATTGTCTATCGTAGTAGGCAAGAAAATGGTGTCACTAGAGGCATACGGATAATAGGCCCCTAGCGGAACGTTGTCGAAAATGACTTTGTTGCCGGCCTCTAACAGGCTAAAAACCTGATCCGCGGTTAAACTTTCTTCAGTTTCTTCGTTAGTGAATGACACATCCATTATTTCGAACTCAACGATACTAGCATGCCCGGACGTCGCCGTATCTGGGCGATAACGATACATTACTCCATCTTCATCTTGCAATTCCCAGCCCGACGGAGTGGAACCACCGGTCCACCCTACGCGCAGCCTGACGGCTTCGTCATTTGAGATATTGATTTCTACATTTTCGCTAGCATTGGCCGAGAATGTGCCGAGAGTTGTGTCGCCTTGCTTAATCGTGAGCGTAGCATCGTTAATGTTGATACCAAGATTCGCTGGGGTGAGGGCACCTTCGAGTGTCACGCCATTAATCGTCGGCTTATTCGTTAGCGCATTATAATCAGTCGTCGCATAGGTCAGCTTTGTTGGGATGCCGTCAGATGAGTAAAAATACGCATTTCCGCTTGCTTCATAGTAGAGCAATACGTTCTTGTACAAACCGTTTGCCGGAGGGTTCTCAGTCTCGTCGCCCATGATAGCCGGGATAGTCACGCTATGGAACAGCGTGCAGTCCTTGTTATTTATCTGAAGCACAGCCGGGCTCATGCCGCAGCCTGGTTTATGGTGGCCGCCGTTGCCACCGCATTCTTTACAAGCCATAGTTGTCTCCTAAGTAATAGATGTTCATACTTAGAATTATAGCATCGTAGCTGCTAATGGGGGTTTTATTGGCCATCTCTGTGTTTCAATTGGCATAATAAAGATAACTGTGGCTACATTATGCTACAAGTCAAATAACACCGTCGTATTTGTGCCGCCGAAGCCGCTCTTAACACTCGACCATCCTCCAATAGTTGACTGGATGGCGGCCGGAAAATGGACAGTACACCCCCTGACACCATAAAGCATATTGTTGAATTGGTTTGTCTTAGACCCAAAGCTGGAGGTCGTAAGAGCTGGGAATGAGAGGCTCGTAAGACTGCCACAATAGCGAAAAGCATTGGCCAAAGCACTTGAGCCGGTCAACGTCGTTAAAGAGCTTAAGTCAACTGAGGAAAGACTGGAGCAAGACTGGAAAGCGTAGGCCAAACCATTTGAGTCGGTCACCGTCGTTAAAGAGCTTAAGTCAACTGAGGTAAGACTGGTACAGCCGTAAAAAGCATAGGACAAACCATTTGAGCCGGTCAACGTCGTTAAAGAGCTTAAGTCAACTGAGGAAAGACTGGAGCAAGACTGGAAAGCGTAGGCCAAAGCATATGAGCCGGTCAACGTCGTTAAAGAGCTTAGGTCAACTGAGGTAAGAGCTCGACAAGACTGGAAAGCATAGTACAAAGCACTTGGGCCGGTCAACGTCGTTAAAGAGCTTAGGTCAACTGAGGTAAGACTGGCACAATTGTAAAAAGCATAGGCCAAAGCATATGGGCCTATACTCGTCGCGTTGGCTGGCAGACTGAGGGTAAAGTTATTCGTCGGCATTTGATATTTGCCCTCACTCGACACTTCTCTAGGTATACCAACACTTCCGCCACCACTTACATTGACCGTCACTGGGCTGTATGCTGTGCCAGCTGGTGCTGTATATGTGCCATTTGCCGTGACAGACAAAGGGCTGACGGTAACACTGCTGCCAGAACTAATGGTGCTGATCGCAGGAGCTAGATTTGCCATATTCTTATTGGCTGGCACTGTGCCGCCTTTAGTGTTGATTTCGTCATATGCGCCGAGAATGTAGCCATTCAGGGCTGATAGTTCGCTTGCTATGCTCATGATGCTCCGCTCCCACTATTTAATGTTTGTAATACACTCTCAACGTTGCCGACAGTATCATAAAATAGCTTGGCGCTTGGATATTGCGAATTCGTCGAGCTAGATGACACGCTCGTAACAAGATTACTAGTCGTCTGAATGCCAGTGACTGCACCGTGAGCACCGTTGACGCTTGTCACGCCAGTTGAGCTAGTAAGAAAGCCTGAGTTGTTGGTGAGCTCAGAGGTTTGAGTCGGAACAGTGATATTCGCAGTTTTATTTGAGCTTGAGTTAGCGGTAAAGGTCTGGACCGTTGTGCCGTTCTTCTGGATAGTAAGGGTACCATTGTTCACTGTTGGAATAGTAGGCTTATTCTTGATGAACGCATCGGACGTATTGTCAGAGACGTTCCAGTCAGACTGAACGTTTACCTCTGCACCAGTAGCGATACCGTTGAGCTTGGTGATTTGGGCGGCCGTGACGAACTTGTGCGTATGGTTCGTGTCGTCTACGAGGTCAGAACTTAGTTTGTTCGTACTGGTAATCTCTGTTTGGAGTCCGGCAATCAAATCCCCGACAGGAATATCAATCGTAGAACCACTCTGGAGGGTGAGGACAATCTTCTTATTCGTGCTGTCATAGCTACCGTTTACGACTACTGATTCAAGTGGAAGGTCAATGGTCTGGGCCGTGCCAAGGGTGTTGCCGTCCTGGTCCTTCAAGGTAGTGGTCATCTTGTAGTCTGTCGTGTTAAGAGAGACCGTGATGCTTGCACCATATTTCGTGGAGGCCGGTAGGGCGGAAACATCTGCGGCCGTGGTAGGGACAGTAATGTTGATTGTCTTATTCGATGAGGCATTGGCCGTGAATGTGCCTACGCTGGTGCTGTTGCGCTGAATCGTGAGGGTAGCATTATTCACAGTCGGAATCGTCGGTTTGTTCGTAAGGTCGGCATATGAGCCTGTCGTGGCGACAGTCGCTAACTCGTCTGCCTCCACGTAAGTGGATGCCCCGTCTGAGCCGTCATTAGTTAAGTCTGAAGTTTTTGTAGGGACCGTAGATTGTGTCGCGCTGATTGTGTATGTGCCATTAGAGTAGCTCACAGTCGTGTTCGTGCCCTGCGCGAGCTTTGGCCCCATATCTCTTGTCGTTACAGTCCAGGTGCCACCGTTAGCGCTGGTAAGCTTGTAGACAAACACCTGGTCTACTGGCTGAGAGGCGGTCTTATTGCCGACCGAACGGACATACTGGAACTCTACCTCGGTTGGGTTTTCGGCGTTATTCACGTAGGCCATGAAGGCTTTGCGGCCCTGCGTACCTGTAGCTGGGTTGGCGTTCGAGGACGCGCGGCAATAAACTATCTTCTTGTTCTGGTAGGCGTCGAGGAACTTTGCCCAGGCATTGCTCTCGCCATAAGACATCTCAACTAGCCCGGTCATAATATCTGGCTTGTCAGAAAGGTCGTTATAGCTTCCCGATGTGGCCACGGTTGCCAGGTCGTCTGATTCTACATAGGTAGACGTGCCGTCCGAACCATCGTTGGTGAGGTCGGAGGTCTTAGTCGGGATCTGAGACGTGGTAGCGAAGTTGCTGTCATTAGTAAGGTCAGAGGTCTTAGTTGGAACTACTATATTAATTGACTTATTCTGCGAGGCGTTCACAGTAAATGAATCAACGTTGGTCGAGTTGCGCTGGATGGTGATTGTGGCATCGTTTACCGTTGGGATAGTAGGTTTATTAGACAAGTCGTTGTAGCTTCCGCTCGTAGCTACTGTTGCGAGGTCATCTGCCTCTACATAGGTGCTCGTACCGTCTGAGCCGTCATTCGTAAGGTCAGATGTTTTAGTGGGCAATGCCGCGCTTGTGATATAGCCAGCATCGTTTGTCCAGTAAGATACATTCGTAGGTCTGTTCAAGACGTTCGTCCACTCTACCGCATCTGCTACGCCACCACCAGTGGTCGATAGCACCCCATCAGTGATTGAGAGACCTACGCCCACCTTGATGCCGCCTAGCGTGTTAGCCGAGGCTGTCGGAATGGAAGTAAGAAAACCTGAATCGTTTGTTAGATCGCTGGTGGCCGTAGGCACTACAATGTTGACGGACTTGTCCTGAGAGGCATTCGCCGTAAAGGTATCCACAGTTGTGCCGTTTCGCTGGATAGTCAGGGTTGCATTATTAACGGTAGGGATTGTCGGTTTGTTGAGTAAGTCGTCATAATCACCTGAAGTAGCCACATCAGCAAGGTCGGCCGTGTTTGCTTTAGCGCCTAATGCCGTATTAATAACGCGGTTCTCGACCGGATTCGTGCTTGTCGAACTGAGCGCCGAATCTACGGTAATGCTCTGAGCGTCTGCAGAAAGCGTGCCATCAGCGGCGATAGATAGGTTAGTACCCACCTTAATTGCGCCTAGTGTATTGGAGCCAGCAATAGGAAGCGTAGAGATATATCCAGAATCATTAGTGAGGTCAGAAGTCTTGGTAGGAATAGTGGGTTTATTTTTTATGTAGTCGTCCGCCGAGGCATTTGTCTGGCTCCAGTCGCTCTGGACATTGACTTCGGCTCCAGCGGCGATACCATCCAACTTATCCTTAAGAGTCGTGGTGAAATTGTTATCTGTATGCACATAATTCGCATCGGACACAAAGTCGCTATCGTTGGTAATGTCTGAGGTCTTGGTAGGAACCGCTATGTCAGCGGACACATCAGATGCAGAGTTCGCTGTGAAGGACGCAATATTGTTGCCGTTTCTCTTTATTGTAAGGGTGGCATTATTAACCGTAGGGATAACCGTGGAAGCAGGGAGAGCGCTTACGTCTGAAGCCGTAAGGACAATATCCATAGACAGGGCCTTACCGTTAACGGTTCTGGTCTGCGGGACGAACGTTGCGTCAGTCTCGCTCTTAGTGTAGAACGGACCCTGGCTACCAATGTACACAAAAGTATCGTTGGCATCATCCCAGCGGTAGTACGAGATAGCATTGTCGTGAGTGGAGTCTGTCAAAACTTTGACAATGTCGTTGTCGCCTAACTTTGAGGTGTCATAATTTTGAAGCTCAGCATAAGTGCCCACAACATCTACGACGTCAGACGCTGATGAGATAGCGTCTATCTGAGACTGTAGGTCTTGGTCAGCATTCGCGCGAATAGACGCTTCTGCCGACACGGCATCTTCTATGTCCTGGTCTGTCGCATATCCAGACAGTGCCGCCTCGGTAACATATCCGCTATCGTTGATGAGCCCAGAAGTATAAATGGGCACATCTACGTTTATGGTGGTATCAGAGGCGGAGTTAGCGGTGAACGTGCCTACACTGGTACCATTCCTTTGGATAGTAAGTGTAGCGTCGTTGACGGTTGGAATTGAGTTAATAATATCCCGGTCAGCAGCGATGCGGGCGGCCTCTTCTGCGTCGATAGCGTCTTGTAGGGATTCGTCCGCCTCCGCTCTCGCTGTCGCCTCGGAAGCAACGCTCTCTTCGATTAGGTCGCTGATACCCAACTCTTCAAGGCTGATGTCGCCTTCCAGCTCTACCCCGTTGATGGAAGGCTTATGAGTCAAGTCATTGTAGCTAGTAATTGAGGTTGGGATTTTCGTCGGAATACCGTCAGATGAATAGAGGTACATTGCATTATTAGCCTCGTAAATCACAAGAGCATTGCAATATGCTCCGTTCTCTGGTGGATTCTCTTTATCGTCCCCCAGAGCCGACGGAATAATCACCCTGCGGAAAATCAGAGGGTTCGGTTTATGACAATCTTTTGGACATTTAGGCATCTAACGTCTCCTAAGCTAACATATTCTTGCGGATTCCCTGGACGAACAACTCAGAATTAGGCCCGATGGCCATACCTAACATAGTCGCATTGCCGCCAAAACCATCTCCATCAACCATTAGGAAGGCTGTCCCGGTATATATATCGACGCTTTCTTCTGCCGATACTCGCGCTCGCTGTTTTTTCAGCTCAACCCCATCCGCTGTGTTCGTAAGCGCTGGCACTTCTCCGCCGTTTTCGATGACAATGCCGATAGGTGCATTATTGACAATAATCTTCGTCCCGCTTTCGAGCATCCCATAAACATCGCTTATGGAAAATTGCTCGTGCGTTGTTTCATTCGTGAAGCTGATAGAGCTGGCTGATGTGGGACTAAAGGTAGCGACGCTCACTTTAATTCCGCTAGCGTATGCTCCGCTCATGGCTGCACCATTTATCTCTGCCTCAGTCCAATCAGAGCCACTCTCCGAATACGACATAGTTAACACGACTGGCTCATTCACACCTTCTGCGGAAACGAACTTTTCATACGTTCCAGTCTTGTCATAGTAAGCAACATAGCCACCAGTTTTGTCGATTAAGAACTGGCTGCGCAGACCAAGCGTGTTTGCGTCTAGGTCATAGTTATCGTACTCAACCGGGCCTGCCCAGGTAACAATCGTGCGATGCTTGTCGTCGATATAAAAGGTGGTATTAATGTTGGAGACGTGGACAAAGCAGTCAGCCAAGTCCTTAAGATTGCTTTTATCTTCAACTGTAAGCGTAGGAATGACCGCCTGATATGGGCAGCTTGGCTCAATCTCACGAAGGCAACCGGCCTTCATCGGGCCATATTCTTGGCAACTGCAGCCCTTAGGCTGGCCACAGCATTGACCTTTGCAGTAAGCCATCGGTCTGCCACAGGATTCGCATGTTTTATAGTAGGTTTCTTTATCGTTCATACTTATAATTATACCCATCCCCACTCGCAACTATCAAAAAAGCAACTAGATTACGGATGGGGTGCGCTACCGAAGAAGCTTTTTGTTTTTGTTTGCTTGAGAAATCTTAGCGAGGAATTATCAAGCGATGGGAGTGTGTTTTTTTCTACCGGAGAAAAAGAGTAATATAGCGCGCCCCACCTGTAACCTAGTTGCTAATATGCTATTTGCCGATGTTCTGAGCAATCGTGACGTAGCCTGAAGCGGCTAATCCAAAGACCATGCCGACTAAGAAGTTAGCACCGAACACAAGCCCGCCTAAACCGCCAATAATGGCCGCCACAACGATGGTTACGGCTGCTCGCCAGTCTTTGTCGAATAAACGCTTAATCAGCTCTGTGCCGCCCGCTACGAGGCCGGTGAGCACTACTGTTGCTAATGTTGATAGACCTAGGATTTCCATTTAGTCCTCTTTCTTTTTTGTTATTAGTTCGATGATATGTTTGATAAACGCAATAATCTTCTCCAGAATACCGACAGTCGGGTCTTCTGGTTCCGGGGTTGGCTCTGGCTCTGGTCCTGGCTCAGGTTCGGCTGGCTCACGCAAGTCAGTCGCCTTAAAACCATTGTCCAGGTTCTTATCCTTCGACCATTGAGTGCGATAATATTTTACACCATTCCAGGTCGTCTCCTGCACTACTGTGACCTCTACGCCCTCTCTGTATGACGATACTACTGCTCCGCTGGTGACGTCATACAAGTCCACAGCTCCAGCCGTTTCAAGCACTAATGGGCTGATGTCTGTCCAGGTAGGCTTGGTCGGTGGGTAAATTGGGTTCGGATAAGTAAAACCATTCGCCTTAAGGCTGCTATAGGTTATCGGACCTACGTTGCCGTCGGCTTCGAGGCCATTAAGTTCTTGATAGCGCTTGACTGCACCAGCGATATTGTCGCCGTAGTAGTCACCCAAGGCTGCCTCAGGGGTAAAGTCAGGATACTTCGCTCGCATCCAGTTGGCGAGCACCGCAATGCGCTCATTCTGGTCGCCCTTCGTCCAATACCCGTTAGGGTATGGCAGGAAACCGTCGCAATATGATGGGTTGAATTGTTCGCCATTATTGATAGCGTTTGCTCTATTAGCGAGCTCTTGCATCTTTCCCCTTAAGTAATCGCCCGGACAGGTCGTAGCGGCGTACATCGAGTGCCAAGTCAAGTTCTTGCCTGGGGCCAATGTTCCTAACCCGTTACGCTTAGCGATGTCTGCTACTAATTCTACTAGTTTATTAAAGGTAAGGTCTGATACTGGCCAGTTACCGCCAGTGGAACTATTAGACGTTTCAATCGAAACGGTGGTGCAGTTAGATTGCCAGTTGCTGTCAGACCATGCACGGTCACTCTCGTTAACATATAGGCCAATCTTTCCATCAGAGCCGACACCGTAATGGGCGGAGCCATTCCGACCAGCCTTGGCAAAAATAGAACCACATTGCGCCGCCGTCAAAACGCCAGCCATGTGGTGAACTGTGATGTGATTAATTTTATATCCGCCACGCCCAGCCGTATAGTTACCGCTGTGCGCTTTTACTACTACATTAACTAAACTACTGTTGCTCATAGCCTTCTCCTGGCCCCATGTCGGCAAGTTCGTTTTCAATAAAGGACTTCTTCTCTTCTCGTACGCCCATTTATCCTCCTTCGTTATGTTATTATTATACTAAGTATGAACGAAGAAAAGCCAATATTCAACCATGATACTGCCGCCGTATCTGATAGCATCCGTCTCATCTCGGAGCTCGAGCATATTAGGGCGCATGCGCTACGCTCGGCTGTCGTAGCCGAAGGCACAGATGACGAGATGTTTTACCTTGTCACCGCTCAACGGGCTAAAGAGATTCGCCGAGAGTATATGCAAGAGCACTACCCAGACATAGACAGTAAGCTTTGGTGTCTATGCAAAAGCGCGGCATGCCTCAGGCAAGTAGCCTACGAAATCTGGGGAGAGAAAGCTGAACAGCTAAAAGAAATCGACAACCTGGTCGATGATATTTGGGGGAAGGCTACAAACAAAGACCTCAGCGAATGCGAGGCTTGCCGGGACGACCGTGGTGAGTTAGAATTAGAACAGGAGGGGTAGTAGCCTCCCGTAGTTCTATGTGGTGAGTGTGGAAACACCATAAAAAATATCCCCTCTGTACCTCTTGGGGATATTTTTTAAGCTCTACGGGATGGGTTGAATATATCCTGAGCGGCTTTTAGGTTCTCAATGAACGCATCATACCAGTCTTGCCTGCGCACTATAGTGAAGGCATCTTCCGGAGCATTGGGGTCATTAATGTTCCCGTCGTCATACTTACTCAACGACCGAAGCATATCGGAGAGAATCGGGTTGTCATTGAACTTAAATTTTCGCGAATACTGGTTGACGATATTAATTCGTTTTTCTGGGGTATCTTCCATGGTCCACTTGCCCATCATTTCCGCAAATGGTCCCTTCTTGGCCATGAAGTCCTCGTATTGTATGGCCGAAATTGGGCCAAACTTGATGGGTCTTACCGTTCCACGGTTCGCCGCATCGAGCGCCGCTCCATCAGCGGACAATATTCTCCGCTGCGCACGAGGGGGCGCAGACGGCTCTCCACCGCGGGGCGCATCAGTATATATCGGACCAAGAGATCGCACACTGCCTGCCTCATTTTTCGCACCATCTTGTGTCGTGATCTTCTGGTCGGTGTTCAATGACAAGCCACTAGCGACATTCCTACTTCCCCTCAAATTCCCGATAAAGTTATCTTGAATAGCCATATTACATGTTGACTGCTAATTTTGTGCTACTAATCGGGATAAACAACTTTTGGCCAGTAATCGAGGCATCCGTGACAGGCTCGCCATTTTCGCCTACATAGTATTGTGCGCCTGGGATATAAGAGTGTCCCTCAGGAATATTCACAAAGCCAGTATTCTGGATGCGCATAACATTGTCTACGTGCAGACCGAGCATTAGGAACATTGCTGGATGTGAAGCGTCTGCATAATTCATTACGAGAGCACCTGGCTCATTCGCAATATATCCTGCGCGTACTTGGTTCTCTGGCACTGCAATGGCGGTGTTATTAACAGCTAGACCAATCACGTTATCATTGTTGGCATTTGGGAAAAGCGCTGCACTCGGCACACGCACTGGGGTACGCTTGATGTTTCCCGTTGATTCATCCGTGATGTCGCGCTCAGCCAAGATGTAATCTGGCAGGCTCGCAAGCGTGTCAATCGCTACATCTGCGATATTCACGGTCTCTACTTTATTGTCGCAACTCATTTTGTTCTCCTTTTATTATTACCCGAAAATCTCATCTTCCGTTCTATCTACGTCTAGGTCATGCCCGTAAATGCCACTGGTCTTATCAAGCGACTGGACTGTGCCATCGCTATTAATAACGGCATTCGTATCCGAATACAGGTTGATATTGCCGAGCATAATCTTAGCGTTCGCTGGCAAATCTTCTGGAACCTGCCAGTAATTCAATAGCACTTGTAGCTGACGGATGGCCGCCTGCATGTTGGCGATTGTTTGGGCTGTATCGTCCATATATTGTTGCAAGTTAAACGTATAGAACTTGCCGTTATTGTACATATAAACGTCGCCGTTCACAGGCGCCGTCTTTTGGTCGACGTCCTTCAGCTTAGTCATTGAGATAATGCGTGACAGGTCGTCGCCGTTAATGCAGTCAGATTGTCCATCTTCGCGCTCGAACACCAAGCAATTTGGGTTGTCCTCTGGAGAGAGATAAAGCGTCGTCACGGTTTCGGCCGCTTTAACGATGCTCGTAAGGTCTAAGCAATCTCCGCCCCAAGAAGTATCTAGGCATAGCCCTGTCGCGCTATCTGGGTCTAGCTTAAATTCCGTGTAGGCATTCACGCAATTACTGTCGATTTTGCCACACTCACGGCGGTTAAATTCATCAATGTTAGTCATTATGCGTCCTCCTTAACCACAATAAGCTCCTTGGTCGTCGGATCCATATACACGCGCCAAACCTTGCCATCGCTGTCTTGCGGTGCGGAAGTCGCAATAGTCGGTTGCTTCCATGAAGCCTTATCCTGAGCCGCCCACGACAGGTAATAGAATTGGCTAGCGTTGGCTGGTGGCATCAAGCTTTTTACTTCGCCGTCCGCATCTGACCCCATAATGTAGTCAAGTGAGCTGTCGCCAGCTTCACTCGGGTCTACACCAATCCATCCGTTCCCGCCGTCGCAGTTCTCACCGCAGTCAGCATCTTTCTTGTAAACAAGAATAGCGTTATCTTTGATTGTTGTAGCATCCACGTCTCCGATGTCTGCTAGGTGCAAAATACCACCTAGGCTTGCCGCCGAAATAGTGATGGTCTGACACTCAGCGTTATAGACAAGATTACGGGCGGTCAAATCCGCGTAAAGCGTAGTGCAGGTCTCGCCAGCTTTTATAGTAGAATCGAAATCGTACCATACCGAACGACCGCCGAGATTGAAGCGGAGATTCGTAGGGTTCGTGCTATCCGCCTCGATAGAAAGAATCGACTCTGGGCAACCGCAAGGCGTAGGACATTTTTTCTCGCAGCCGCATTTAGGCTGGCATTGTCCGCAATGTCCACATGTGCCTAATGGGCCGCCACAGGTATTACATAAACTCATAACTCAATTATAATAGACCTTAATATATACATCTTAAAATTAACTCGCATAGGCAGCCACTCTACCGATAAGGGCATAGTCGTCATCAGAGGCTAAGTGCTGGCCATCGTCTATCTGTCGCTTGAGCTGTTTTGCCAACCCTACAGCTGTTCTGATGTCGTCACTATCTGCCAAAAACTTGATACGGCGTACAACTTCCACCACGGTCGGGTCGCTCTCGCCAAATCTGTGGTTTATGTCTTGTCCGAGTAAATCGCCATAGGCCGAGCGGATATAGGCCGCGGTGTAACCAGTTGAGTTGCCGGAGCCGAACACATATTTGTCTAGCTTCGAGAGAGCATCTTTGCAGTTAAGCAGTTCATCTGGGCTCGTATAGTTAATGACTGTCTCAACTGCGGGGAGGAAATGCTCTTCCATATATTGATGCTTAGCGATTTCCGCCCTATCGTGCTCGCCTCTCTTTCTGTAGAGTTCACTATCATCTTCTGCTCTCTTGTGGGCGTGGGCTAGGCCCTCGGCCCCGTCGCCGTCCACCACGGCCTGCGTGGCGGCCATGACGAGCGCAGAGCTGCCATTTGGCCGCGTCTTTCTCGATTCTTCGCGCCTAATAGATTGGTTGTTTTTATAAATATCAGTCGGCTCACCCGGAGTCGCCAATTCAGGCGGCAGACTGTCGTAGTATGCCGCCCCCTCTTCGAGTGAAGCGTTCTTAGCTTTTTCGATATTCTCCAAAATAGACTCTCTATCCATGTTGCTCCTAATACTGACCTTTATACCGGTCATTTACTTTGAACATCGACCTTAGCCAGCTTGTATAATATGCTGCCTTCTTTACGCCTCTGTCGCCTAAGCTTACATATCTGTTCTTATTATTCCTCTCCCAGTAGTTAGGGACTTCAATGTAAGAATAAAGATAATCGCGAACCGCTTTATTATTTATGGCGGCTTCAGCCCCATAAGTGCTTACGATGTCCGCAAGATCAGCCGCGACTTCAGCGTTCCAGTTAACGTAAATTGCGTCAATTGCGTTGTAATCGTCGTTCGTGAGTTTCGTCTTGCCTTCACGGATTTTGTTGACCTGCTCCTGTACGCTCTGATGCCGTTCATAGAAGTTCTTATCTGTCCCAACACCCTGCACTAGCGCCAGCATAATCTTATCTTGTTGCCGCTCGGTCTGCTGATAGTTCAGAATCGCTAATGGAGAGTTATATTGGATCGAGACATTTCCATCCTGGTCCTCACTGTAATAGCCGAAGAGGGACTGGTCATTGGTAGACGGGAAGCCCATTTCTTGCATAGTCTCAATAGCCGCGGCTTTATTCAGATTCCATTCTTGCTTCGTAAGATAGGTCGCATACGCATCATACGGGTTCTCATTAACGGAATCAGTATCAAGGTTCATTAGCGAAAGGACAGCTCCAAACTTGTAGCGGTCAAAGGTTCCGCCATAGTTGTCGACGAGATTATTCGCCGCGTCGAGCACTTTTTGCATGTACTCGTGTTGGCGAGTTTTCAGCCGACTTTCAATCTTCTTCCTTGCACTATCAGAGATAGTCTTATCACTGAGCGCCTTCAGGTCATCCTGGTATTCAGGGTCAGACAGCAACGCGGCTTTCTCTTTGTAAAGCTGGGCTACTGCGCGATTCCATGCAAGATTGCTCTCTTCTCCGTAGCGTGGGACCGTTAACCGGTTCAAGCCGTTCTCGAGCAAGTCCTGCGCGAAACCGCCAACTCCATCTTCGAGGAAACTTTTTTCATTATCAAATGCAGCTGTGGCTAAGTCAGCCAACCCGTCGACATAAAGCATTCCGCCCGTGCCAAAGATATTTGACAAAATCTTCTGCGCCATCTGTGCTGATATTTTATCTCCTAAAATCTTGCTTATGGCCTTGGCCGCGTATCCAGAAGTATAATCCATCACAACTCTTTCCCCAGTCTCCGGGTCTGTTGTCGTGTGTGCAGTATCAATCTGCTTCATCGTGAACGGGTCTATGCCAGTAGCAAGCATAAAACCGGATTTGACTAATGGCGGCATTAATTGCGAAGACATCTTCACAAACCCTGGGACAAGATGGTCTGTCGCAAGATTGCCCTCAGTAATTTTATCGCTATCTAGCCCCATAAAACCACTTAGGTCAATAGGAAATGCCCCAAGAAGGTCGTTAGCCATCAGTTCGGCAAACGAAGAGTCACTGGCGTCCGCCATACTCTCAACCATGTGCTGCGTCGCCGACACAAAGGCGCCTAACTCCTGCGGGATAGGAATAGAGAAAACCTGTCCCTCAGTCACGAATGTCAAAGAATCCGATTTGGCATATTCTGGAATTTGCTTGTAAATTCTTCTGTTCTCTTCTGTAGATAAAGAATGTGCTGTGAGTGCGATGATTGGTACTACGAACCCGCCGACAATTCTGGTCGACATCCCAACCGGGTCAATCGAGAAGAGCCGCCAAAATGATTTTTGGCCATTGATAGCTGCACCGAGATATGGGACTGTTTCAGACAGATTAGCTAAATGATACGAACGACGTGCGAAGTTCGTGGTGGCCTCCGCCTGCATGAACTTCGCTACTTCGCGAGCATCGTCTAACGCCATGCCACTATTAAGGGCTTCGAGCAGGTTATTGTTGTACACTCGGTTACGCAGGTAGGTCTCGCGCATAGTATTAAGTGCCTCTCTTTTTCTTTGCACGTTATCTACGGCATCCGTGATCTTCTCCAACGCGGTTTGGTCATATACGCCTCGGCTATTGCGAGCAATCCTAGCCTCGCGCCCAAACTGATATATCTGTGTTTCAAGCTCGGAGCTAACATTCGCCGCGCCTCTATCCAGTTCCATCTGCACGGCTAGCTCGCCGACGCTTTTGCCAGTTTCATCCGACTTTTTTAATAGGCTCTCGAAAACGTCTGGCAATTCATTTTGCAGTCTTTCCGCTAAGTCTTCGCCAAAGTTCTCAGTTAATACTCTTTTGACTGTGCTGCTGGTGTGCCACGCATTTCCCGCAACTATTGCATTGCCAAAATCTCGGAACCCCTGGTTAACGAGAGATCCGGGAATAAAACCACCTGTTGTACCGGCGCGAAAAGTACGCACGAATGCCTGTTGTATAGCCCCGAATGGACCGCGACGGATTGGCCGAGGACGCATAGTGAACATACTTGCAATTGTAGGAGAAAGCTCGACATACTCTTCATACCCGTGTGCCCCATAAGTTTTTATTACGTTAGACGTCTTTGAAGCTCCGGCAATTTCTTTATTTAACTCGTCTACTATGCTCCAATAGTCTTTTCGATTAACTACGTCGCTCCCCTGGGCCGCCAACCGACTGGCCACCTCGCCGTATCTGTCCACGAGCCGTGTTTCAAAAAGCTCCGCGGCATTTTTTGCGTATTCTCTTGCGTGTTTCTTGATTCTGAGTTTCGCCTTCGCTAAAGCTTCTTTGTCGTTGGCATATTTCTTTAAGACGTCACCAGTAATCGCAGAGTTCATAGTCTTTTCAGCCGCTTCCTGATACGCCCCTACTACTTTTCTCTTCTGTGCATTCAGCGAACGCAACGTCGCATACTCAATTAGGTCATCACCGCCAGCCGTAGCGTCCCCTAAAGCCCAAAATGCCTGGTTGACGTTTTTGTCCTCAATATTCGCATCAATAATATCATCTATAATACTGTCCATTGATTCGATGTATTTATCGTCGAGAGCTTCAAGGTTGTATTTCGCGCGAAGCTTGTTCAACCGCAACATATCAGATTGATATTTAGTGTTTGCATCAAACATCGCCTTGCCGCGCTTCTGGGACTCGATGGCACGCTCCAAGCTGGCACTTTCAGCTAGCTCCTTATTATTTAAGACATATTGCTGTTTCAATTTCGTGGAGAAATCTGGATCGTTCGCCATGAGCAGTTCTAAATTGCTGAACGTGTAGTTAGCCTTGCCTGAAGACGGCAACGCCGCAGCCTGGCCGTCGACGACTGATGGCGATGCCTTAACTTCCGGTATTGTCGTTTTCTTCCTAGCTTCATATAAGTACCCTGCCTGCTCGTCCATGCTCCGTTCAAGGTATCGTCGCGTCCTAGAGTCTAGGGCTTCCATGAACGAAGAAAAACTCTTATCGTCGGTGACTGCTATTGAGAACGGGGAGGCCTGATTAAGCAGGACAAGCTCATCTAGCCCGGTCTCAGGATAAAGCTGCTTTACAAAAGCCGTCCTCTCTCTACTAGTAATCTTGCGCAGTGGCTTGGTTTCTGCTGCTCCTAATGACGCCCCTGACAGAATTGCATTCGTTTCTGCTTGGTTTACTACAGTGTGTGTCTTCTGGGCCACGAAACTATCACTAACAGCCGTTTCGACCTTATCGCCAAAGTCTCTGACCGCATTCTTTGTACTCCGAGAAAGAGTAGCGGCGGCTTTCTTACGAACCGGATTTACTTCATCTACAATCCGGACACCATCTTCGCCGACAACAGTCTTTATTTCGATGCCAAGATATTTCAGAGTCTCTATGTTCTTCTTCCGCTGATATTGGCGAGCTATTTCTTCTATGTCGTCAAAGAGCACCAAGGACATATCTTGCCAATCAGTGTCGGTCGACCCCCATTTCCAATGTTGGGTGCCGCGCACTTCATGGATGTGTAAGCGCCCACCGAGCGAACGGTACTCTTCCCAGCCCTTGATTCGCTGCTGTCTTATATATCCCTCGGCAAAGAACCCAGATTCCCTCATGGCAGTAAGTTCATCTTCGGAAATTAGCCCAAGAGACTTCCTGGTGTTGCCAATCTCTTCATATGCACGAGCTACAGAGCGCTCATAGCTATTAACGGCGTCAATCAATTCCTGTGGCTGTTCTGTCTCAAATTTTTCAATAATTGGGCGTAAGCTTTCTAATTCTTTCTTTGCTTTCGCGATTTCGTTTCCATCTGAAGCCAAACCGATATAAGCCTCTGCATAACGGGCGCGGACCATAGCATTGGCATATCTGTTGGTCTCTTCGCTCATCACAGTCACAACGTTACCGGAATCGGCAATCTTAATCTTCTTTGCCTTCGATGCAATGCCCGCCGCCTGTTCCGCTTTTACGACGTTGGTGATTTCGTCTACTACGGCCTTTCTCGCAGCCTCTAACTTTGGATTATCCATCATAATAGCTGCTTCTGTGGCCGCAATATCACCCTTATAAATGCTATCTATCAGGTTGTTTGCTCTAGCAAGAGTTATTTTCGACTTGCTTAAAACGTCGTCTGCAGTGACCACTAAATCGTCCCAAGAATCGGCAGTAATCGTTCCGGCGAGCTCGCCAACCTTCCTGTTTGCCTGTCGCGATATTAGATTTGCGCCATAAGCCCGCAATTGACGCTCGGCCCTAGCAGCGCGGTTGCTCGCCCATATTCCATACCATTGCCCCTCAGACTTCTTGGCTTCATCCCCTAGCCGTTTGGCTTTTTCTAGTAGCCATTCTTCATTCCCTTTATGGAACCAACTAATCTTCAAATTGTCGGCAGTCTGGCCAATGGATGCCTTTAGCGCCGCAATCCTTGTGGATGCCTTGGCGTTTACAACGCGCCCCACTTCGGTTTTTGCAAGGCCTTTCACTGCGCGACCAAGAGCCACCCCAGAAACCTCACCTATGACATTCTGGCTTAACTGCTGAATTGCATATTCTTTTGCCTCCTGGTCCCCAGACAACATCAATTGGCGAAATAGCTTTTTGTCACTTAATGTAACATCCACGATGGCTTGCCCCATGACATCAGCTGCGCTTACTACGATTTTAGAGGCTATTGTTATGCCCCTTACCGCCGATGCCGCAGTAGCAAAAGCTTTTGCAGCAGTTGCCGCATCTGCAAGAGTAAGTAAGACGGCCGTGCCAGAATATACGGTACTAGTTAATTCCTCTGCGGTTAAAGCGCCACTTGCGATATTAGATGCAGTAATAGTGGCTAAACTATTAGCCGTTTTGCCAAAGCCGGACGCCGCCCTTGCAACAGCGCCACCTACGGCCCCTTTCGCCACATCCGCCGCCACGTTGCCAACTACAATGGACGCTACTATCTGTGCGCCTACGGCTGTCAGCGTCGAGCTTATTGCGTTCGCGGCTGCGGCCTGATCGCTCAGAACCCTCTGCTCTTTTTGTCTGTCAGCAATAAACCTATCTAAATCTTCGTTACACTGTTCGACAAAGCTCTTCGTGTCTGTAGCCTTTGCCGCCTGCCAAGCTTCCCCTATGCTCTCCCCCGATGACATAGCATAGGACGCCGCTTCAATGGCATTGCCGGCCAGAGTGCCCACCGTGTCAGCCGCTGACAATATGCTCTGCGTAAAATTCGCTGTCCCTTCCCACGCCCCCATAAGAACTTCCCCGGCCGTAAGCACCGCGCCCCTGTACCATTTTATTGACGGGTCTTTACCTTCGGCGAACTGGTAGAACGCCGACATCTGGGCGTACTCGGTCGGGTCCGTGAACTCTCCTTTAGAGAAGTATTCATCGACAATCTTGTAAACGTCTAGGATGGCCTCATCCGAAGTTTTATCGCGGTCCCATACTTCCTTTAGGTCTTTCCATTCAAACGTGCCAGATTCTTCATCATAACTCTCTCGGATAGGCTCAAAAGCCTCCATTTCGACGATCTGCTTAGGCACTGACTGCCGCGTATCGTCTTTTACTAATACGGTCTCTCCGTTTTCGTTATTGTACTCAAGAGCGACAGTGGCCATTTTCGTCAAGTCTTCGTCGCTGAAATCAAGACCAGTTTGCTCTTTAAGCGCGTCCTTCTGCTCTTCTCGAGCAATAAAACGTGGGACATCTTCCTTTAGCTGTCTTTCAATGTCGGCAGCCCATTCTTCTGACGTTTTAGTTTCCGAAGAGTCCTTCATTAAAGCATACTTGTAATCTGGATTCAGTTTATAATTGAGGGAAATTGCCTTAAGTGCTTCGTCATAATTCTGTTTTAGTAGTGGACTCTTGAGAGCCTTTTTAGGGGCACTCACTTCTACGTCGCCCGTGTCTGGGTTAAGCCGCACGGTAGTTGCCGCTTTCATCAAATCGCCCCGGGAAGCCTCCCACGCGTTATATTCCGACACAGCCTCTGCATATCCCGCCTTATCGACGACTTGTGTCGTTGGGTCGAACGACGCTCCGCTTTTTACCAAGCCCTCATTCACTAATGCAGTATTTTTTCTATCCTCGTTCTGCCTGCGGACATCCTCTCCTATGTTCGTGCCTAAAGTAGGGCCCTCAAGCGTCGATCGACTATTCACGAGTGCCATTTTTAACCTCCATATCCTATGCTATCTAGATAATCTAACCATGCTCTAGACCTCTGCTGCGGGTCTTTGATGTCTCTAGTGTAGTCATAATATGATGTCGAGGTCGTAGGGGTGTCCACCGTCAATGGATATTGTTTTGACTCTCCAAATAGATTGCCCATGTTGCTAAAATTGTAGCCATCCGATATGTAGTCCGATATATCGGGCCTGTCCATGTCTGGGATGTCCTTCCCTTCGTATTTGGTGCCACCCTCTTTGCCTGGGTCGTCTGGATTGGTCGGATTAGCCGGGTTGTTGCCGCCGTGTCTTTTTTGATAGGCCTTATAAGCATTATTATATCGTTGCTGGGCTTGGGCTAGTTCGTTATTCATGGCATCGTTGAGGGCCTGAGCCTGAGCTGCCGCTCGCAAATCTGCCACCACGGCGTTAGTCTGCGGGGTTTGGTAGCGAGCATTGAAATAGCTGCCAGAGCCTCCTAGGCCCCCTAGGTTGCTAGGAACTGCCGTACCGAGATTGTATGTATCGGTAGCTATCTCTTCGTTCCTTGCTTGCTGGGTTGAGCGAAGATTATTGATAAAGGCATTCTGCTCATCGAGAGAGACCTGCGGATTGATATATCTGCGGTCGTCGACAACAGTAGAAAAGTCATCAAGATTCATAATCTCATTATAGTATATCTATCTCACGGCATCAAAAAAACCGCCGTACTCTTTACCTCTCCCATTATCTGGGGCGATGAGCTTCATCGGCGGCATAACTAGATTATATCACAGGGGGCCGGGCGACGAGATTTGCACTCGCTACTTTCCTACGTCTAGGCTCCAATACTTATTCGGATTCTCCCGGCTACGTTTTTATTTTAGCACAAGGGCACAAACGGCCGCAATAAACGCGCCGAGCACCGCCATCACAAACCACTTAACATAGCTCTGCAGGTCTGCGATTGCCTTGTCGTTTTTTTTAGCAAGAGTCAGGGCATCGTCAGCTGTTTTCTCGACTGCCTTATAGTCTTGTTCTTCCAGAATAGTCTCAATGCGGACAAGGCGCTCACGAATTTCGACTAAAGTAATTTGATCATTAGCGGGCATATCTGACATTATTATAAATCTTCCCTATCGTCGGCAGGTAAAAACTCCTTAGCCAAATAATAGTCCTGGCCAATCTTTAGCCTATAATTGTTTCTCGTTCCGAGCCCAGCGTCATCAAAATTGACGATTTCTTTATCGCCCTTATAGGCACGATAAAAACCATCACCCATACATTCTGGCAGCTCTTCGTATTCCACTCGATGCTGGTCAAAGAGCGGATATTCGTCTTCCGTAATATGGCACTCACCAATCGGGAAATGATACCCAATGACATCATCGAACTCAATAATAATAGGGTGCGTGACCACCTTGTACTTATCACCGCCTTGGCAATCAATACACTCAATATAGTCTAGGTGGTCAAACTCGATTGGGGTCCAACCGCCACGCTCATAAGTGGCGATAAACTTGCTATACTGGTCTATCGACGAGAGTATTTTTACTCTCTTTTCTTCGTCTGGGAAAAGTATCTCCATTTTATCCAACCAACCCGTTAGGATTTGCGTAAGCCCCGCCAGATTCAGGTGTCATCCCCTGAACTCCGCCTGTAGTCATAGCGCCTTCTTGAGACATCATGTCTAAGCCTTCAGGTCCGCCCGGGGAGAACGTCATATCAGAACTAACATCCCCAGAGTCGACCGCGGCTTCTTGTCCCTGTCCAAGACCCGCTATAATAGCGTCAATTGAATCTGGATCTTGTGTAGCTAGTACATTATCTGTCTCGTATTGCGTTGGATTCTGTTCATACATCTGTTGGTTCTGCTGAAGAATCTGAGCGTCATTCTGTGCCTGCTGTTGCGCTAGCGCCATCTCTTGCTCGCTTGGGCCCTTCTCACGAATAAAGTGTTCGGCGACCTTGCGTGGCATTGTGCCCATCATTGCTTGCTCCATTAAGTAGGCTAAGCCTTCCTCGTTAAGTTGCGGGCCAAGCGTACCGATAATCTGCATCGCGTTAGCGGCGAGCGTCTTCTCTTGAACTTTCTTTGCCAATGCTGGTTTTACGTTGACGATAGCGTCAAGCGCCATTTCTTGAATCGAGATAGAAGAGTTGTCGCCATAATTGGAAACTGGGAACTCTTGGCGTGGAGAATAAGCCACACGGTTGGCAATACACTGACGAGCAATGTCTGCGTAAAGTTGCATAATTGCGTTCTGATGAGTCGAGAGACCTTGCGCAACGGCACCTAAAGCCATACCAGACTCGGCAGCGCTCGCGCGGTCGCCCATAGCCTGCAATGCATCAAACTGATCATAAGCATGAAGAAGTTGTTGGATACGGTTCTCGCGGAAGGCAATCTCGCTGTCGATTGGGTCATAGGAATATTGGAAGTTGATAGAGTTGATGTCGCCCTGAATATCGTCAAGCACAACGCCCATAATATTAAGCACACCACGGAGAGAAGCGGCATCTGCGCCATTAGTTTCGATGCGGAGAATAGAGAGAATCTTGCTCACATGCTCACGTTTCGCACGCCACGCACAAAGCTCATCATGGGTGTCAAGGAGAGAGAACACAGGGGCCCATGGATGCGGGAACTTGTCCATGTTCTCCTGCTCTTCAAATTGGAACTTGAGAGGACAATCGAGACAAAAGTCGTCTAGACGAGTCTTCTGTTCGCCGGTTACAGGATTCGTAATCGTGAAGGCAATCTTACGGCGGAATGCTCTCTGATTTGCGGCAATTACAAAGCGACGGTTAATAATTTTGAACTCAATCTTGCGGTCAAGGTCATACAATACGGTGAGCTCGACGTCATCGCCATTGTAATGAGACTTCGTTCGAGCCTTCGGGTCAGAAGCATAGGTGCGGTACCAGTTAAGGTTATAGCACGTGCGAAGGTCGTGGTCATATTCATCAAACATATTCATCGCGCCAGATAACTGGGTAGATGTGGCGAGGCGGTTTAAGTCCTCAACATAGATGTCCAGACCATTGAGGGTGCGGATTTTGCGATTATTATACTTTGCCTTTTCGTCGATGAGGTATTTCTTTTTGCCGTCCTTGTCGTCTTCCTCTCTGAAGATAGAGCGGTCAGGGGCTTTGATGTCTAAATTGACCTCTTCGTCTTTATTGTCGGCAATCATCTTCTTGAGCTTGCGCCAGCTAATCATCGTTGAGTAACCACGGAAGCGCTCGAGGCCGAGGGAGGAATATTTAGTATCAAACCAGATATTCTTCGGATTAACGCGAAGCACGCAGTTCTTGTCTGACACTGGGTCATATTTGACTATGACGGCCGCTACGCCAGCCCATGATAGGTCGCGGGAGAAAGTAGCAGAGAGGATGTTCAACCTGTTCTGAACATAGTCTTGTTGGCACTTCGCTGCTAACAGGTCCTCTGTGTCTGGCTCGATAATCATGTACGGGTCATTAATCTGATACTCATACGCATCGACGCCACTAGCCATCTGGTTGGCGCGGTTATCAACAGCTTTCTTAAGGGCAAAAGAAGAGCCCTCTGGAACGCTCTGACAGTGGGACTCGTATTTCTTCCTGTCCTCCTTGTCTACGTTTTTCAGATTTGTCTTCAACTCTTCTTGGTACAAATTTTTGCAAGGCTTGCCAAGCTTTGCTAGACTAGCTCTCCATAACCAGTAGTGGTAAGAAGTCCTGGCGAAATCAGACTCTTCGAGCCACTGAATCGGATAATTCCACTTCTGGTTCCAGTCTATAAAGTCAAACGATTCCATATACCTATATTCTATACTATTTGGAACGCGAACAAGAAAAAAGAACCCCTATATCTAGGAACGGGGTTCTTAAAACTTTGGAGAAGTTTTACTAATTATATGTTATTTCTTCTCAGGGTTCAAGTGAGTTTTAATGTATTCCTCGGCCTTTGCCACAGCTGGATGCCCAGCCATGCCGCTCTGCTTGAGCTGAGTGTCTTGGCGGATAACCGCGTAGGCTTCGTTAAGGCTATTGATTTGCTCGCCGACCTGAACGTACTCCACGGTAGGGGCACTGCTAGCGCCTGGTTCCATAGAGCTTTGTTTCGCTGGCACCGTCTGAGCCTTTAAGTCTAGGTAGCGACGCACCATCTGGTCATTAATTGAGCCGTCGCGATTAAGCGCCTGGATATTAAAGCTAGCCATCTCTTTTAGCAAATCACCGTTAGCAATCTCTTTAGCGATGCCAGCGTATTTCTCTTCCTGAGCCAACGCTCCGAAGTATTGCTTAGCTAGGAACTCTTGCGCAGTAATCGAACCTTCTGGTGCGACATAAGCTGGTTCTTGTGGTCGATTGACTGGCTGCTCGACCGGCTTCTCGGCTGGTTGCTCCACTGGTTTTGGTTCAGGATTGCTGATTTTACTCTTTACTTTTTCGTATCCACCATTTGCTTGGAAAAATTTTTGCATGTCCGCAAGCTGTTCGCTTGTGAATCCGTGCATGTCAGGCTGTGCAGGGGCCTGCGTCTCAGGGTTGGTAGGTGTTGCTTCACTCTCTGCAGCTGGTGCAGCGGGTGCTTCTGGTTTTTCTTCCATGAAGTCTCCTTATTATTTAATAATTCGATTATAAACTTTTTTCTTTATTTCGTCTATTTAGAGCCCGGAGCACGTCGTAAATCTGCTCTACATCTCCGCACGCCGACAGAAGCATTGTCGGGTTTTCGACGTTATTGTACTGTCGGTAAATGGCCGAGGCCAGCCCATATAAATACTCAATGATTTCCTCGTCAGTGTGTCTAAGAACTTCGTTGGCTAAATCAATCTTCGCCATCATCTTCCTCCGTCTTTACATACCATTCGCCATCAATCTGAATCCACGGCATTTTTTCTCTCCATATTCTTCTCTTCAATATTCTTTCTTCTCTCGCAGTCTAAACATCTCACTTCCCAATTAGATATATCATAAAGCGCATCAAAATCGCTTAACTTCTTCACTGGGTTGATATGTGCAACCATCATCTTATCGCTCGATAACTTCCGCCCGCAGATAGCACATGGCTTGTTCTTCTTGAAAGCTTTTTTGCGAGCCTTAAAGTTAAAGGCTGTCTGCTTGTCTAAGCTCTCATAAAACAAACTCACCTACTGCTCCTTTACGAAAGTACCTTCCTTGGTGCTACCTTTGCGGTGCCTAATAGCGCGATAAGCCTCATCTAAACACTCGACGGGGTTCATTCCGAGAATGTCTGCGAGGATAATGAGCGTCACCATCGAGTCGCCAATTGCATCCTCTAGTTCGTCTGAATCGTAGTTATTGCGCGTAATCTCATGGGCGATTTCTCCGACCTCTTCAATGACTTTATTAAGCTGAGCCTTCGGGTCATTGAGCTTCTTCTCTCTGCCCCACAGCATAACATCTGCGATAAGTTCTTCGGCATCTAAGTCGTTTTCAAATAGACCATAATATAGGTCGTCACATATCTCATAAGCCAAAGATATGCTCTTTGTTCCTCCCCATTCAACTACTTTCTCTTCAAAAGTTTTCGGCGGCTTCTGTCCGTTTAAGCTTGGATAAAGCCCACTGTATCCTCCCGGCATATTTCCTCCTTTTTCTTTATTATAGCACGGCTAGCGACATGAAAATATAGCAGGGGGAAAAAGACCGCCTGAGTTAGACGGTCTCCTCGTACTTCGATGCGAAAAAGTCCAACTGATACTGCATAGCCTTTCTAAACTCAACGTCGGGGATATGAACATACAGCCAAGCGATAGCCTGGCAGACTCCCATAGAGTCGATAATCTCGGCGTTCTTCTGATACTCGAACCAAGCCTGCTTTAGAAGCGAGCCGTCAGGTACGGGCACAGTGCTGAGCTTAGAATGAAGCTCACGATGCCACACAACTGGCACGGGGCGGACAAAGGCGTTGCGGATAGCCTTGGCATAACCACAGCTCCAATATCTCCCCTGATAGCAGATATGGTGACGGTCTCTCGTAGTGACAGGCGGAATTCTTACACGATTTCTCCTCTTCCTTTTCTTGCTCATAATAACACCCCCTTATCTGAGCAACGACTCGAATGTGCGACTTACGTCTAATTAAATTATAGAAAAACAAAAACCCGCGCACGGGAAATCCGCGGCGGGAATTGAGCTCTTGAGTGGGTAAGAGCTTCTCGTATTGTACAACAAAAAACCTCCCGAAGGAGGTTTATTGCGCTAAGACTTCCCGGAATTAGCAATAGGTGAATGGATCGAATTCGATGATCAAGCCAAACACAGGAAATGTGATACCAGTACCAACATAGACAGTATCAATCATGCCAACGTAGAGCTTATCGCAATCGTATGGCTTGATGTCTAGGTGGTAGCCTTCCTTCTCGAAGCTATAGCCGACGCGTGGGTCGAGAATAGCAACATACTGCTTGGTAGCGTCAGAATTCCAGAGTGGATACTGGGTGGTGAAGGTAGTTGTACCTTCGCCGGCGGTACCAACAGTCAACCATGGGCTGCGTTCGATGACGACTACTGGAGCAGAAATGCCGAGGATTTCCTTGACGCGTGGAGCGAGCTGGAAGCCAGGCAAGTGCCACTCTTCGTAGGTGTTAACGCGAGTTGGTTGGAAGTTGAGGTTGTAGATAGTCTCAACGCTCTTGATTAACTCGGTAGCGAATTCATCGGAGATGAAGACGGTTGGGTTAATGTTCATGTAAGCGTGGCTCAAGTAGTAGAGAGCTTCTGGAACTACGCAGCGAGCGTTAGCAGTAACCGTACCCTGGTTTTCCCAGTAGTGGGTTGGGTGGACGGCAGCAATCTTAGCATCGACAGTCGTTGCTGGAGCAGCAATAAGACCATCAATAACCTTGTTCCAGAGGTCTACTTCACGGCCGAACTGGTAAGCAGCTTTTGAAAGGGCATACTGACGAGTGAAGAAGGCAGTATCCCAGAAGTCTTTGTTCTTGTCGCACATGCGGACACCGTAAGCATATTCGCAGTCAAAGCGGAAGCGAAGTTGCTCAAAGGTTGGCAATGTGTTGATGCAAGGAACTTCACAGTCGAGAACAATGTGGTCATGACATTCGTCTTCGCCATTTGCCGCATATTTCAACTCTTTCTTTTGGAAGAGAGAGAATGGGTTTTGGTCTTTGCGAATGTTTACAATAAGTTCTTGACCGTATTTAAGATTTTGAAGGAGAGTACCAGCGTCAATCATGGTTTGGCCGGTGAAGAAAGAACGAGCAGAGTTAAGCTGTTTGTTGATCTCAGGCTCATCGATAAGGTCGCGCTTTACGATTTCACGATAAAGAGGGAATTGAATATCGTAATCGAAAACGGAAGTCGTCGATGGCTGGGTTGGAGTACCAACGGTGGTTTGAGTATAAGTGGTATACTCGGTAGCCATAGAAAAAATCCTTTTTTATTAAAATTAATATGTTTACGTCTACTACAATTCGGCGGGTGCAAACCGTCTAATCCTTAGTTGCTCCAGTTAATCGGCCTCCTCGCACCGTTGGCTCTGTGAGTTTGCAGCTCACCGGGCACAGCACAACTTGGTCTATTAAAGGTGCCAGACTTAATTTCAGTAAAACATACTACTGTTGATAAAACGGAAAAAATAATGTCTACAAAATTGCCCAACCGCTGCGCTTGCCACGCTCGAGCTCACGCTGGTTTAAGCTACCGGCGTAAATAACCAAGGCCATCACCCTATCGTCGTGGCACTTGCCCTTGGCCGCCATACGAAGAGACTTCGTCCCGTCGGCACGAGTTTTGACATGCTTCACCATCGTGCGAAGCTCACTCAGGGTATTCTCGTCATGAATAATAATCGCCTCACGGTCTAAGAGGGAGGAAAGAGCATCAATCATCCTCTCCTTCGTAGCCACAGAGGTACGAAGCCCCGGAATACGCTCGGCTCTCGCCTTCTTGTCCTCGTAATACCAGTGGTAATATTTCCTAGCATTTACCGCCACGATGAACCCATTGGCCACGTTAATCTCTGGGCATAAGTCGGCCTTGTTGTATATAGTCCCGATACTCACCGCCCAGTCAGCATAGTCCTCATCGGGGAGACCTCTCTCCGTAAAGGTTGCCACCTGCTCATGTGTCGCTAGGTCCATAACGTGCATCGCGAAATTATCGCTCTCTTCTGAACGAGCTGTAATCGGGTCAATCGCAATACGATATTTGTGCCCATAAATTGGAGGCTTGTAGATGATGAACGGCGAGACATCCGTAAGCTGAGCCTCAACCTTTCCAGTCTGATTGTCTGTAACGATTCTATAAGTCCCACCTGCGATGATGTTCTTCTCCTGTTTATCAAGAGAGTCCTTATTGAACACCGACCGATCGGCGGTTAAAGCTAAGATATCCTCGATCGACGTCGGGAACTCAAACTTCATCTTCGAGGTACGAAGCGCACGACGATGGTACCAGCCAATCTTGTCGTGCCACTCTTCTCTCGGTATCCCGTACTTCTGCATCTCTGGGATGACGACCTCTTTGTCATAGTCAGTGTAGCTAGCCTCTGTTAGGCCAGCTCCATCTCCCTTGCGCCCATACACCAAAAACCACGGAATAAACACGAGCTCCATCTCTTCTGGGTTATCAAGTGCGGTCTGGATTTTATTCAAGAAATACTCCGTCAAGCGGTCAGAGAAAGTACCGATATATGCAGTGAACGACCAGCCATAGCTAGAGATAGCACCAGACACAGAGTCCTCAACTGCCCCCGGATTACGGTATTCAGACGGCTCGTCACAAAGCCAGACTGATACAGTGCCGGAACGGACAGAGTTAGAGCCCGCCGACGTAACCTCGTAATATCCGCCACGACGAATCCCTTTGACGTCTTTATATTTCAATAGAGTAGAGGTGCCGAGAGTATCGCGCTCGATTGTCGGGAAAATAGACGGATGAACACTCGTCACAATCGGGGCAATCTTCTGCTTGAAGTATTTGGCTGCCGCAGTCGCCTGGTGCATCGTATGCACGACGTTAAGGTTCTCCATCCCAGCCACATAAGCCACAATATAGTTAGCGATCGCTGTCAGCAGAGTAGATTTACCGAACTGACGGGGCCCCAAGATTACGCACTCCTTGTGCACAGTAGCTCGACTGTTTTTATCCACATACCCCAGAATCGTACGGGCAATCATCTCCTGCCCCTTATTCATCTTCGGGTGGATAAACTGACGGGTATCGCGGTCTTGGATGAGAATACAGTTCTCGAAGAAATACTTAAACCCATCAAAATCACCAGACAAAGCCTTCTTTATCTGGTCATTAGTTAAGATATTATCGTCTTGATAGTCATTAAGTAGGAGCTTTCCCACTATTCTCCTTTCATTGCACCGAGAATCGCCTCTTGAGCCTCACGCTCCCTTCTCTCTTCTTCGGTTTCTTGAGGGGTAAAGATATTATTCCCCTTGAGAGAGGCGTTGAGCTTCGCGACGCTCTCAGTTAAAGCGCGCACCATATCAGCATCCTTCGGATTGATATCGTCAATCAACTCATCGAGCTTGTCTAGGAGATGGACGTTAACATCCTCTATAGTGGCATGGTCTCTGACCTTGGCCTCAATCACCTCTCCGTCCATTATTTACCTTCCGCAATTTCTCTGCGTCGGTCACGGGTTACACGGATATAGTCATCCCACACCCTAGGCGTGACCATCTGCATTTCTTTTAATACAGGGTGGGTTAAGCGCTCCTGCTCGGATATCTGGTCTGGCGATTCTGCCTTTTTAACAATTTTAACCGAGTCCTCTATGCGCTTAATCAGCCCCTTTAGATACTCTAGGTTTTCCATTATAAGTCAGCACCATTAGTCTTAATAGTCTCACCAGTACCGATAACGGCACCCTCTTTCGCAATCGATTTGCTCTTGCGTGGGCGAACGTTGCCACCTGTCTGCTCTTCATCAGCGACGGTTGAGACAGCCTTCGTTACAGGCGCGTCATATTCATGACCGACCATATCACGGTAATGGTCACGAATAGCCTTCTTTAAGACCTCTTTATCATAAGAAGTCATGACGGCGACATACTTAGAACCGATGCCTACGACCTTCTTATCGCTAGTAGTTTTCATGAGTGGAATACGGAAATTATGTGCCTCTTCCACCCAGTCAATATGTCTGACTAGCCAGCTGGTATCTACTTTTGCGTCCGAGCGCGTATCGGACTGAATGAGCTTCACTGCTTCTTCTATTGTAATGAAGCCATTTGGTAAAGTTGGTTGCATGGATTTCCCTCCTTATTGCTAATTACATAGTATAATAATTAAATTTTTTATGCAAAATGTGTTAGCAGGAGTTCAGCGTCCACGTCATTTTTAAGATAAGACCCGTTCGCTAAATCCACCCACTTCAGACGCTCATCGTCATAGCCAATAATAATAGCCCACTTCGAGTGAGCCTCGATATGTAGCCGTAAGCCTGAGACTTCTGGGAATTGCGGAAGCGTATTTAATGCCGAGAGAGATTTCTCTTTCCCCTTGATGATCGGAATGGTCAGCGCCTGGCTACAGTGGAACTTCGCCAGCTTCCCCCGTATCAGATTGTCGCTACTGCCACACTGGCATGACACCGCCTTCAACATTAGTACATCCTCCTGCCAGTCATCAGGTCGCGCATATCCTTAATGTCGCCCTTATCAGTTATCTCAACATAATAGCAGTAGCGCCCATGTTTCTTCGCAAGCACCAATAGATGATTACCGAAGTTAGTGTTTGGCCACTTCTCCGCCAGTTTTCTCATGGCGTCGCCGCCTTTCACCTCCGGGGGGAGTGGCTCCCCCGGGGCAATCAGCTGCATCGCTGCCTCCATCTTAGTCTTCACGCCCCCACATGTGCATCTGATAATATATTTCATGCTATCCTCTTTATCTCCTCGATAATCTTATCTGCGTTCTCCGGGTAACAGATAAAGGCAAAGTGACCATTCTCATTGAGTTTCGCATTCCACTCCTTCTGCCCGGGACGGAATTTAGCCGTCTTGCTCTTTTTGTACTCTATAAAAATCGTTATACCTTCAAGTATCACCAGGGTATCAGGAAAGCCAGCAACTGTCGTGGCGTCCTGTTTATATTGTAAAATCGCCAACGGCTTCACTTCTTTCTTTAGTCTCTTCTGAAAATTCTTCTTAAAATCTCTCTCCAACATTTCCTACCTCATGGTTGTTAACTTAATTGATTCATCTAAATCGACCAGCTCGGCCTTATCCATGTCCCAGTATACCCCATCAGCAATCAGGATCTTGGTCTCGTCTATCTCTGGCGCCAGCTCCCTCAGGCGGTTAAAAATCCACGCCACCTGCCCAGGGTTCAGCCTCACCCTCGGTGAGTCCGCCAGCTCCAGCGCCTCCTGCATATTGCACTCCAGTAGGTGGTGCCCACAGTACAGCCGCCCATAGCGCATATATATATTATGGTGCAGCCTCAGTATGCGAAGCAGCACATACTCCGCATACCTCTCCTTATCCTCCACGAGGTCTTCTTCTACTAAATACCCCATGTCGTCACGATAATACCCCTCGGGAGTATTCCCCTCAGGGGAAGCGCCCTTGCGCTCATTTTGCTGGATAATCGCATCAGCTAGACTACTCATTGATTAAGTCCTCGATGTCGCCGTCCACCACTGGCCCCTCGAACTGCATCTGCTCAGGCAACTCGTTTGGGTTATCGTGGGTCGCATAATACTCCTCGAGCATAGCCACCACACTGCGAGCCGGCTGCTTATTCGGCCCGACCCCCACAGTCGCCGTATTAATAATGTCTGACACATAGCGCTTGAACTCCGGCACCATATACTGTGGCATAAAGTTCGGCAACTTGCTGTCCTTCGTGCCAGGGAACTTGTATACGGTAAGCACAGCACCGTCAGAATACGCCGTGCTCTTCTGCGAATTGGCGGTCAAGAGCTTCTGCTTCAACTCCTTGCGGTTATACTGATATCCGTTCTCCACGCACCACAGCTCATAGTCATCCACTAGTGGCGTGACCTGATAGCCGCTAAAGTATTTAACAAACAAATTGAGGTAGGTCGTGGCCGAGTCAATCGCCTCAGATACGCTCTCGCGATTCGCCTGCATCGTAGTCGAGAACTCCAGCGGTCTGTCACGATAGTAATGCGCAATCGCTAGCACAACCCCCAACAGCTCACTATAGAAGGCCTCGGTATAAGTCTCCTTCTCGAAATTCCGACCGTTGTTGTCGAATTTACTGAGGTCATTGTTGAACATCAGAATTAACGAGCGACGCATACATGCCTCTTTCCCACTGCCAGTCCACTCCGGCAACTTATTCATCGGATAAAAGCTCATGAACTGAGTCGAGACTTTCACTGGCTCAGAAGAGAAGAGCAGCTTCAGTGGAATCGGCTCATGCGCAGATATAGACTTGAAATAGCTCTGGCTGCGTTTCAACTCCGCCCCTTTTCCCTCGTCATCTTCATCCGGCGCATTCAGCATAGTAGTAGTAAGGTCATATACAAAATGGGGGTCCTCGAGGTCAGCCAGTTTCACCGCTGAGGTATTATTCCGCCCTAGGAGGGTATGGAGCATCTTAATGAAACTCGATTTGCCATTGCGCGTACGCCCAATTAAGATAAACGCCCCCTTCGGCTTGTGGAGCATAAAAATAGACGCAGTCGCCTTCAACAGATCATTAAAGGTGTCCAGGTCTTCATTCGCCCACACCCAAAACGGCGCTAGTGCAGCCGAGTCCAGCGACAACATACTGCACCCCATCTCTGTCTGCTGTTTGGGGCCCAACAGCTCCCACGGCGTAATATTCCCGTTATTCTTCTCTAAGTGCGCAAGGGTCTTCTTATACACCCCTCTCATATACGCTGTTGATATGTCGTGTATGTTCAGCTTAATCTCGTCCAGAGAACTGGCGTCAAACAGCTCACGCATGCACACCCCATCCGGAAATTCGGTCAAGGCGGCCTTCTCCTCGTCCCAATACATGTCCGCTCCTACCTTTATTATATTGTCGTTCAGCCGGTCCAAGTGCCGGTCTGTGTATAGGCTAATTGTATCACTCAGCTCCGTCACGGTCCTCGGCGCCATCACCTTGTGTGGATACAGCTTCCGGCAAATACTCACGATGAGCTGACTCGCCCTTATGTCCGTCAGCCTCTTAAACGCCTCCTCCGGGTTCATCTCGTCTGGCATCGGCCGATAATACACCGCCCTCGCCGCGTCCACATATATAAACTCGTATTGTTTGCGCACCGCCTCCAGTGTCCGCTTCCGAGTCCAGTCCGCCGCGCTCATCTTCAAGTCCGGCGCCGCATTCAGTAAGTCATTCACGGTGGCCATCGGGACCGCCGCTACCTCCGCACCATCCATATTACTGCCCCATCGCCTCGCGCTCACGTTTAACAGTCTTTATAAGATACTCGTATGTACTCGTGATGCCCCCCTGCAGCGGCGCCAGCCGCTTCGCCCATTTTTTCATTTTGGTCTCATCGTTAATATATGAGAACTCATATAATATATAACTGTCCGTGATGGCTAGAATGTTGATCTCATAGTTCGCCATCTGAGCGCTCAGCTCTGGTGTCGCGTTCAGCTCCTCTAATGTGCTGATACGTTGGCTAAGTTCACTTTTCATGCCTCTCTCCTTTCGCTGCATGTTATTTGTTGTTGATACTTCCACTATACCATGGCCGATGGTTGTGGTGTCAACACATAAATGTGAATATGGCACGGAATTAGACGGCCGAGAGGGGGTTGACAAATATATGCAAATATATAGTAAAATATATGCTTTTTTGCGGAATATATATGTCTAAATTTAAAAATATATGTCTAAATTGGATTTAGCCAGAACACCGAATTTCAGACTTGTCAATAAGCTTTTGTAATATATATGCCAAAACATCATGCTTATGCTCCATTTTTGACATATATTTCGCACATTTTGACATATATTTTTGCCAAAATCGGCCATTTTTATTGAGCTTAAGCTAAATTTAGACATATATTTTTCCATATTACAACATATTTATGGCAGGGGTTGTCAAGGTTATAGAGGGGGGCATTAATAATAAAAAGAGGTATAAAGAAGGCGAAAAGAAGGCGGAAAGGGGTATGACACCCCAAACCACCCCTCGCTGGGGCGAGGGGTTATATCTATACTCCTGGGGGTCTCTGCCCCGTCTAAATTATGGGCGTAAAATATCGCTAAATTTTTTAGCATTTTAGCTCGTAAAATCGTAAAAGATTTTTAAAAATCATAGCATCCACCCCTGTTATTTTAGGCTTGCAAATATTTTAAAAGTGTGCTACCATGTAATTAGTGGGGCGACCAAGTAAATTAATATCAAGGAGTTTAAAATGAACACATCTTACATCGTAGTAGCCATCAAACAGGCTGTAACAGATAACTGGGAGTATATCGCAAGCCCTTGCGAGCTACCCCATGCGCTAATTACGCAACTCATACAAGGCTGGCGTAAAACAGATATGCGAGATTATGACCTCACATATGGAAGCCTTGACCGTTACTATCTCGACCAAGGTATGGAGTTTTACCACATCTGGCGAGCCGACGATAAAGAAGAAGCCATACGCAAGGCTAAGGAGATGCACGAAGGCATCAAAGCGTAACTGCTAAATTTTAATAACTAGCCACCCCCCAAGCGCCCCACGGGGGTGGCATAAGGAGAAAAATGCAAAACCTTAACAGTATCGACCTCATTAACGGCATCTGCTTCGGCTTCTGCCTTTGGACGATTTACACCTGCGCCAAGGAGATAAAAGCCCGAAAAGCCGAGGACGAAAAACGAGGCATACATAAACACTGGTGGGAATATTAATTAACAGGGGCGGGCAACCGCCCCAGTAAGGAGAAAAAACTATGTTATTTATTACTAGAAGCGAAATCAACCGCATGAAGAAAAATGTCCTCCCAGACTGTGATACAGAATGCTGGGGCATGACTCTAACCGAGTTCGATATCTTCGAGCACAACCATTGCGACGAAGATTGGCACATCATCGAAGATGTGAAGGAGGAAGCAGAAGTGCAATAGCTCTCGATCCTCTCCCTTCGGGGAGAGGAATCTGATGATAGTGATATTAGAGGAAAAGAGGTCCGCGGCTGCCTCTATGTATATATGAGTTGGTGCGTTGGTGCGTTGCTTGTTACACGCACGCCATGATGATGAATGTTATGCATAAAAAAAGTGCAAAAAAGTGTAAAAAAGTTATTGACAATTTTAAAATAATTTGATATCCTTATAATAAGAGATGTGAAGAAAAAACATCTCGAAAGTTAACAACTAAACAGGAGAAAAAGTTATGACTCGAAAAGACTTCCAAGTTATAGCAAAACTCATATCAATTTTAAGTTTTCATCTTAAGGACGGGTGCTTCATCATTGGTGACGGCAACGCTGAAGACGGACTCCTCCTCGAAGAACTGCACGACGCAATAGACAACGAACTAAGAAAACAAAACAAAAACTACTCTCCAGAAAAATTCTGGAACGCCGTGCATAAAGATAGAAAACAGATAATTGAAGCTATAAACAGCACAAAATAATAACAATAACGCCCCTCTTCGGAGGGGCAACAGGAGAAAAAACTACAATGGAAACCATTTATTTTACTGACTACTACAAAGCTAAAGAGTACGCCGAGAAGCACGGATTGACTGAATGCGAATATGGCGACACTGGTTATATGTATAAAGACGAACCCGTCTCTTATGTCGCTTATAACAAGTCTGGTCTCAGAGATGACGAATGGGAAGTCGAAGCTTACTACACCTGGAGAGCAGTCGAGCCAAACCATATGAAACCAGCACCTCTCGATCGAGAGTACGCCCGCATCCGCTTCGGCATCTAAGCAAGAACAGCCCCCAACCAGGGGGCTTTTTTGTTGCCTCTCTGAGCTCACCAGAGCCCCTCAGAGCGATTTTAATGGTCAAAACCCCCTGCACCCCACAAGGCAACTAGAGAACACGTCTTCGTGTCTTCTATGATGGCTGAGGAGCAAGAGCTGGAGGCTAAGAAGCAATTATCCGTAGGATAAATGCGATGATAGTGATTAAAAGGAGGAGGTGGCGTCGGCTTCCCCATGTATGTGTGTATGCGTCCATGCGTTTATATTGCTAATGCTTTTGCTTTTGCTATTGATGATTATGCTAAACTTGACAAAATTAATAAATTATTAAGTAAGTAAAGCCGTTTTTTTTAAAAGTAGGCTCAAAATTGCATATTATGTGTTATTACTGTTTTAATCTAATTTTGGCATATAGTCTATATTAGAACATCAAAAATCTTAAAAATCAAGTCTATGCAACATTGAATAAGTGTGCTATAATTTAATCAAGATAAGTTAATAAATAACTATCTAAGCACATTAAAGCCGTTAAACTAAATTAGCGTATTAAGTTTTTTAGATTAGCATAAGTAATTTAATCAAGGCTTAAACAAAAAACTATAACATTTTTTAAAAATATGCTTGACTTTTTAGCACATATGGCTTATAATGTAATTATGATAAGTTAATTAATTAATTTATCGCACATAGTTAAGCATGACAACTATAAATTATGCAACTGAGATTTTATTATTCAAAGCACCCCGACAGATAGCGTAAGCAGACAATGTTTTTGATGCTATTATCAACATCAAAAAGAATGATGTAATCGTGTATAGGGTAAGGGGCTGGCTAGCATAACTAGAATTATGCGTCCTGTATTTTGACAATTTGACTAGTGGGCAATAGCAAGCCATAACACTAGCGTTTTAAGTGGGTATAGACTAAGGCATATAATAGATGACCGACTAATACCATAATTTTACGAGAAAAATGGGCTTATGGGTAAAGTATAGACATAGAAACGCCGTATAGCATAAGCCAAATAATTTCATGTGAAAATTGATAATACAATAAGCCGTTTATGGTAATGCGATAACTATAAACGGCTTTAATGTTATTAATAATCGCAAAAGGGTATAAACACTATGGCAATTATAAATGTTAAGGGTGTAATTAAGTATAAGGTAAAGAAGAACCACCCTGACTTAAAATATATTGACGAAGCAGAACGCAATAACGAGTTTGAGTTTTGCGATATATACCACATAGATACAGATAGTTTTTGGTGCAAGGATGCTATTGATAGTTATATTAAGCATGATTTAGCACTAGTGGCAGGTGGTGGCTATGACACCGACACAATTAAAAATGTAAAGTTTATTATAACTTATGGAGTAAATAGTATTGACAATTAAAGAATAGTTTGCTATACTAAGATTATAAAGTAAAAGTGAAAGGAATATTATGGACTATTACGCAGAACAAGCGAAGAAAAAACTAGAACAACGCAAGCATGAATGTGATGTGCTTATTGAAGCATGGGCAGATATTGAACGCTATAAGACTAAGGACGGCAAGGACTTCAAGAACCTTGCACAGAACTTTACTAAGGGGGCAATTCGCAATAACAGATACAACGCAAGCGAAAAAGAGATTAGTGTGTGCAAGCGTGATGACAATGGGCATTATTTTGATGACACCATTAACATCACTAAGACTGTGTTTGACAAGGAAGAAGCGAAAGAGTATGAGAAGCAAGGACGGCTAATAAATCGTGGGCAGTATTTACACCCTTGCATTGAATTGACACCAGATGAGATAGAAGCAGAGATTAGCAAGCGTATTGAATACTATAAGCATATTGCTAATGAGTTAGAAGATGTGCTGAGTAATTTTGATGAGATAGCGAACAAAATCGTGGCATTGCGTGAAGAAGCATATGGGCTTATGGACGGCGTGGCACACTATGAGTTGCGAAGCATTTTAAGAGAAGAAAGGCTATAAGATATGGACAAGTATAAATTAATGGACATGATATACGACAAGTTAGCAGATAATGATGAGCAAGAACAGTTTGAGCCAAGCATGGCAAAAGATATGTGTGTGGCTAATGACTGGCAAGATAATGGTGAGCCGAAGATAGCGATAGTTATTGACGGTGTTGAGTATGTGCTAAGCATTAAGGCTAATGATAAAAGCGAAAGGGAGTTTTATGAAGCAGAGTGAATTGGCTAAGATTATACGCCGAAAATACAAGGCAGAGTTAGAAGCCTTGAACGATACGATTAAAAAGCAGAAAGGAGATAAGCGTAAGTATAGAGATGAATATTATTTTAATAGTGGCAAAGAGTGGGTGCTAAATGAGCTGGCACACGCATTAGGGGTGGAACTATATAATGAAGATTTTGAGTTAATTGGAGAAGAAGCATGATGGTAGGCGAAGACGAATTGATTATACGATGTCCGAGTTGTAGTGATGACTATGGCTTGCCACTAGATGAAGAACAGATGAAAAAACTCTATGAGTATGAGCATGGGCATGGGTATATTCAAGAGTTGTTTGGAGAACTGAACGCTGTGGAGCGTGAGTTCATCAAGACTGGGCTATGCCCAAAATGCCAAGCCAATTTGTTTGGCAACGGCAAGAGTAAATTACTTAAACGAGTATATATCGGAAAGGACTTTTAAGATGAATGTAGAAGAAGCATTTAAGACATTTTTGTATGAGTGGGTTAAGAAGAACTTTGGCGAAAGCGAAGCAGATGACCCATCATGGAGCATTGAAGCCCTAGCCCATGATTTGCGTGAAGAGTATATCAAGATTAAAGAGCGTGAAGACTTGGAGTGGGTTAAGGAAGATGTAGAGTATGTGGCAGAGAACCACGATATTAAACTGACCGACAAGCAAGCGTATGCTGTGGCACAGGAGTATATGTTATCAGAAGCGTATTGTGAAATGCACGCCGAAGACATCTTGTACTTTATTCAACGAGAAAAGGAGAAAGAGAAGCCAGCCATGACCGAAGAGCAGTTGAACACCTATAAGAAACTACAAGAACTTGATGGCATGATGGGAACGAACAAAGCCCAAGAATATGCTGATGGTATTAGCAACGGTAATAAAACAGTAGCAGACTGGTTAGGAGAAAAGTAATGATACTTTTTATTAGAGATATCAACAAGTTAATTACGGCAGTTGAGGGGACTGGCGATAACTTGACCAAAGAAGATGAAGCCGAAGGCTTGAAAGACTACATGATGACATCAGTATATGGTGTTGATGGGGAAGATGTAGTGCTAGAAGATGGTGGGCAGATGATGACATCTGAGTATATCAAAGACCTAGAACTTGAAGAGGTAGCACAAAGGTTGTTGGACTTTTGGGGCTACACAGACGATGACCTAGACTGGGTAATGCTGGACTATTAATAAGAAAGGAGAAGAAAATGTCAAGCAAAAAAGAAATCAAGGGAAAAGAAGATATCACGACCATATGCTATGGGCATATTGATAAGTGGGAAGACCGAGCCGAAGCCGTTAAGTATTTTTATGGCTGTGCTATGTGTAGTGAGGGGGCAGAGAAAGAACGCTATGTGAATATCATGATGGACTTGATGGCAGGTGCTAACCTAGCCACAGATGGGAGTGGAAGATGAGCAGATATCTAGTAATTGACTGGGAGTTGCAGTCGCTATGGTTTGCTGATGACATCAAAGATTTTAATGATGGTGGCAGTTGTCGCTATGGCGATATCAACGACATGATTAAAGATGTGGAAATAGTATTAAACGCTAATAAGAAAGCAGAGGAAGAAGATGAATAAAGAAGACTATATGAACAGACAAGGCGAGTGTCCGAGATGTGGGGAGATTAGTTTGGACTACCAACCGATTAAATACACAGACGATATGTGCTACTTCCCATACAAGTGTAAAGAGTGTGGGCAAGAGGGCGAAGAGTGGTATCGTTTGGAGTTTCAAGGGCATAATGTAATAACGGAAGATGGAGATTATATTGAACTATGACACGACAAGAGAAGATAGAAGAGTTGCAGAGCCGAGTAAGGCACAACAGCATAGGCTATTTTGATGACCTCAATTTGGAGATTAGTTGTGCAGAGTACGAGGGAGATGAACCGATAGAAGCAATAGATGATGTGTTAATGCCGATAGAGTTCAATATCTGCGACAAGTGTGGGGCGTTGTACCCTAGCGAAGAGTTGTGTTGGGTTGAATATCTTGACCCTGAATACGACCAAGATTTAATTGATAACATCATGGCAGAAGATGAAGATTATTGTGCCTTATGTTATGAGTGCGTTAAGCAATTAAGAAAGGAGAATAAGTAATGGCATACTGGAATAACTCAGCCACAGAAATAGATAAGATGACCGTGCAACAATTCTTAGATAAATTGACCGATGAGAACTGGCACAGCGAGCGTGCTGTTATTGAAGCCATCATTGATGGACGAGAAGAGCATATGCGAACAGCCATGTTGATTTGGCTAATGCACATGAACTATGGACACATGCCATATGCATTGAGCGAGTTGCGTAATGAATTATATAAGGAGATGGAAGAATAGTATTGACAATAGTTAGCAAGTGTGCTAGTATTAAATCAGAGGGGAACTATTAAAACTAATTGGAGAAAAAACTATGGGAAGATATTACTATTTTAATTCAGGCAGGGAAGGTAAGTTTTGGTTTGCCGTGCAACCAAGCACCGACCCCAAAGATATTTATGGGATGAACGAAGTCCCAGCAGATGATGCCGACCAGGGAGAGGATGATGGCTACGGCGAATGCTATGTAGATTACGAGTGCTATGATGCCGAGCGTATCAAGAAGCGATTAGACAAACAGTACGATATACTGGGCGTGCCAAAAGATGAACGCAAGTATGAACTAGACGATGTGGGGAATTATGTGTGGGAAGACTTAGCCAAGTATTACTTGACCGAAGAACAGACTAAGGACGCTATGGGGCATAAGGCATGTGGTTATCACATGGGGGATGACAAGCCAGTTATGTACCCTATTAGTAGCGAGAAGGAGTTGGCTGCGAGCCGTGTTCAGTTAGGCTTGAATATCTATAACGAACTTAAACAAAAAGGTTATTGCATGATGACTGCTGACCTATAAGGAGAAGACCATGGAAGATAAGAATATTGTAATGAAGGTGTCAGACTTGCACCGACTATTAAACGACATTAAACGCTATGACCATTATTATATCTATGCGAGCGACCAGAACCGAGATGGGCAAGGCGAGTGGCATTGCGACATTGAGGTAGGCAATGAACCCCTAGATGAGAATGGTTGGGGAGATGGCGAAGAGCATTGGAGTTTCGATAGCCTTGAAAACCACATGGCAAAGTTCGGCAAGCGACAGGGCGATATTCACAAAGCCCTCTTCGATATGACTAGGGCTTCACTATCATCATCTTCTGCCCCTGCCCCAGCCGAGCCAAAACATTTACAGGAACATTTGGAGTTGTGCCAAGATATGTTTGACGATTTTTATAACAAAGCACAGCAGTTTATTGATAAGGTGGAGGACAACGAAGATGAGCAAGATTAAAGATTTGTTGGCGATTAAAGAGGGCATTGATGACCTCATGCCTGAGCCACATAAGTACGACAAAGCATTTTATAATGCTGTTCAAGAAGCAGACATCAAGCGTATCGGCGAGCAGGTTTATGCGAAGACTTTACATATGGAAAACCTACGCAGTTGGTTGCGTGCCAACGCTGAGTATGGGGCTGGCGAGGACGATGAGGGACATACTGAATATTACTTTGAAAACTTTGAAGACCTCTGCGAGCAAGCCTGTGAGGGCAACCTCATAGACTATATTGAAGACCAACACCTTGACCTAACCGATGAAGAGTATAGCGATATACTATATTACGCGAGGGACTGGTTGGCAGATGCACTCGCCGACTTTGAGGAAGAGTGTATCCAAGATATGGTATCAGACCAAAAATATACGCTAGATGAACTAGCAGAAAGGAACGGACGATGTTAGTTAAATGCAAAATCTGTGGCAAAGAGTTTGAAGTGGAGAAGAAGCGTGGCAGAGTGCCACAAGTTTGCTCGGAAGAATGTCGCCGTAAGGCACACACAAAAACGACCACAAAGAACATTACTAATCGCTACCATACTGATGACGAGTTTCGTAAGAAGCGTATTGCTTCTAATGCATCAGGCAACCGACGCCGACGCGAGGCACGCCGTGAGCAAGCCATGCAGGAACTCATCTTTGAGGTAATGCAGGCGAATACATCAGACGAAGTCCGTGCTATCTTAGAGAAGAAAACTCGTATCAAGAGCGAATACTATGCCTAGCCTGTATAAGTTCCAAGAGCAGGCTGTTGCCGATCTTGACGCTGGGAGTCGCATTTGCATTCTGCCAACTGGTGCAGGTAAGACTGCCGTGATGTTTAACTGGCTGAGAGATACTGGCAGGAAGCGTGTTGTAATCGTTACAACAGCCACTAAGGCTAGGTCAGGTGATATGCAGAAGGAAGCCGTGCTATGGAACGGTCAGGAATGGCTCGACAGTCTTGAAAGTTTTGAGGTAATCTCGTGGCACAAGCTGGATAAATATTCATTGCAGTTGCCTCTATTACGACTCGGCAATTATGCCTTCGCGTTCGATGAGGTGCAGAAGTGCAAGGGATATACGACTGGTATGGGGTATGGCTTCCGTCGTATCTGCGACCATTGCACAGTATGGACTGGCTACACAGCCACGCCTGGGGACGACTGGAAAGACTTTATTACATACTTTACAGTGTGTGGGAAGGTCAAGCACAAGACGGACTTTATGAATAATTATGCCATAGTCCATACATACCGAGGCTTCCCAGAGATAGACCACTATGTAAGGGTCGATGAGTTGAAGAAGATGTGGGATGACATTGTTACCACGCCTGATGCCTCTCAGATGTTCAGGGAGTTGCCAAAGGAAACACATAAGGTGGTTGAGTTCAAAGCCCCAAAGAACTATCGCAAGATTATGAAGACCCGCACCAAAGAGGATGGCGAGTTCATCGAAACCACGATGGGCTTGTGCCATTACCTCAGGCAGATATGCTTCACTAAGGAGAAGCAAGAGTGGCTGTCGGAGTTCATCGAGGGGCTGGGCGATAACTGCGTCTTCTTCTGTAATTACATTGAAGAGGAAGAGGTGGTTTGCGAAATAGCCAAGAAGGCTCTGCCTAAGGGGACGAAGATATGGCGAATTGATGGTAAGCACCATGAGATACCTACACCTGATACGATAGGCAAATATGACATCGTGGTCGCTCACTACGCTAGTGGTGGCGAAGCGTTGAACTTACAGTTCATGCACTACTGGTGCTCGGTATCGCCGAATTACTCATATAGCACATCATTACAGGCACGCGGTCGCATTAAGCGTATCGGGCAAACTAAGCCGATGTTCTTCTACTACTGTTATTGTTGTGATACAATAGAAAAGGATATTATGAGGTGCTTAAAGAATAAGCAAGATTTTTCGGAGAAAGTGTGGTGTCAAAATGAAGACAGAACAAGAGAAAACGCATGATCAATATATGAAGTTCAGGGCTGAGCACAGGGCTCACTCATTAGTCCGTAAGGCGATTAAGTCTGGGACAATGGCTAAGATGCCGTGTGAATGCTGTGGCTCTACTGAGAAAGTGGAAGCACACCATAACGATTATAATAAACCTCTGGAAGTTTCCTGGCTTTGCGTGAAGTGCCATAAGAAATGGCATGCAAATAACGAGCCTATTAGAGCACCGTATGTCAAAAGAACAGCTTACTGTTGTTTCTGTGGAAAAAAATTTGTTCCATATGAGAAACATAATACATATTGCAGTAGCGAGTGTAGACTTAATGGGAGAAGGGAGGTAAATAGGAGGTCGCTTAAAAATAATGGCTATAAGTACACCAAAACATATAAGCGTATAAAAGCTGGCGATTATCCGCGTTGCAGTTTCTGTGGCGAAGAATTTGTCCCAAGTGGTACAACAAAATATTGTAGCGATGAGTGCCGCCATAATGCTAGGCTCAAGCAGAAGCGAGACGCCTACAAAAGACAAAAGTCGGTGGGAACTATCGAAGATGACATCTACGCCTGTTTAAAAGGCAAGTCAGACTTCTCGGAGAAGAACTGGTGCAAGAAATTGGAGGAGGAATTGACTGAAGGAAAATAGTGTGATATGTTTAAAACAACACAAACAAAAGTGAATGTAATATTAATTTAATTGGAGAAAACAAATGAACAAGAAGGTTCGTAAATATCGCAAAATTGACGAGCATAGTTTTAATGCAGTCAAAACACTAATTGACACAGGCTTATCTGGCAGAGAGATCCAGCGAGCTATGAATATTAGCCAGTCAACATTCTGGCGTATTAAGAAGGCAGAAGACCTTGATGAATATCGAACTTTTGTCCTACAAAAGAACACCTCTAGTAAAACCGAGGGGGAGAGAATTGCAGAGGCAATTAGCGAGTCTGTAACCACGCCACTTGAAATCAATTTCACGGAAGCTCAGGCTGAAATCGTCATCGAGGTCTTGAACAAGATTCTCGAGAAGGTCTCGCTTATCGCGGACAATACGAAGCCAAAAGGCTTCTTCCACTAAACAAATGCCTTCGTGCCATGTCAGGCGTTAAAGAGCGTGGTGGTTCTTCACAAACTAGAGGCAGATGGGTAGCGTATTTTTACAATCTTTGTTGTATTACCTTCACTTTTACGCATAGACTTTTCATCAAAAAATTCACATTTGTACCTCGTGAGTTGATAAACTTTTTGTCAAAAAGTTCTTGGTTCCATTGCCCATCTGCTCCATACACATGGTCGAATATGTATGGTAAAATGAAGGTAGGGGGAAACTATAAATAATAACAATACAATTTGGAAAGGACTCGGATGAGTTTAGACATTATTGAAGGTGTCACATTGACCGCACCAAAGGTAATGATCTATGGTCTCAGCGGCGTAGGCAAATCTACGCTGGCATCGAAGCTCAAGAATCCATTGTTTATGGACTTCGAGGGAGGCTTGAATTACCTTGGCGTCAAACGCACCAAGCAATACCAAGACTTAAAGAAGTTCTACGAAGACCTCGCCGACTTGTACCATGCGAAGGAGCGTCAGTTCGATACGCTAGTTATCGACTCGACCGACTGGATGGTGCGTAAGGTGGTAGAACAGGCTGCTGGCATTGACTCCCGCAACCTCGAGGAAACACTTAACCGTTCTAACGGTGGCTACGGTAATGGCAAGCAGGTGCTTGAGAACCATATCCGCACAAAGTTGTTGCCTACTTTAGTGGCATTAAATAAAAAGGGCTACGGCATTTGCCTCATCGCCCATGCCGATAAGAAGCATATTATGGATGCTGATGGTGTGGATGTTGAGCAGATTAGTCCGAAGATCGACGTGAACACCATGAATGTATTTGTGGAGTGGTGTGATAACGTCTTCTATCTTAAGAAGGATGCCGAAGGCAAACGCAAGTTGGTGCTCGAAAGCGATAACGTTGCGTTGGCTAAAAACCGCCTCGGTAAGACTGGTGAAGTCGATATCGATGAGGTAGATATTAATGAAATCTTAAAACCTAAAAAGGAGAAATAGTTATGGCAGGTATTAACTGGGATGATATTGAAGAGCAGTATGGCTCACAATACAAAGACTACGCTGATGATGGCACATACACAGTAAAGTGTGACGGCGTAGAAATTAAAGACGCTGGTACTAAGGGCAACAAAGTTGTTAAGTTCCACTTTGAAGACACTGACAACTTCCAGTTCCCAACCGCCGACCACTGGATGGTTAAAGACAAAGCTGGCTGGCGTATTAAGCATATGAAAGATTTGTTCGTAGCTCTCGGTGCTACTGAAGAGAAAGCCAAGAAGTGTTGCGAACTAGCCGAAGCGAAGGATGACTTCGAGTATGCGGCTAAAGCATATCTTAAGGGCTTTGAGACCTTACTCGCTAAAAAGCCTGAGGTAGAAATCGAAGTCTATACTGAAGGTAAATACTCTCGCGCAGAGTTTACCGATCGCTCAGTCGCCATGCGTCGTGACAGCGACAAGAAGGAAGAGCCAATGGCTGGTGCGGAAGAAGTCGACTTATCTGACGTTGATTTACCGTTTTAATATAAGGCGTGCCCCTGCCTAGTGGGGCAACTAAAAACTAAATTTGGAGGTAAGCTATGACAAAACTAGAACAATTAAAAGCAATGGTGGCAGAGTGGGAAGAAGAAAAAAGTCTCACGCTTGCCTACGATATATGTGAATTTTTAAGTAAGAATTTGGAGAAGAAGAAATGAACAATCAAGAACAAACAAGCAACGGCTTCGCTATTGCAGGAATCGTAACTATTATTATTGGCATCTTTGTGATGGGCGGCATTATGGGCATTGCGTCCATTGTACTCGGTGCGCTGGCACTCAAGGGGAGCGCTTGGGCTAAGGTGTTAGGCGTATTTGAAATTGTATTAGGTATAATATTCGTCCTTGCAATGATGATTATGCTGAGCGTATAGGGGGAAAAGCAATGAACAATGATTTGGAGGCTCTCGATCAGTTAATTGACGAGGCAGTAGATAAAGAGAAAAGCTTGGCAATTCGCGCAGACGAACTGGCGTTACAGAGTAAACAGTTCGCCGACTATCTTGCCGAGAAGAAACATAACGACGAAGCTCTCGAAGCTCTATGGGCAATGGTTAAAGAGTATATGATTGAGCATAAGATGTCCGAGCACGAGAATGATTATATTAAGCTCAAGCTGACACCAAGTGGCAAATACAAAGCCGCAGATATCGACAGCGTAGACGACTCATTATGTGATATCAAGAAGACTATTAATAATAAAAAAGTTAAGTCATACATTGAGCTTAATGGCAAACTTCCTGACGGCGTAGAGTCCACTGGTTATATTTTAAGGAAAACCTTGAAAGGAGAGTAATGAAACATAAGTTTGTAAACAAGAAGACTGGCGCGGAAGCCAGAGTTATAGCGATGTACCTCGACTCCGACGGAGTTATGCAGGTAGATGGCTACGACACTGTGGAAGATTTAATGGGCGATTACGCCGCATACGAGGAATACAACCCGCCAAAAGAGCCACTCATCAAAGATGAGAAGATTCGCAAGGCAGTCAGAGCGTGGGCAGAAATCAACTCGATTAAGAACGTCTTATATGCCGAGAAGTCAGACAGAAGTATATATGTTCTAACGGACATGAGCGACGATGACTTCAGCATCGAACTCGTCGGTTGGATACCAACGCTTAAAGACGGCGAGGTACATACTATCGCCGAACTATGCGGAGAGGAGGAAGAATGAGTTGGGGAGAAAATTTTGCCTCTGACGATATGTTTTATATGGTCCGATGCCCAAAATGTGGCAAAGAAAATCATGGTTTCTTTGTGGCGGAAGGAAGGTGCGCATGGTGTGGCAACGACGAAGCTACCGTGAAACAAAAGGCTTGGCGTGAGCATAATAAGGAGAAACTGGACGAGATAAAAGCAAGAGAGGAGAAAGAGAATGTTTAAGAAAAATAAAAAACCTGAGGCGGTGTTCACGCCGGATGGTTTCTTTGTAAGCGTTACAGCCGTGCGTAGAATGATAAAAGAGGCTGGGGAAAAATTCCTCAAGTATCGTGCTGAAGACTTTGAGGAATATATGCAGGAGATGCTTGATAATGGTGCAGATATAGATATCCGTCGTTCTAAGAAAGCTTTTAAGGCTAGCGAAGATGAGTATAGGCATCTGCTTAAAATTATTGATGCACTCTTGGAGAGTAGCGAAGAGGCTACGGTGACTGAAAATAATAGGATGAAAGACTAATGGGGGCGGTTAAAAAGTTATTGACCGAGCAGATGGTGGACGACTCTATGATGGCTATGGGGGAAGCCGAGGCTAGAGATCTTCTTAAACCGATGGAGCCATTCGATGTGGAAAAGGTCAAGCAATGGCGATGTCCTGAGGGGACTGGTATCCCGTTAATCACAATGCCGAATGTCCCTCGTCCTCTTCATGGTCAGGGTATGCAGCCTCGCACCATCTTCGGCAAGACTACTTGGGACTTCATGCGAAAGAGCGCATATTACAACGCTGGGTATAAGTGCGAGATTTGTGGTCGTGAACCAAAGAAGGGCGACCTTCATGCTCATGAGCTGTTCAGTTATGACTACGATAAGCAGACTGGTAAGTTCGAGCGTGTGGTAGCTATCTGTCGCACCTGCCATGACGGCATCCATAGTGGCAGACTTATCACGATGTTTAAGAACAAGAACCCACTATACCCAAAATCATATGTGTTAAGGGTTGTGGAAAACTGCTTCAGTCTTGTGCATAAGTATAACCTCGAGCATAAGGACGAGCCGCTCAGGGTCTATGGCACATACCTAGAGTATGTGGATGTCCCAGAACTCCGAGACGAGATGCTGTCGCTAATCAAGAAGTATGACATTAAATTCTACGAGGAAGATGTCCCTAGACACAAGCGCTGGAAGGGATGGAAGGTTATTGTGGGGGAAAATACCTACAATTCCCCATATAAGAGTCAGGGGGAATGGCAGGAAGCAATGGAGAAGGCAAACGAGAAGGATAATATCCGTAACCTCCAAAATCCATTTAGCGGAGGAGTGTTCGACGAAATCGACAAACTGCTTGACGAAGATACACAAGCGTAATAAAATATAACCATAATTAATATAAGGAGAAAAAGCTATGCCAGGCACGGTAGCTGGTGGTCTTAAAGCCGCCGCAACAAATAAAGCAAAATATGGTAGAGAGTTCTACGTTAACATTGGTCGCAAAGGCGGAAAGAACGGACACACTGGTGGGTTCGCTTCTGAAGAACCAGGCAAGGATGGGCTTACTGGCCCAGAGCGAGCCAAGGTAGCAGGAGCTAAAGGCGGAGTTATTTCGCGACGAGGTCCAGCTAAGAACAAAAAAGAACCGCATATTGAAGACGAGTGGTTTACAGAATAATGTTAGGTGTTATATTGTTTGGACTCTTCTTAGCCGTAGCTTTCATCGTTGTGATGGAAGGCGAAACTAAAAAGAAGAAATAAAAAAGAGCCCCAGATGGGGCTTCTTTTTTAGTGTTAGCGTCCGATGTTCTTGCTTGCCTATTTACGCCTTTTAAGTTTAATCGGTACACCAATCTTAAGATTGCCATTTGCGTCAAGTGCACCCTGGTCATAAAGCTGTTTGGTGTAGAAGGCGACATCTCCATTACTTCCCCATAGACCTTTATCCGTAGCGAGACCAAGGTCAACGATTTTCTGGCCAAAACCTTTGTAGTTCGGGTCGTTGGCACGATCGAGTTGGAATGTTACTTCGTCACCAGAAGCTGCGGCGGTCGAGCTATCGCCTCCGGTGCTAGCTCCTGCTCCTGCTCCTGCTCCCACCTTGTCTCTATTAGATAGGTACTTGTCTGCATTTTCAAAAGCATCAAACGCAGTATTAAGTGCGTTATTATGTTCCTCTGTATATTTTTTCTCTAAATCTGATAGCGACTTCTCGGAACCAGACTTTAATAGTGACCCAATTCCAGCTCCAGTCGAAAATGCCGCCCAACCAATTGGGCCTGTCGCTGCTAGGGCACCAAGTCCTGCCCCAAGTCCCACACCCTTTGCTACTTTCTCTCCAGTGCTTTGTTCTTTGTTTTGTTTTTCGTAAGCTCTTTTCTGGTCAGCATTTCCATATTTCGCTACATAGGAGCCGAAGTCCATAGTTCCATTTTCGCCGAGCAAGTCTTTGATTGTCTGGGTTCCATACTTTTGGAAGTCATACTCGTCGTAATTGGAATTCGAGTAATCATCGCTGGACCATTTCCCGTCTTCTGTTCCGGCTTTTCCAATGAAGTCGCGTAGCTTCTGGCGAGCAGTTAATTCAGATATTTCTTTCCGACCTGTATTCTTCAGGTATGAATTATAAGAATCTGTAAATTGCTGGGATAGCTTGTCCCAATCTTTTACAATGTTAGCCCTACGCTCAGCGTCGTCTTGGGTATATCTTTGCGTTTCCCGCAGTGTATCTACAAATGCCATTATTTATTTTCCTTATTATCACTCATAGTTTTATTATAACCAACGCTCTACTCTGGGGCGTTTTTATCGTCCCTGCATGCCTCACAGTCAGACAGGTCTTTGTCCACTGCGGTGCCCCAAATATTATCCACGAGGTTATCCACCTCTTTAAGAAACTCTAGGTCGTCTCCGTCCACCTCATAGGCGATCTGCCTTAGGCATGCAGCGCTCTTGCAGAGACACCAATACTTATCATCTATGTCGCCGAAGTGTTTATTCATATAAGCACGGCGCATATCTTGTAACTGTTTAGCCCACACTAAGAAGTTAAACGAAGTCCCCTCATCTTCGGCTGAAATAGCAGACCTGATGGCATGACGGCGAGCGTGTTCCATCTCTCCTATGGCCGCGATTCTGTCCCCTATCCCAGCTTTAGCATGGTCGAATGTTTTGCTAGTGTTAGGTTCTTCCATATATAATAAGTATATATGAAAAGGAGGAAATGATGGGAAAGCTAAAAACTCTTCTCTCAGCCATTACCGTTCATAAGGAGGAAAAGTCCTTTATCGACAACGAGCTTGCCGATATGGGTCCAGGCAAAAAGCCTGGTAAGAAGAAAGGGGCTAAGAAATGAGCAACAGCCCTCTTGTGAACGTAACTGTAAAGGCACACTCCGGTAACTATACGGCTGGTCGTGGGGGATATAAAATCACCCACATCACTGTCCATCATATGGCTGGCGTACTAACCGCTGCACAATGCGGTAGCATTTTTGCGAAAGCTGGTCGGAATGGCTCCGCCCATTACGGTGTCGGCTCTGATGGGAAGATTGGCCTATATGTTAACGAGAGTGACCGTGCATGGTCAGACAGCAACTGGCAATCAAACTGCACTACCGTTTCGATCGAAACGTCTAATAGCTCTACTGGCGGCAGCTGGCCAGTATCAGAACTCACCTTCAATAAGCTGGTGGAATTGGTGGCAGACATCGCTAAGCGTAACGGACTAGGAACATTAGTCCCAGGTAAGAACTTAACCTGGCACTCGATGTATGCCGCTACGACCTGCCCTGGAGATTATCTCCGTGGCAAGATGCAGGAGCTAGCAAACCGAGCTAACGCCATTAATAGTGGTGAGCAATTTAACCCGTCATACTGCGACGGCTTCTTGCCATACCCTAATGGATACTGGACGAAGGGCGACCAAAATGAACGCATTGCGGTGCTCGCCAACTGGATGCGCGCCAAGTATCCAGAGTTCACTCCTGAGGCAGCCCTGGGCGATTACTACGGTGACAATATCGCTGGTGCAGTCAAACGATACCAAGAGCTTAATGGCCTCGAGGCCGACGGCAACGTAGGCCCGATAACCTATAACAGCCTTAAATCTAACGGCTTTACTTATCCTAACCCAGTATATCCAGAGAAGCTAACCTGGGTGCCGATGGACGAACCTCGTATTCTGCTTACTAACGACGGAGCAAAGCTGGTCAACGTTGAGACTGGAGAGGTCGTGAAAACCTATGGCGCGGATGTGCGCATGGAGTTCGACCAAAAGGCGACGTTTAATGGCGTGCTTTATCTTCGCACGAAATACAGTTCTTCTAAGAACATCAATAACGGCTTTGCTTTTTCGGACTTGCATGAGATTCCTGCACCAGAACCGGAACCAGAGCCAACTCCAGAGCCGGAGCCGACCCCTGAACCAGAACCGGCAGACCCGACGGTGGGCATTCTTGAGAAGATTATTGCTTTCATTAAGCATATAATCGAATTAATCACTAAAAAACAAGGAGAATAAGATGGAAATCTTAGGTCTATCAACCTTAGCAACAGCAGTTTTAACTGGCCTCGTGGCTGGCGGAGTGGAGCTCATTAAGCGCCTCTTCGATAAAGACTGGCGTGCAGCAATCACTATCATCGTTGCTGCTCTTATCGGCGGGCTAGGCGGCCTCGTATTCGGCGCCAATTTCTTGGTCGGCATGGTGTTTGGCTTGGCGACTTCGGGCTACATCACCATTGCGCAAAACATTGCGAAGAAATAAAAAAGTCGCCCCACTTGGGGCGGCCTTTCGCACACACTATATCTCTTGTAATTCATCTCTCGCTTTTATATCGCAAAACAAACACGAAAAACAAACAGTTGCACCTTATTTGTTCAAGATCTTTTGTTAAAAATAGTGTGTGCGGATGGCTGTCTCAAAACCCCGGTTTTGCCCGGGGTTTTTGCTTATTATATCATTCTTTGCCAATCTTCCGCTGATTGAACCATTTATCGTTTAATCTGATACTTGGTGGATTGTCTGAATCTTCTAGACCTGCTATAGTTCTCATCTCAGCCCATGTACCGCCTGAGCCTAGAATGTGTGCCTTGCCGCCCTCTCGGTTATGAGACTGCCATAGGCTGCCACTATCGAGTGTCGCGCCGGGGCGATAGTCAGGTGGCAAAATGTTCACGAACTTAACACCCATATTGAGGCGGTCGCCGGCAGTCTGAGCGCCAACAGTCTTGTTAAAGAAGAACATACTGTGGCGTGACGCCATTTGACCAGGGGCTAGAGTAAACACATGTGTGCCCAAGCTGATATTAGTGGCGATCGTCTTTGCCGCACTAATATTTGTATCACGATAATACCAGAGAGACGTACCGCCCTCGTACTGATAGGCGTTCATGTCACGAGCCAGGTTGGAAGAGCCGGCAGGGTTGCCGTTCACATTGTCACGAACGATAGAGTCTAGCACGCTTGACACACTAACGGTCAGGTTATTGCGAGAGTCGAAAGATACCGTCCAAGTATCTGTCACTTGTATCACGACGCGAGAGGTGTTAGCAGTTCCGCTAGTGACCACGTTACTATCGAGATAGTAATATTGAGCAGTCGATGTACCAGAGAGAACGTCTGTGGTGTGCAAAGAAGTATCGCCAGATAGGACGCCAGCGGCGATTGGGCCTACGGCATCCATGCTTACTTGCCATTGATATTGTTTGGCCATAATCCCTCCTATCCGATATTAGGGTATAAATCAACTGGAGCGTCGAGCTGAGTACGGTCAGCGTCTTTAACTGGGTCGTAGCTTACGACACCACGAGCAGGCTTAACGATTACCTGTAAAGCGTGAAGACGAGAAGCATTATGCGGCATGGTGTTAATCTGGCCAGCAATCTCTGCTGGAACGATTTTGCCGTCATAGGTAGGGTCGATCCAGTAGTTAGCACTGGAATCAACTGTGCGAAGACGGAACTCATGGTGGAGATAGGCCTCTTTCCCCTTAGGAACTATAAAGGCGAAAGTGCCACGCAGGGACTTAGTGCCCCACGGAATAACACGCTGGTTCGCTAGGTTACGGGTAGTACAGTCGTCTTGTAGGATAGACGACATCATTTCCACATTAGGCTCAGTGCCTTCTACCACTGGGACGATAAGAGAACGGAAGTTCACGTTCTTACCAGCGACTGGGCGGACGCACTGTACACCGTAGTTAATCGTCACTTCAAGGTCGTACTTGCCGAACCACTGAGCGAAGTTCTGAGACAAGTAGAGATTGATGGTGTCATTGTAGTTGCCATAATACCACGGGAAATCTGGGTCATCAGGCACCGAGTCGCGCACATAGTTAATAATCGCGCTACCATCAGGCACTACTGGGATACGGCACTCTTTGATACAGCCACAGTCGTCCTTAATAAGCACATGGTAATACCCATCAGAATCAGGCTCAACCTCGCAATCGCCAGCATCAGGGATATGATATTTGCGCCACATGGCTGGCTTTGGTTTACAGCCATCGCCACAAGCAGTACAGCCTGGGTCGAAAACCATTAAATCGCAGGAGTCTGCATCGGCAACATCGACATCGCGTAGGTCGTCGAGATTAATAAGCTGACCAAGCTGGCGCCCAGTAATAACGTCTTGACCACACTCGCCATTATAAACAAGGCTCGCAGCCGAGAAATTGGACTGCAGACTAGTACAGGTCTCTGGAATCTTAGGAATATTAATGCGGCTCAGTTTGCCACAGTTATTTAGTAGCCAAATATATGGGTTGAATGGGTCAACCTCAATGGAGAAATCGCAAGAGTAACGAGCTGGCTGGCAGCCGCCGCAGCTGCAAGGGTCGTTACCGCATTTATTACAATTACAACTCATACCCATATTATAAATGAGGTGCAGTCTACACTAAGAAAAACTAGACTCTCTGGACCACTCTGACACCGTCGCAGAGTTCACCCCAGCCAATAATGTTGGAATAATGAATGAGACCATCTGGCACAACGTAGCCATCTTCCCATACTGTGCCCCTATCCCAGACCACGACGTGGCCATTCGTCGTTCCCGTATCAGCATATACTGGCACCTGAAGATAGCTCGGCGGATACCCAGTATGGAGCGTACCGTTAGCAATCTGGCTCTCCCAGTCAGCCCTTGCGTTAGCATAAGTCCCGGACTGAATACCGAAGCCGAGGCGGCAGTTCCGCAAGCACATACCAGGGGTGGTGCCCATGTTGGCAGAGTTAAAGAGCACAGTCTGTACAAATTCCGTATAAGAAGGCGTGGGCGCGTTTTCGAGAGCAGAGAGCCTGTTCTTGATAGAGGTCATCCCATTGTTTATCTCGTCTATGCTTTGGTAGAGAGTATTTAATTCGCCGAGGGCACGGTTTAAGATGTCACACACCTGGTCAGGATTGCGGTCTAGCATCACTGGCGTTATGCGTGGAAAAAGTTGTCTAGGCATATAGTTATTATAAAATAAAGATATGAACGATGAAGTAAATTCATTTATTGCTAACTATCGAAACGAGTTGGATCGCCAGCGTGATTTGGGCGTGCAGAACCTGGAGAACAATAGGCGCAACCAGTTTCAGAACCTTATGGGGGCTGCCAACACTGCTGGAATGATGTACTCTAACTTCCCCGAGCGTGCAAAGATGCAGTATGATACCAATACCTATCTCCCCGCCCAGATAAAACTTCAGCAGTCTTATCAGACCGGGCTCGACAAGTTACGCAGTAATACAACGAACTATATAAACCAACTGGCTAGTATTAACGATGCCATCAATGACCTCAACGAGACGAACACCAACACCTCATTGCCGAGCGGCGCGACCGTATTGAACGAGGCTGGAGATTATTACTACAAGGACCTTAGTGGAGGTTCACAATTCCGTAATGCCAACAAGTCTCCTATCCGCTTTGGCACTGTGGCACAACGTGCTGGTCTCACTACTAACCAACAGATTCTTGATGCAGCAGCACGAGCACTAAATGAGCAGGAGTACAACCAGCTTTATAATATCGTTACTCGCAACCAGGGTACTAAACTTCCAAACCTTGCATACAATGTGGGCGATAGTTATGTCGATATGAACTACGGCACGCGCCTCTCTCCAGAAGACACCGCTTTCCTTAACCGACTTGGCTTGAAGCTGGTAGAATGATAAACTTAGATTAGTAATCTAAACGAGGAGAGAAAGCATGGAAACTGCTAAACAAGCAAACCAGTTAATTAAAAAAGCCTTAGATATTTTGACGGACGAGAACGACATCGCGCACTTCTCTAATGTGCCAGAGATTTTCAACAACGCTTCTGGCATGGTGAACGGGGATGGGTATTGCGAAGCTATGCTCAAGGGTTGGATGGTTTCTCAAGCCAACAATATTATGTTCTTGCTATGGCGCAGAGGCCTACTTACCAAGGAGCTTGAAGACGAATACCGTGCACTGCCTTCAACGGAAGAGGCTGTTAAAGATTTTGAGGGCTTTGAAAAGGCTAACGCCGCAAAAGCCAACGAACTCGAAGCTGCTCGTAAAGAGTTTATGGACGCCCAACACAAGACAGACATCTTCAAGGCTATCTTAAACGGCATGTCAAAAGAGAAGGCCGAAGAAGAATACGCTAAGATGCAAGCTCAAATCGAAGCTGCAGCAAAGGCTTAATCGTGGGCAGGCTTTGGGTTACAGTAAACGGCAAACGCAAGCGCACGGCTGCTGGCGTTAAGCACGAATACGAGAAGTTCCAAAGCTCGGCAAAAGCTAAGGCGGAGCGTGCGTCTCGCAACTCCGCCCGACGCTCAGCCCTCAAATCTGGCAGAGTGCATAAGGGCGACGGAAAAGATATCGACCATAAAGATAGTAACCCTAGGCACAACGTCTCAAGTAACCTTCGGGTGGTTTCCCGCAAAACAAACCGCGGTAAAAAAGAGAACTCTCGCAGGAGAGGGAGTAGACGGCGAAGGGGGTCTTGGGGTTTATGAAGGCTAGGGCTATTATTATAAAAGACGGTGTTGGGTTTGTCCCGCTAGGCGAAAACGCAAAACAAGGGTACGCTCTTGTATCTGCTGATGATGTGTACAAAGTAGAAATGAATAGCTGGAGATTAGACTCACACGGTTACGCTATAAAGTCGGTAAAAGAGAACGGGAAAACAAAAAATATCTCTCTACACCATGTTGTCTATAAGAAACCAGATAAAGGTATGGTGATAGACCACATAAATAGAAATAAATTAGATAATCGCAGAGAAAACCTTAGAGAGGTCTCGTACAGTCTAAACTCCGCTAATCGTAGTAGGCGAAAATCTGCAAAAGAAAATAGACCATACCCTGGAGTTAGGAGGGTGAGGAATAAAAAAACAGGTGGAACGTACGACACTTGGGAGGTAACGATAAAACTCAAGGAAAAGTTTCAGTATACTGGATATTTTAATAATGTAGATGACGCCATAAAAAAGAGAAAGGAACTAGAAAAGCAGTTGTATGGCTCAGAGATAGATAGGAGGAGTAGAAGCTCATGGGGTGTATAGGCAAACACAAAGAGTATGACGACCCGTATCGGGTGCTGGCGGCACATATTGTGTCCGTTTTTTCTGTCGCAAACATTAAAAGAGTGCTCACTAATGCCTCTTATATTAAGAGTCTCATCGTCTATGAGGCAAAGAATATGGATGTAGGCGGAGCGTTTTTAGACTGCATCGATCAAGAGATTATCTCGAACGATATGATTCGTAAGAAGAATGTGTATCTCAAAAAGCTCGGAGAGTTCTATTACTCCGAGCTTGATATTGAGCGTCTAAGGCGTGAGATTCGTCGCTTTGCGGCAGAACTCAAGATTGACCTTGGCGACTAGAGATATTGCTTTGGAGCAACCTCTAGCTCAACGCTGACAAGATTTGCTTGTGAGCGGAAAGTTTTTACTCTCGTGCGCACTTGCACTGCCGAACAGGTAAGACGGAGGTTCGTGAGGGACATCCTATAAATAGCATTCTCCTCGAACACGTCCTCTACCGGGAATGGCGTTTCAGCTGGTTCCTCTACCGTAATAGTGTCCCAAACTGGCTGGCGGAACCACTTATCGTGACCCCTAAACTGGGTCATATTTTGTTTGTCGCCATTAATAGACAACCACCACCATCGGTTAGCGTTATTGATAATCTTCACATGAACACGCTTGACGATGAAGTCGGCAGCGTTTCCGGGTAGATTGAGGTACTTCGTATCGCGCCTAAAGACGATTGGGGTGTCTAGGCGAGCCCAGGTGTCCTCTGCGTATAGACGCATAATGCACGGATAGTCTGGGTGAATGCCTACGAGCTCTTCTGTTTCGTCGAAGCGGGCATCGCAGAATGGGATGTCCACATCTTGGAACCATGGGTATTGTTGGTAATTCATCTGCATGTCCCAGATAAGGCACTTAGCCTTGCCGTCTATGCTATCAGTGTAGTTGAAGTAAAGCTTGTTGGCGTAGCCCCAAATCTTGCGAGGCTTCGTCATATCGACACGGTCATAGTGGCTATCAACTGTGGTTGGGAGGCGAGACCAAGTCGCACCCGAGTAACGACGGATACCCTCTTTCTGATCGAATGAATAGATGACACCCTTATAATTGACTACATCGCCTTGGCTCTGTACGCCAGCCGAGTCTACATAGGTAGAGACTTGCGTTGGCATGCCGCCCTCTAAGCTAGAAGCTGAACTGCTCGAGTAAGTCTGGAAAATAGTAAAGAAGGTTTTACCGAGGAACATAATCTGGTCAGAGGCGTATTCCACCATAGCCGTAATAGGTGTGAGAGAGGTGTCGTACGGACTGCGGTTAGGGGTATAGAAGCGGTATGGGAACTGCGTGAAGTTTGGTCCTGCGGCCTCGATAGAAGATATCTGAACGAGGTTAGGGTCACTACGGAAGCCAGAGAGGAAGAGACGGTTATTGTGGAACATAATCAGGCTTGCACCTACAACCGGGCGAGCATCAACATATTCAATGCTCTCGACCGTCTTAGTACCACCAGAAGTAACCGTGTAAGAGATATTAATGACTGCGCCGACGCTTGGTGAGCCGCCCACTAAGGTGATGCCATATGTCGCGATATCTATCTCTTGTTCGTTGTACCACCAAGTACCATCATTGAAGGTGAAGACATAATAGCCAGACTGCTGACCAAGGTCAGTATCGAAGAAGGTGGCGCTATCAATTTCCGCTATGACGTTGTCCGCCGAGCCGGTGTTGAACGCCATGCTCTCTATCGGCTCGTTTTCGAGGTCGTCGTCGTTCCACTGTCTGAGCCTAAATCTTTGCAAAGGAGAATAGCCGTCCACATAATAAATCCAGGTTTCTTTATTAGTATCTGTAACCTGTGCGATATTTAGTTGTTTAACGCGACCATCCACCTTTATCTCGTTCCAGATAAGTCTGTTCATTTCTTTATCGTAGATAAGAACTCTAGCAGCTGACCCATTTTTAACGCAAAAGATATCGTAACGGTATTTATTATAAGAGACTGTTCCACCAGTCTTCATGTTGTCTATGCGGTCAACCGGGACAGAGACAAAGTCGCTGTAGACTAAGCCGATAAGCGGACGGCTTGGGTACGGTTTGTACTCGTACTTTTCCTCCACCATCGTATTCTTATCTTGTAAACGATAAACGCACGCCTCATGGTTGCCGAGGCCAGTGGCTGCAATTTCAATCTTGCGACCAGGATTGAATGGGTTGGCGGAGCGCTTCTGGTCTACTTCGTCCCAAATCTCCATGCGCACATAAAGCTTCTTCTTTGGATTAGCTAATTGCGGGATAACCGTCATCGAATGTAGTGTGTATTTCTCGAAGCGGTCAGAAGATACTTTACAGAGGTCAATGGCAGTTTCATAGATTGGCACAGCGTCTGGCTTTGTGGAGAAGTAAATAGAGAGAATGCCGGTGCACTCACCTGTGTTTTTAAGCATGATTGTATTGCCGACTACCTTACCATCGTACGGAATCTCAAACTTAATTTGTTTGCCTTGCCACATCTCAATCGTGGTCTGCATGTCATCGTATGAAAAATCTTCTGTAGTAGAGAGTTTAACGGTTTCGCCCTTTTTATTTATCCTTACCTTGTCCGGTAGGAGAAGGAACTCACACCCCTGGACTGAGGCTGAATTGCCTCGCTGGGTGGTCAGGTTATCGGAGTTATAGCGGCCATTAATATAGTATGGGCTGGAATACGGGCTGGAATTAATGTCGTCTGAGGTAGTATCAAGGCCGTAGTTGTTATTAATCGTGAACCCATCGTGTACGCGGCGGCTGGTACGGGTCTGCGCCTCTGGCTGAGCATAAGCCCCCGGGTAAAGCCTGTGGTTGGCATAATAGCTGGGGGTGCGTCCGTGTGGGTGTGAGTTGTTCTGGTTGCGCCAAGCACTCATTAGATTTCTCCTACAATGGTCGCTTCTTCAACCCCCCAACGACGGTTAAGTTGCTGGATAGCCTCAAGCACCTTCTTGTTGTCGAGATAAGAATTGATGTCGGCAGCAAAGGCAAAGTCATCCGCCTCGTGGTAATAGACCGTGCGCATGACATCTAAGATAAGGTTCTCCGCAATGCCAGAAATCTCGATTACATCATCCTTGCTTTTAACTGGTTTCGGGATGCCGTAAGCGATGTAGTCAATGATTACTGGCACATCTAATGGTCTATCGAAGACGAGCCAGATATTGTCGTCCTCCTGCTCAATCGTGTATTCACATGGTCTGCCAGCATGCTTCAAAGAGACGATACCGTTATGGTCGTAAAACTCTTTAACGTCGCGGTGGCAAATCTTAAGCTTGCAAATATCACCGCCAGTAGATGTCCAAAAGTTCATCATAGGAATGTCAAGAAGACGACGAAAGTCTCCGTTCAGATTCCAGCGATAATGCCCTTCGGCATCTAGCTGGACTTGTTTGTGTTTAGAAAAGAGCTTTGCTAGCTTAGGCACCATAGGAAGCGCATTAAAAGACCAGTTGAGCGCCTTAATAACAAAGTCTTCAGGAATATCTATCGTGCCGTCACCGATATGGGTGCGGAAGATTTCCTCAAATTGGCTTACTGTATATTTCATACTTCTATTATACTGTTGAGCCCAGTTGCGACATCAAAAAACCACCGCTTCTCCCCTCCATTCGAACAAAGAGGGGCGAAGTTGTCGGCGGTCTCTTGCTGATTATACCGGCGATGGCACGCCTGCAAATCATACACATTATTCTGCCTTGGATGGCAATTTGATTATAGCATACTAGGCGGTACGCAGAATCGTTATATAGCATTGCCCGCAACGAACATTGCCCGCGTCGCCGCTGTACACCCTCTGAAAAGTAATTTGTCCAGAGGCGTTTGGTCGAACACCCTGTAACTGGTACGGCGTTGCGCATAAAAGTCCTGGCGCGTATGAATTACATTGAACCGTGTTTGCCCCTGTCGCCCGAAGCCTGAACTCTCCCACGCCGGTGGTTTCTGCATAGATGGTCATGGCGAAAACCGAATAGGTCGCGGACGCATCAAGGCCGCTCACGGTCAGCGCCGAACCTAAATTCGTTGCCGTCCATGCAGACGATATAGAGGTAGATGAAACTATCGGCATTTCCGTCTGTTTGATAAATGTCGTCCAATCTATCTTGTCCGAAGTTACTGCGCCATCTGCCACCTTATCTGTTGTGATTGCGTCGTCTGCAATGCGAGCTGTCGGTAGCTCTCCATTCACGAGAGATATGTCCGTTACTGGATAAACCTCTTCGTTGTTACTATTCTTTAATGTAACTGCTTTTGCCATGTCAAAATTCCTTATGAGATTCTTTTATACATATAACAGGTTATATATGGCTGCAAGTTTCCTGCGCTTCCGGTGTCTAACAGCCCAAAGTTGTCACTAGGCTCATGGACTTTCCCAGCCATTAGGTTAACCGGAGAGGTGTCGCTCGAGACTGCATTAACCGCCTGCCACCCAGACAAATCAAATGATGCCACGCTACCACTAGTGTACGACATAAGGACCCTACGGCCAGACTGACCATTCCATCGAATGTCATGCGTGTGGTTTTGTATATACTTGCTCCCCCCTGTTTCTTCGACCGTATCAAACTCCGTCTGTGAAGAGTCGACGCCAACAGGGACACGACCAGATCCCCATGCGACCCATGTTCCGCCAAGGGTAGCATTGACCTGGGCTGCAGTGGATAAGGTGGCCGACATATATATCGAACCAACTGGGTATATCCTGCTCAATATTTCGCTATAATCAACCGCCGCCGTAGAACCAATCTCCTCGGCCGTCACATACTGGGAAATCTCGGTCTCGAGGTCAGAACCGTTATTTAATAGGACGGCTTCTGCCTTGGTTTGGGGATAGGTAATGTCCCCATTGTCTTCTTTTAGTGTCTTAATATATGTAGCCATAGCCCTCCTTTCTTTATTCCACTGACCATGCGACGATTCTAGCTGACGTAGTGTCATACGCAAATGTGACGGCATTGGCACCGGCAACATTGCAAGTCCCGCTGAAGGAAAGTGAAGTTCCGCTCTCCATGCAAGAAGAGCTTATATCGACGCGCACCCCGTCGCCGTTTCCGCCTAATGCAACCGGGAGAATTATTTTATAATAGACCGCCGTTGAAGTCGGAACGGCGATTTTCAGCTCGTTCGCTAACGCGCTCACACTAAACTGCCAAACATCTGCTGCCATTCTTTTCCTTTCCCATTATGAAATTGTATCCCCGAAGCTAGACGAGATAACATACGGGTCGCCAGCCGTGCCGGAACCACGAGAAGACCATGGGTCGCCGCTATCAACGAATATTAACTTGCTACGTCCGTTCACTGAGCCGTAAAGCTTACGAATGCGCTTAGATTGACCATTTACAGAGCCGTAGAGCTTTGTAATCTCCTGCGCTTGTCCATTCACGGAGCCATAAAGCTTAATGCGCGTGCTTGGTACGACCGAGATTGAATAAACTGGCGTTGAGCCTGAGCTGTTAGTCCGACGGACATATAAGGTAGTCTGCCCGGTTAGGGCGAGATGGAAGTTATCTGATACTGTCTGCCAGGTGGTTTGGTTATAAGACAGTTCAGTTATCGCCGTATCTGCTGTGCCCTCCGAGGCGTGGTTAACGGTAAAGTAGACTTCTCCCTGCCCAACGTCGTTTGCCGTAATGCTGGTGATATAAGCCGGCAGTGTGATGAATGTGCCCTTCACCATATAGGTAGACATTACGGTGTTAGAAGCATACGCGCCATACCAATACTGGGTGTTTGGCACAATCGTCAATGGGTTAGAGGTATTTGTTCTCGAGTTATTATTGACTGTAATCGTGGCAGACGTTGTAGCCTTCGCAATATCAAAACGGTATTGACCGCCATAAGTAGACTGCCCCATAATAGCGGCTTCGATATAACGGTTTGCTTCGCTAGATGGCGAGCCATATGAACCGAGAGTGACGGCCATGGTTGCACCTGTGTCCTGGATGGACGTGATAGAAACATCTAGACCAGTTGGTGCAGTACCAGAGGAATCAAAGCTTAACCACCAAGTAAGGTTGACATTATAGCCATACTGCCCAGACGGACAACGGAAGTTAACGGTAAAGTTTCTGCCAGTGTCTGTTGCTGGGACATTCGCAATAGTGACATCGAATGTGGAGTAAAAATCTGTTCCTACTGGCATACGCGTCCCTTTGGAACAGATTACACGCTCGGGACCTCCTTCAGGAGTTGCGTACTGGTCGTAAGAATAAGTGATAGAACCGCCAGAGCCCTGTCGCTGACGAGTACAAAGAGCAATCGTACCGGTTACACGCAGATTCGTGCCACTATGAGTAATAGTATCGATATAGACATTACCCTTTAGCATTACAGATCTGGAGAAGGTCTGCGTTATAATCGTCTGCTCATTTTGCCAACCGCTAGTAGCCATTATTCGTATACTCCATAGAAGTTATTAGCTGCGAGCGGTGAGCCTTCTCCAATATCTGAGGTAGACAAAGTAAAGGTAGGGACATTCGCCTGGGCAATAGCCGTAGAAATAGCTGTGTTCGCAGAGGCGAGTGTTGCTGCGCCAACGCCATCGGCGTAATCTTTAGCGTCACTTAGGGCAGTTTCTGCCTCTCCCTCGGCATAAGTTTTAGCGCTGCTTAAAGTATTCGCTCCAATGTTGTCGGCATAAGTTTTTGCCTCGGTTAAGATAGCGGCATCTCTATCATCAACATACTGTTGGGAAACGCCGCCTTGGCCAGAGTGCTCATCGGTGTAAGCCTTAGCTTCGGACAATATCCTCGCGTCCTGTGCATCCACATAAGTAATGCTAGCCGCGCCAGCGCCGCCAGTCACCATGGACAGCTTCGTAAAAATGCCATCACTGGCATACATGTACATAGTGCCATTTGCTTCATATTCGACTAGAGCATTGCGGTATGCTCCATTTTCTGGTGCGCTCGGGCTGTCTTCCGAGTCGTCACCCATTACTGCTGGTATTACGATTTTGCGGAACGGGCAGCAGTCGTCCTTTGGTTTTCCGCAACTACAATTTAATTTTGCCATTATTGATAAACTCCATATAACGTATTAGCTGCTAAAGCGGCTCCTTCGCCGATATCCGAAGTGGACAAGGTGAGCTTGACGGTTGCGCCAGACGCTAACTTATCTGCTGTTATTGTACCATCCGCAATCATGTTATTCGTAACAACTGGCGTCACTTGAGAGGCAGGAACTGGGTTATCAGAGTGAACATAATCGACTGCTTTGATTGTGTTGTTAGAGATGTCGATGTGGTTTCCAGCAGTAAGCTTATCCTGCTTCTTATTGTTAATCTTATCCCAGAAATAGTCTAGACCATCGTAATCAAGATATTTTATAGTAGGCATAGGAGTCCTCCTTACGCTACTATTGTATCAATTTCTGAGTTGGTGATAGCCACTAAGTCCGTATAAAGCACATAGCCAGATAGGTCGACATCGGTCGTGCCGATCTTCTCAAACCTGCTCGTGCTGCCATTAGTAATCCAAATGTACTCGTCATAGCTGTTGTTGCCTGAACCGCTGTTCGGGACAAGGTAGATGACGCCCTTTTCGCCAGTAGACGGAAGAGTTTGGACGATTTGGAACTCGATGCCAGTAATATCTTCTATTGCTGCATTGATCGCGTTCTGAACCTGTGTAGCGTTTTGGAAGCCAGAATCGTTAGTAAACTGAGAGACCTTGGTTGGCTTGTTCTTGATATAAGCGTCAGAAGAAGTTGATGTTACAGACCAGTCGGACTGGACGTTAACTTCGGCGCCAGAAGCAATACCATTTAGTTTGTTCTTTAGAGTAGTGGTGAAGTTGTTGTCGGTGTGGACATAGTTCGCATCGGTAACGAAGTTGCCGTCATTGGTAAGGTCAGTAAGTTTCGTCGGGATGGTGAGGTTAGCAATCTTGTTCGTTAGCGGAACGGCGGTGCTATTAACGGTAATACCCTCGATAACGTTTACCTGAGCCCCGGTTGCAATCCCGTCGAGTTTAGTTTTATAAGCGTTCGTAAAGTCATTGGTCGAGAGGCCCTTGCCACTCACCTTGTCAACTTTATTGCCGAGGGCTGTCTTTACCTTTGAGTGGTAGTAGACCAAGCCATCGTAATCTAAATATTTAATTTGTGTAGGCATATTAGGTCGCCTCCTAAACGACCGAATCTATTATGTTTTGAATATCTGTGTTCGTCATTCTCCAGGCATCAAGGTCCTCAAATGACTTGTTGCCAATAAGCTCAACATCATTAATCTGCGGCTTATTGGTCAACTCATTGTAATCGGTAGTGTCTTTGTCTTCGCTACCGTCTGATATATAGGTCGGGATGCCGTCTGACGAAAACATATAAATATGTTTGTTCGCCTCGTATTGCAAAAGTACATTGCGATACTGTCCATTACGAGGCGGGTTGTCGATATCATCCCCCATCGCGGCAGGGACTAGCACCTTATGAAAAAGTACAGGGCATTCATGATTATGAATCTCCAGCGCCTGTGGTGTAAGGTGGTTATCTTTTTCGCAATCGCATTTAGGCATTTATCATCTCCTATTCAGGGTCGCCACCAAAGAGTTCTATCCGTCTCCATTCGCCAGTTTTGTTGTAGTAATAGGCCTTGTTATTGGCGTAATCATATACAATTTGGCTGCGAAGACCTAAAGGATTATTTTCATAATCATAGTTTTCTACTTCTACTGGGCCAGCCCAAGTAACCATCGTGCGATGTTTATCGTCGATGTAGAAAGTAGTATTGATGTTTGTGACATGAACAAAGCAATCAGCTAAGTTTTTAAGACCAGTCACATCTTCTACCACTACGCTCGGGATGACCGCCTGCATTGGGCAGCTAGGCTCGACACTGCGAAGACATCCAGAGACTTTCTTCCCATATTCGCAGAAGTTTACATTGTTGCAGCAAGATTTCTTGCACCCGCATTCTCCTTTGCACACGACCCAAGGGCGGCCACAGGTGGTGCACATAGGCTCACAGTTGCAGGGATTTTGATTAACATTACTCATACCATTATTATAACGAGTGCCCAAGATAGCCATACAAAAAATACCCCCGAAGGGGTATCTCTTAGTGTATCGTTGGATCGGGTTGAGCCGGACTGCGCCACCTGGAAACGTCAAGGGTGATTGCTAACTTCGTGTCACTGATCGGAACAAACAGGGGTTGCCCCGTAATCGTGCTGTCTGTGACCGGCTCGCCATTTGTGCCCAAGTAATACTGAGTATCCACAATATACGAGTGCTTCTCCGGGATGACTACGAAACCGCTGTTCTGGATGCGCATAACACCATCAGTATGAAGGCCTAGCATTAGGAAGATTGCTGGATGGTCTGTGCCGGCATACTGCATCGTGTTCATGCCGACCTCATTCTTAATGTAGCCAGCACGAACCTGTCCTGCTGGGACCGTGATAGCGAGGTTGTTGATAGCCTCACCAGTAACGTTATCGTTGTTCGCATTAGGAAATAGCTTGTCGGCAGGCTCACGGACTAGCGTGCGCTTCGTTTCGCCGGTAGATTCATCTAAGACATCACGTTCCGCCAAGATGTAATCTGGCAAAGAGTTGAGAGTGTCAACCGCGACATCTGCTATCTTCACTGTTTTTACTTTGTTATTTTCACAACCGCAACTCATCTTACTCCTTTCTAACCAAAGATTTCATCTTGCGTTCTGTCGATATCCAAGTCGTGGCCATAGATACCATTGTTTTTATTGAGGGACTGGACCGTGCCATCGCTGTTAATAACAGCATTTGTATCCGAATACAGGTTAATGTTGCCAAGCATAATCTTAGCGTTCGCTGGCAGGTCTTCTGGAACTTGCCAGTAGTTCAACAATACCTGCAACTGGCGGATGGCAGCTTGCATATTGTTAATCGTGTTAGCAGTATCGTCCATATACTGCTGGAGGTTAAATGTATAAAACTTGCCGTTATTATACATATAAACATCGCCGTTAACTGGAGCTGTGGTCTGGTCGACGTCCTTTAACTTCGTCATTGAGATGATACGAGAGAGGTCATCACCGTGAATGCAGTCAGCCTGTCCATCTTCGCGATTAAACGTAAGGCATGTCGGGTCTTCCGTTGGCGTTAGCTCAAGAGAGGTAACAGTCTCGGCCGCCTTAACGATACTTGTCAGGTCTAAGCAATCGCCGCCCCAAGAAGTGTTGACACATAACCCAGCCGGATTTTCTTCATCTAAATGATAGTCAACATAGGCATTAACGCAGTTAGCGTCAATCTTCTCACAGTCTTTGTGGTAAAACTCGTCAATATTAGTCATCGTTAATCCTCCTTCACAATTACTAATTCGCGAGTCGTCGGGTCCATATAAACACGCCACGCTTTATTTTCGCCATCTCTCGGGATAACAGACACCTCTGTTGGTTGGTGCCATTTTGCCTTATCCCCGCCAGCCCAGGTGAGCTGATAAAACTGGGTGGAGTTTGCCGGTGGCTGTAAGCTACTAACGCGTCCATTAGCGTCAGACCCCATGACATAATCTAGAGACTCTCCAGCTTCTTCGCTTGGGTCCATGCCAACCCATCCATTCTTGCCGTCGCAGTTTTCGCCACAGTTAGCGTCTTTCTTATAGACAAGAATAGCGTTATCTTTAATCGTCGTGGCGTCCACATCCCCAATGTCAGCCAAGTGAAGAATCGAGCCAAGCTCTGGAGCGGATATCGTCTGACGACCGCACTCAGCGTCATAAATAAGCGTGCGAGCGGTAATGTCTGGTTTTAGAGTGGTACAAGTTTCCGCGCTCTTAACAACGCTAGTAAAGTCATACCAAACGGAGCGACCGCCTAGGTTAAAGCGTAAATACGCAGGGCGAGTCGTATCGGCCTCTATAGAGAGGATTTGTTCTGGGCAGCCACATGGCTTTGGGCACTTCTTCTCACAGCCACATTTAGGCTGGCACTGTCCGCAATGCCCGCATCCCATTAATGGTCCGCCACATGTATTACAAAATGGATTCATACCTTAATTATAAATAGTACCCACCCTGAGACATTAAATTTAGTTTGCGTATGCCACCACGCGACCAATTAAAGCGTAGTCGTCGTCTGAGGCGATATGCTCACCCTCGTCAATTTGACGCTTCATCTTCTTGGCCATTCCGATAGCCGTACTGATTTCGTCGTTATTCGAGAGCATAACAATCTTGCGTACGGCGTCACGCACGGCTGGGTCGCTTGCCCCTTCTTTTTGGCCTAGCTGGTTGCCGTAAGCCTGACGCACATAAGACGCCGTATATCCGCTCATCGAGCCAAGACCTAGAGCCATCTTGTCTAAGATATCAAGGGCCTCCTTGCTGTTAAGGAGCTCATCTGGGCTCGTGTATTCAATGACCGCTTCAACGGCAGGGAGGAAATTCTCCTGCATGTATTGCTGAATAACGATATTCGCTCTCTGTTTTTCGCCTCTTCTCATAAGAGATTCACTATCATCTTCTGCTCTCTTTCGGGCGTAGGCAAGGCCAGCCATTGGCACGCCGTCGCCGTCGATGATGGCCGCGACGGTTGCCTTGACTAACTTCGAGCTCCCCTTCGGGAATTTCTTTTTTGCATTCTCAATGCGACGAGTTGCGTCACGCTGATAAAGGTCAACCGGAACCCATGGCTCCTCCCCCGAGCCAATCTTCCTGGTTTCACTTGGTTTAGCATTTGGATCCGGGGGAGCGTTCGGTATCTCGTCCCCAGTCACAAATGCGTCATTAGCGGCTTTTATTCTAGCGTCTAGCTCCTGTTCACTAAACATTACTGCTCACCTCCAAATATTTGATACATATACTGCTTCTTCTTATAAGGGTTACTTATTAAGAGATAATCTTCTAGCATATCTCTGGTCGCCGAGTCGCTCAAAACAGAGTTCGCGCCGTATCTGCTAATGATAGGATATAACGTTTTCACGACCATTGTATTCCATTCGTCGCTGACCTGCTTGCGCGCGGCCTTACTTCCGGCGGAATAGTAAGCTTTCCACATCTTCGACGATGTAATCTCGGCATCGTCTAGCTGCTTCTTTATCATAGCCTGGATTTGGTCGGTGTTCCCATACTTGGCGCTCTGGAGATATTGTATCTCATAAGGTGTGTTCACCTTGAATTGGTACTGGCCATATTTATCGTAATAGCCGTGACCAAGAAGGTTATTGTCGGAGGTCTCCATTGGGAACCCCATGTCTATGAGGGTGCTGATAGCGGCGTTACGGGCATCGTAATAGCTATCTTTCTGAAGCTCGCGCGAATAATCAGTATCATTGTAGGTTATGCCGGTCGGGAACGTGAGCAAGCTTACAATCTGAGCAACACGCACATCAGTATACTGGTCTGGGTACTTTTGACGCATATTGTTTGCAATGTCCAATACGAACTTTGAATACTCGTCAATCTTATTGCGGTAAACCTGCAGAGCGTTCTCGCGTTTCGTCGGATTGACACTGTCCCACTTTTCGTCACGAATAACCGCTAAAGCCTTCTGCAAACCATCATCATTGATAAGCTCTTCTCGCTTTGCGTAGGCAATGTCTATCGCCTTCTGCCAATTAGACCTGACCTCATTATAGTCGGAGCCACCATCTACCGGGCTCGTAACTTCGGCTGCTAGCGCCTCATTAAATGACTTAATGTCGCCAGAGAACAGGCTTTTCGCATTATCCAACACGCTAATCGTAGAGCGACCAAAGAGAGACTGCAACACCTTGTTTGCTGCAGAGGCACTCAGATTCCAGCCGAACTTTTTACTGAATTCGGCAAAGCTCTTAGCGATATCACTCTTAGTGCTATCCATAATCTGCTCTTCGCCGTTCTCGTCAATGTAGACATGGCTGGTATCAATGTCGCGCCCCGTGTACGGGTCACGGCCACTCTTAATCATGTAAGCGCTCTTAACGATTGGAGGCATCAGGGAAGAAGCCGCTTTCTCTACGCCACGACCAATGCGAGTCCACAGCCCAGTAGATTCATCGTCCATAAGAATATCATTCGCGTCTAGATCGACAAAGCCAGATAGGTCAATCGGGAATACCCCAAGGATATCACTTGCCACTAAGTCCCTCCAAGAAGCGTCTTGCGCATCGGCGGCCTTTTCTACAACATGGCGAAATGGAGCTAAGAAGCGGGACAGCTCTTGAGGAATTGGGATTTGTATCTTAGACCCTTTATAGACCAAGAACGCAGAATCCTGTTTTTCATACTCGCGGATAGTTTGGTAAATCTCGCGGTTCTTCGGGTCACTTAGGCTCTCTGTCAGAAGAGTCATATAAGGCAGAATTAAACCAAAAGTGAAGCGAGTAGATACGCCAGCTGGGTCGAGCTCAAGCAATCTAAAGAACGATTTATGGCCATTAATTGCCGCACCGAGATAAGGGACGCTCTTAATGAACCTGTTGGCATACGCAAAGGTACGACCGAAATCGGTAGTCGCATCTAATGCAAACCTGGTCGCCCAAATTTGTGCCTCTTGCATAGTCATGCCAGACTCGATAGCAATACGGTACTGGGATGCGTAAACACTCCTACGGGCAAACGATTCACGCCAGTTGCCGCGAGAGGTGTCTTGGAAGAAGTTATCAAGCTTCTCCTGCATCTTTCTAGAAGCGGCCTGCCACTGGGCCAAGTCCCCTTCGGCCGTGCCAAGCCCCTCTTTCGCACCAAAAGCAATCTGCATCTGTTCGCGTCGCACATCCTTCATCTCGACTTTGCCGCCACCGGCACGATAGAACTCCGCCTCTGTCATACCACCTTGCCCTGGGATACGGCTCATCCCCATAGTATCGACGGAGAAAGTAACGGTCGCACGCTTGAGCGCTTGTTCGGCTTCTTCTGGAGCAACGCCCTTAACGGCATTCTCGGCGAACGCGTCCCACCACTCTTGGCCATATTGGGCTACTAACCCCTTCTGGGTGCTTTCATAGGCAGACTCTATAAAACTATCAGTGAAGGTGTCCGTAACAGCCTTTCCGAAAACTCTCTGGCCGAATGGGATAGAATCTGAAGCAACAGAGGCCATAAAACTTTTCGCGCTTCCCGTACGGAGATTCGTAAATGGCTTAGCTGCGCCGACAAACACAGCATCCATAGGGTCTCGGAACCACTGATTTACATAAGAAGCCAAGTCAATACCGGTCGTACCCCAACGGAAAATTTGGCTAGTTTGAGCATTAAACCCAAGAATAGTTTTTGCGAGAGCGTCAGTAGTCGTCTTGCGGAAGTCGATAGACGCATTTGCAGCGAATGCGTACATCGGGTCAGTTTCATAATACTTAAGCGTGCCATCTGGACCAATTAGCTGAACAATTTTACGCGAATTATATTCTGGTATACGAGAACCATCCTTAGGAGCCTTCAGCCCACGCCCCTCGATTTCCTTCATCTCTTTCTGGATGTCATTCCAGTAGGTCTTCATATCTATGGCTTCGCTGCCGCCACCAGTCTTTAGGATGTTGACGAGCCTTGCGTATTCACTGTCGATATCAGCCTTAAGTCCGTTACCGATAGCGTTCGCAATATCGTAGCTATGTTTGGCCTGTTCCTTGCCGAACCCCTTTTGCGCCGTCTTAAAGGCTAACGAACGCGCCCCCTTAACACTCTCATTAAGTGGAGCCGCGAATTTCTTACCATTACTAATATTATGAAGCTGGTTGAGAACCACATATTCCTTAGCCGCGGCTAAGGCCTCGTCGCCCTCACCGAACGCGCCGTTACTCTGTTTAATCACATTTTTGACGACATCATTAAAGGCAGTAGACTTTTCAAGCTTTTCAATCATGCCATCTACAACCTTTTGACGAAGGTCTACAACCCCACTGTTGAAGTCGCTGCCTAGCGTCTCTAGGTCTTTCGGGTCCCATTTTGGCGCACCTTCAAACTCAGCTTCGGCTGCATATTGTTTCTCTAGCGCCCTCAAATAATCCTCGCGCGGCTTGCTCAGCACAGTCTTACCCTCCGCCTCTAACTGAGCGTCATACTTGTTAAAGGTAAAATCCTGGAACTCCTCGAGCTTCGACACCGCTTTTTTGTTGTGCAAGATGAAGTCGCTCTGCAAATCACGGATATAAGTATCAGACCCGCGAGCCAATTTTTTCACGTTGGTGACATTAAGTTTTTGGCCATCTAAATCCTTGACAATCTTTTTCTGTAAATAATCTGGGAGATTGTCATACCAACTCCTAAAGGTGTTCGCATTTTGCCCAAGGATGTCAAATGACGGCTTCGAGATATCGGCCGGCATAGCATCAATAATACCCGTCAGCTCATCGCTGCTAGATTGCTCAACAATTCCCCATCGTTTTGCTGCGGTCACTTCTTTCTTAATGGCAGCATTATAAGCCTTCTCAGCCCTGTCGGCCGCACCTTTTGCGGCTCGCGCTCTGTCGAACAACTTGCGATAATCGTAAGCTGCACGCATAGTGTCCGTTTTAAGGAACTCATCTTTAATGATTGCAGAGAAAGCATCGCCGTTCGGAGACACGACACTATTAAGCTCGTTCTTTAGTCCGGCAAGCCCCTTCTCAACTAACGAAACCTCATAATCAGAAAAACCATCAGTCGACAAGCCCTTAAGCTGTCTGGTTATCATGTTTGCGGCCTCAACCGCTCGGCCAAGGTCTTGCGCCTGAGCCACCGTAGCGGCAGCCCTCGTCTTCGTGAAAATCACCATTGTCGGGTCTATAAATGAGCTATCAATATCCCCTGGCTCAAGATACAATGGGTCATCTCCTACAACCTTGCGGGCGCGGAAAAGTGCGACCTTGTCGCTAAAGTTTTCGTTGGCAAACCTTCTAACACCAGCCTCGATATCCTCGTCAGTGAACAAGCGCGACGTCGGTATATACAAAGAGCCGTCATCGCCGTAGCCCTGAGTACGAAGCTTATAAATAAGGTCTACATAATCTCTGTCCACATAACCATGGTCAATCATATAGTCCGTTAATGCTTTGTTATAACGACCGATCGCCTCCAGCGTTCTATTGGTTGACGCTGCCCACTCTGCGCCATATTTAGCCTCATACCCAGCGATTTTTTCCTCAGCAGAAGTTACGAATTTCTTAATAGTGTTAATCCTGGTGGATGGCAAGCCAATCGCATCGGCATTCTCAAGTTGCCATTTATAGTGGCCTAGCTGTGACTTAAGGCTAATAGTCTCGCTCGCCTCTTTCGAGAGCAGGCTACCAGATTCACGGAGAGTCAAATCTGCCCCCTCGGAAGCAAGCTTGCTCTCAATCGTTGCCATGTCGGCTTCAGCCTGTTGGAATCTGGTGAAGGTTCCATCGGCATCGATAGCCTGCTCAATTTCAGTCTGCTTAATAGAAACGCCTTTGCTGATAGCATCTATCTGGTTTTCTAGGTCTATTCTAGCGGTGCGCAACTTCTGATAACGCTCGAAGTTGGCATTAACACGCTCCTTAAGAGTTAGGCCCTTAGTAGTAGCCCCAGGGACATCCTCTAGCGCGTCTGCTGTCTCCTTGGACAAAGCCTCAAGCTCCTCCGTGCTTAAAGTTTTGCCAGGGAACAAAATGTCAGAAATGTTTTTAACGAGAGCATCGAAGTCTTCGCTCGCTTCGCCAATGATTGGGTTCTTTAGAATTGCGTCACGAATCGCATTCGCCATGTCCATCCCGGCAATATTGAACGCCTCTACGGTGCGTCCAGTTTGAGCGGCGACTTCAGCGACTTTTTCTCCAGCCCCAAAGCCGTTAAGCCTCATAAAGATTTTACTCAAAATAGTGTCTCGAGCCCTTCCGGCGGCTGCAGTGACTTTGCCGGCCCCCATAGAAATCACCTGACCACTGACAGTCTTGTTGAAGAAGCCTTCTAGACCTCTCATCGCGCCCTCACCGATGGTGTTCCACCAGATATTGGAGACGATTTTCTCAGCCAACTCTGGGGTTATTTCACCGCTAGCAAAAGCCTTATTGACGAGCTGTTTATCGTCAACCATGGTTTCGAGTAAACCCTGCGCCGTAACGTTACTGGCAAAGCCAAGCACCTTGAACACAGTAGCGACACTCTTAGCAGACATTGCCTTGCCCATAAATGTGGCTATGCCAGTTCCACTACCTAATGCAGAGATACCTTTTTCAATCGCGCCACCAGCAGCGTTGAGAAGAATAATATTCTCAGCGATTTTCCAAATAAGGTTGCCGACCATCTCGCCAGCCGCAGCGGATCCAGAAATCATCTGCATCCGCTCATTGAATTCGTCGAAAGTTTTTGTTAGTTCTTCATTATATTTATCGTATTGATCGCCAAGGTGGCCTCTCGCTAAGGCTAGCGCATCAGCTTGAAGGTCAGCGATAATCTTCTGTGGGTCGCCACCATCTCGCAGAAGGTTGAGGAACTCGCCAGCCATATAACCAGCGAGATACGCTGGATTACCGAGAAGAAGCCACCCCACTCCCGTCCTGTTCTCGTCTTCAACTCCAACCGCATCAAGGCCCCAGTCCACAATCGACTCAAAAGACTGCGTCAACACGGCAGAAAAATTATACCCAGCATTCATTGCTGAACCCACCACGCCCGTCACCATTGTTGCGCCAAACATCGCCATATCAAATAGCGCCGTTGTTTCTGGCCTATTCTGTGTTACAAGATTGTACATTTGAATCGTACGCGCCAGCTCAGTTGCATAACCAGCATCCCCCATAACCTCTTGGCGTGTCTTAGTTTCTTCCTCGTCGCTCGGGTCATATACGTTGTAATCGAGGAACCCCTCCATGCGCTTCAGGGCTTCTTCCTGTAGTTTTGAGCCAGTAGCATCGTCAAAATCCTGTTTATATACAGCCGTGAAAAAATCCTCGGCACTTACAGTTTTATTTTCGCTGTCCCATGACCCTAAACCAGACCAATCATATTTATCCATTGCCCAGTCGGGGACATAAACTGCGCCGCTCTTATTGTAGTCATCCTTGTTGTAAAAAGTATTAGCAACGGCAACATCCTGGTCTGTAAAGCTAGCACCATACTTAGCGGAAATGTCTTCCTTATAGTTCTTTATCATCGCGAAAGACCCCGCATAGTTATTTGCCGAATCTTGGAAAGTTCTCAATGCGTCAGACACTTTAATTGGGTCTCCAGTCGTTGGGTCGGCAATAGTAGAATTAGGGTCAGCGCGGAACATATTTACAAGGCCAAGAAGCGCTTTATTCTCGGAGTAATTCTTCTTAAAAGAGTCAGAATTAATAATCTCGCCAGTCAGCCATTTAGGGCCTCTGACAGTAATCGTGCCGGTCATTGGGTCGATAGTGGTTGTTGCCTTTGCTTCAGATACAGGGGTATAAACCTCTTCGTCTGGAGCATTAGTCTGGTACACGCTGTAAGTACCACCCTCTTCCCTAGCCTTTTTAGCTTCTGCGTAGAGAGACCCCCCTTCTGGATACCTCTGCGTCCCTATCACATTGCCATTCTCGTCGAGAACATTAACTTCTTCGTATTTTATCTTCGCCATATCGTGAGCCACTCCATTAACGGTTTCTTATCGCGTTATATAGTTGTTCGAGCGCCGACGGGTTGTTGTGAATTGCATTATAAATGTCATACCCAGTCTGAGCAAAGAACGGGAGAGTGCCTATGAACGGAGAGGCCAAACCAAGCGCCACATTTGTAGCATATGCCGCTCCCGTGTCTGCTAAATCCCACTTTCTGCCAGAAACGGTCCCCTGTGATGTCTCCACCTCACCAGGCTCACTAGGAGCTGTCGGAAGTTTCGGACCAGACCCATCGTCTTCAGTCTGCAACTTGAGATTTTCGAGGTAATCGCTCGGGTCGTTTCCGCCACCAGCATTATTCGCGCGTTTTTGAGCTGCCCGATAGGCGTCATTATAGCGTTTCTGCGCCTTGCCGATTTCGTTGCTCAGAAGCGTGCTGAGCGCCTGAGACTGAGCCGCCGCGCGCAAGTCTGCCACCATAGAATTAGTCTGTGGTGTCTGATAGCGCGACTTGAAATAATTACTGCCGCCAGCTAAACCGCCAAGATTGCTTGGTACGGCGGTACCGAGATTGTAAGTATCTTGACGAATTTGAGCAGTGTTTTGCCCCTGCGTATTACGCAAATTATCAATAAAGGCGTTCTGCTCATTGAGACTGACCTGAGGATTGACGTATCTCCGGTCGTTGTCGATGTATGAAAAGTCGTCTAAGTTCATACCTCTAGTATATATTATCCATCTTTTGACGACTCTTTTTCCACCAAAAAACGCCCCCGACCATGAGGCGTTTTTGCCGTTATTTCTTGACGGTGACTATCTTTGTGACATCTATGCCACGAGAGTCGGCCCACTCCGTGAATAGATCCGTCATATACCAATCACCATCAAGCTCATTAAAGTAATAGTCGGCGACCTTCAGAATCTCACTCTCGTTATCAGGATAATCGCTCATAAGTGTTAGCAGCTGGCTACGAGTAGCGTTAAGCTCGGCCTTATCAACCTTCTCAATAATCGTGTCTAGTTTCTGATTTGTGCCAGCGTTTATCTGAGTAACGCACCAGGAGCCAATTCCAACAGCTGCAGCGCCTATAATTCCAACAGCAGTAATGACGTCAGCAAGACTCTTCGTTTTTTTGATAATTTTTTCGGACATTTTCTCTTTAGGTTTTTTAACAGTTATCTTCCTAGGCTCCCTAGGCACTTTCATTTCGACTTGTTTTATCTTCTTAGCCATAGCTAGGCTCCATCTTTTATTTTAGTGTAAAGCCCATCCCTATCGTAAATATAGACAGCCCCATTGGCCTCGTATTCAACAATCTTATTAGAAAAAGCCCCATTAACAGGCTTGGCTTCTGAGTCTGCAGAATCGTCGCCGAGAGCAGCCGGAATAATAGTTTTAACTAAACCAAAGCAATTACAAGCATTGTCGCAATTCTTATCGGTGGAACTATCAATGATTAAGAAATCATCACAACATTTCATATTATCATTATATTATTCAAAGTCTTCGGCCGGTAAAATCTCGTCAGCCAAGTAGTAATGTTGCCCCACACGAAGCCTATTCACGTTGCGCGTGCCTAAAGCAGAATCATCGAAGTTAGTGATAGCCTGATAGTCTTCGTGGTCTTGATAAAACCCGTCCCCAAACCATTCAGGCAACTCCTTGAGCACATCTTCGCTTCGGTCAGTAAGCGGATATTCGTCTGTGATATACTCGTGCGCCCCGTCGGAGAAGATATATCCGATATTGCGCCCATTATCGACAATCACTGGATGGCTAACCACCTTTCCGCAATCAATATAATCAATAGCATCAAACTCAATCGGAACATTTACGCCGCCCACCTCAGCGGACAAGAAGGTCGAGAACTGGTCAATAGATGAATGAACACGAACGCCACTCTTGTCTTCGTTATATAAGATGCTTGGGGCATCCATGTCATCGCCATCAATGCCAGTTTTTGCTCGTACTAGGTGGCCGGATGGGTAGATGTAGCCGTCAGAAGCAGTGCTAACAATAGCACTACTAGTATCCACTTGATTACAGTTAATATAGTTGATTTGGTCATACTCAATAGGAACTTTCTCCGACCCATTATCTACTGACAAAAAGTTTTTAAACTGCGCTTCGGACGACTCAACAATAACCTGGTCATCGTCCGCGTGAAAAGCTATAGCCATGTCGTCTGCGTCGTCGCCAGTCAATATGTTAGATGACACAAAATGCCCATTCGGGTACTCAGTATAGCCCGATTTATTAGAGACATTTACGATAGCAGGGGTCGTATGCACCTCCCCGCAGCTAATATAATCTACATTGTCGAACTCGACGGGGACTTTTACCCCGCCAAGCTCTACTGCTAGGAAGCCATCATATTTATCGGCAGACGACCTGTTAAAGCTTTCTATGCCGTCATCATGGTATAGGACTTCCATACCGCCTCCTTATAACATACTGTTTGGGTTCGCGTACTCGCCACCAGTCTCTGGGGTCAGCCCCTCTAAGCCAGTAGACATCGCCCCATCTTGCATCTCCATATCAACGCCCTGAGGGCCACCGCTATTTGCGGACATCTCGGCTAGCTGACGCTCATCTGGGATAGGTTGTCCTCCAGCTAATTCGTCAATAATGGCATCAATTTCGTCAGGAGACTGATTCTGCATAACATTATCCACCTCATATGGAACTGGGTTCTGCTCATACGCCTGTTGGTTCTGCTGAAGCGCCATAGCCTCATTCTGGGCCTGTTGCTGAGCAAGAGCAATCTCCTCTTGGCTTGGACCCTGTTCGCGAACAAAGCTGGACGCCACTTTACGAGGTACGGTTCCCATAAGAGCACGCTCCATGAGATAAGCGACACCGTCCTTGTTAATAAGCCCACTCTGAGCAAGGTTAGCGACAAGCTGGAGTGCGTTAGCGGCGACTGCTTTCTCGTGGATCTGAACAGCCATGGCCGGGCGGACATTGACAATCGCCTCGAGCGCCATCTGCTGAATCGATACAGAAGAGTTGCCACCATAATTACTGATAGGGAAATCTTGACGAGGAGAGTAGGCCACACGGTTAGCGATACATTGGCGAGCAATATCTGCGTAAAGCTGCATGATTGCGTTCTGGTGTGTCGAGAGACCCTGTGCTACAGCGCCTAAAGCCATACCAGACTCAGCAGCACTTGCACGGTCGCCCATAGCCTGTAACGCGTCAAACTGGTCATAAGAGTGGAGAATCTGCTGGATACGCTGTTCACGGAAGGCAATTTCGCTATCAATCGGAGTGTAGTCGTACTGGAAGTTAATTGAGTTGATATCGCCCTGGATGTCATCAAGCACAATGCCCATAATGTTGAGCACACCACGGAGAGAGGCGGCATCAGCAGCGTTAGTTTCAATGCGGAGAATCGAGAGAATCTTGCTCACATGGTCACGCTTTGCGCGCCAACCACATAGCTCGTCATGCGTGTCGAGAAGGGAGAAGACTGGGGACCACGGATGTGGGAACTTGTCCATATTCTCTTCCTCTTCAAATTGAATTTTAAGAGGGCAGTCAAGACAAAAGTCGTCCATGCGAGTCTTCTGCTCACCCGTAACAGGGTTCGTAATCGTAAAGGCGATTTTGCGGTGGAAGGCTTTTCCATTTGCGGAAATCACATAACGACGGTTAATAATCTTGAACTCAATCTTCTGGTCAAGGTCATAGAGAACCGTCAACTCAACATCGTCGCCGTTGTAGAGCGACTTGCTACGAACCTTCGGGTCAGAGGCATAAGTGCGATACCAGTTAAGGTTGTAGCAAGTACGAAGGTCATGGTCATATTCATCGAACTGGTTAATACCGCCCATAAGCTGGGTCGAAGTAGCAATGCGGTTTAAATCCTCCACATAGATATCAAGACCGTTAAGAGTGCGGATTTTGCGGTTGCTATACTTTGCGCCCTTGTCAACGTTCCAAACTTTTTTACCTTTGCCGTCGTCCTCTTCCTTCAAAATTGAGCGATCTGGAGCCTTGATATCAAGGTTCACCTCTTCGTTGTCATCGTTCGCAATCATCTCCTTGAGCTTCTTCCAGCTAATCATAGTGGAATAGCCGCGGAAGCGTTCGAGGCCGAGAGACGAATATTTGGTGTCGAACCAGACGTTCTTCGGGTTAACACGAAGCACTTTGTTCTTGTCGGACACTGGGTCGTATTTGACGATAACGGCAGCTAACCCAGCCCACGTTAGGTCACGGGAGAAAGTAGCCGAGAGGATGTTGAGGCGGTTGCGGACATAGTCTATTTGGCATTGTGCTGAGAGCAAGTCCTCAGTATCGTCATCGATAATACCAAATGGGTCGTTAATCTTATACTCATAAGTATCCACGCCAGACGCCATCTGATTGGCGCGGTTGTCTACAGCTTTTTTGATAGCGAAAGAGGTTCCCTCTGGAACGCAACGACAATATTCTTCATACTTCGCACGATCGACGGAATCGACTTTGCTCAAATTGCTTTTTAACTCTTCCTGGTACAGGTTCTTACAAGGCTTGCCTAATTTAGCCAAACTGGCCCTCCAAAGCCAGTAATGGTACGAGGTTCGGGCAAAATCCGACTCTTCGAGCCATTGAATTGGATAGTTCCAATCATGATTCCAGTCTATAAAGTCATAATTCTGCATCCTACTCTACCTCTTCGTTATTAAAATAGTCGTACGAGTTCATAACTTTATTTTACAATATGTCCCTAATAAGCAATAAAAACACCACCCTGGAACTAAACAAGCTGGGGTGGTGTCGAGCTTTAATTGGAGAAAAAGCTACTCAATTAGTATACCATTATTTCTTGGCCTGATTGAGAGTTTCGCGCATGAATTTCTCCGCGGCTTCAGCAGACGGGTGCCCGGCCATACCGGCAGCGCGAAGGGCAGAATCTTGTTGGAGAACTGCCATAGCCTGTTGCATATCTTTAATGTTGCCTTCTACTGGCACATAATCAACCGTTGGAGCTGCGCCTGCCTCTGGCATAGAAGCTGGTTGGCGAGCAGCAACCGTTGCGGCCTTCATATCCAAGAAACGGCGAACCATTACATCATTAATAGAGCCATCTTCATTCATTGGATGAATATTAAAGGCGGCCATGTCCCTGAGAACCGCGCCACTTTCTACCTCTTTCGCGATAGCTGCATATTTCTCCTCGTGAGAGAGAGCGCCGAAATATTGCTGAGCTAAGAACTCTTGTGGAGTAATCGACCCGGCTGGGGCTTTATAAGCTGGTTTCGGAGGCTCAGCAGGTTGTGCTGGCTCAGCAGGCTTTTGCTCTGCTGGAGCCGGGGTAGGGTTGCTGATGCGAGCCTTAACTTTTTCCCACCCACCATTGTTGTCGTAGAACTTGCGCATATCGGCAAGCTGCTCGCTCGTGAAGCCATGCATGTCTGGCATTTCTGGAGCTGGAGCTGGATTAGAGTTGGTAGGAGTTGCTACACTCTCTGCAGCTGGTGCTGCAGCGGGCGCTTCTGGAGTATTTTCCATGAAGTTCCTTTCTATTTATTAATACTTTTATTTTAGCTTACGTTCTTCGTTTCGTCTATTTAATGCCGTCACGACCTTATATACCTCGTCTAGGCTAGGCGCCGCCATATACAACAGCTCCGGGGTCTTCTCTTTTGTCGCTCTAACGTATACACGCTTAATCTCGGCCAATTCGGCAGCCAAATAAGCCACAATTTCCTCATCACTATGGTTCAATATTTCACCAATTATATCTATCGTCATCTCTTCTTCTCCTTTGTTTTAATTTATCGCTCGTAAGATGCCATGCCTTGCAATATTTGCAAAAGTACGGATGCTCGTTTAGCCCCTTTCTCTTCAGCCACTTGCTAGTCTTTTTCGCGTCGTTCTCTCCCTTATAAACCACTTTTCCTTCGCAGGGGCCGCTCTCACTCCTCGGCCTTGACGAATGTACCATTCTTCGTCTCCCCAGTACGGTTGGCGATGGCTTCATAGGCAATCTCAAGACAAGCCATTGGGTCCATATTAAGAATGTCGGCAAGAATAATGATGGTTACAAGAGAATCTCCAATGGCATCATATAGCTCGTCTGGCTGCTCGAGAGCATTTAAATCGTAGTGGTTGCGTGTAATCTCATGCGCAATCTCTCCCACCTCTTCAATCACCTTGTTGAGTTGCGCCTTCGGGTCGTCCAACCCCTTATTGCGTCCCCACTGAATAACGTCAGTAATAGTGGCCAGTGACGCAATCGCGTGCTCCTTAAACCCGTCTGTCCCCTTATAAAGATAACTATAGCCTGCTGGCATAAACCCTCCTTTTTCTTCATTATACAAAAAAACGGGCAGCCATTAAAGCTGCCCGGAGCGAGTCGCGAAAAAGTCCAACTGATACTGCATAGCCTTTCTAAACTCAACGTCGGGGATATGAACATACAGCCAAGCGATAGCCTGGCAGACTCCCATAGAGTCGATAATCTCGGCGTTCTTCTGATACTCGAACCAAGCCTGCTTTAGAAGCGAGCCGTCAGGTACGGGCACAGTGCTGAGCTTAGAATGAAGCTCACGATGCCACACAACTGGCACGGGGCGGACAAAGGCGTTGCGGATAGCCTTGGCATAACCACAGCTCCAATATCTCCCCTGATAGCAGATATGGTGACGGTCCTTAGCAGTAAGCGGCGGAGTTCTCCTGCACCTTCTCTTCTTCTTGCTCATAATAACACCCCCTTATCTGAGCAACGACTCGAATGTACGACTTGCGTCTAATTTTATTATGCACGCAAAAACCCGCCTGCGGGAGAAAAGCTGCGGCGGGTTTTACGGCTCTTGAGTGGGTAAGAACCTATTCAATTATATAATGCGTTAAACCGTAGGAGTGGTATTTGACGCAATCGTGTCGAGCACACCCTTAGCCGTATCTTGCTTACCTTGAATGGTGCCAAGATTTGTATTTACAGTATCTATCTTGCCAGCAATGGTAGTTAAATTAGTGTTGACGGTAGCAAGAGCGGTCTTGATGTCGCCCAACAATGTCTCAACTTGGTCGGTCTGAGATATGATGGTCTCTTCATTCGTGTTAGACTTGATGTCTGCGTCAGTGCGCATCGAATCTTTATCTTGTTCTGAGTAGTTATTGTATTGTTTATAATCTGGCATTGCAAAATCCTCTATTAATCTAATTTAATTATACTTTACGACCGTCTATCTTACCCAATTCTTCCTGGAGTAAATCCGCATAAACAAAAAACCTCCCGAAGGAGGTTTTTCTAACAGCTAAGACTTCCCGGAATTAGCAAGCATTAAACTGGTCGAATTCGATGATCAAGCCGTAGACAGGGAAGGTGATACCGGTACCAACATAGACAGTATCAATCATACCGACATAGAGCTTGTCGCAGTCGTATGGCTTGATGTCTAGGTGGTAGCCTTCCTTCTCGAAGCTATAACCGACGCGTGGATCGAGGATAGCTACATATTGCTTGGTGGCGTCAGCGTTCCAGAGTGGATATTGGGTAGCGAGAGTTCCGGTACCAGTGGTCATCCATGGGCTGCGCATTAAGACGACGACATCTACAGGGATGCCGAGGATTTCTTTGACGCGTGGAGCCAAAGCGAAGCCAGGCAATTCCCAATCCTCGAACGTATTGATGCGTTGAGTTTGGAAGTTAAGGTTGTAAAGAGTTTCAACACTCTTGACAAGTTCCGTTGCGAACTCTTTAGTGATGAATACGGTAGGACGGACATCCTGGAAGGAGTCAATCATGTATTGGACAGCTTCTGGGACTAAGCAGCGAGCGTTAGCAGTAACCGTACCTTGGTTAGCCCAGTAGTGAGTTGGGTGAGTCTGTGCCAAGAAGGCATCAACCGTAGCGGCAGGAGCAGCTACAAGACCATCGATAACCTTGTTCCAGAGATCGACTTCGCGGCCGAACTCATAAGCACGCTTAGACAAAGCATATTGCTGAGTAAACAATGCAGTATCCCAGAAATCTTTGTTCTTGTCGCACATGCGGACACCGTAGGCATATTCGCAGTCAAAGCGGAAGCGAAGTTGCTCAAAGGTTGGCAATGTGTTGATGCAAGGGACTTCACAGTCGAGGACGACGTGGACATGACATTCATCACCTTCGTTAGCAGCGTACTGCATATCTTTTTTCTGGAAGAGGCTGAATGGGTTTTGGTCTTTCTTAATGTTGACGATGAGTTCTTGACCGTATTTCAAGTTGGAAAGGAGGGTCGAGTCATCAATCATGCGTTCGCCGGTAAAGAATGAGCGAGCGGAGTTAAGTTCCTGTTGGAGCTTAGGTTCATCGATGAGGTTGCGAGCAACGATGTCACGATAAAGTGGGAACATAATATCGTAATCGAATACGCTGGTCGTCGATGGCTTAGTTGGAGTGGTTACAACCGTTTGGGTATAGCCAGTATTAATTGTTGCCATAAAAATCCTATTAAATTTAACGTTTTTCTGCCCCTATGTCTTTCGGCGAGTGCTAGTCGTCTAAACTCATAGTTGCTATCTCAAATCGGCTCTCTCACGACATTGGCTCTGCAAATTAGCGGTTCGCCGGGCTTATCGCAATCTAGTCTATCTGGTAGCTAGGCTATAATTTATATATAACACAACAATTCTACTAAGAAGAAAAATCTAAATTATCGCCCAGCCGTGACCCTTTCTACCCTCAAGCTGGCGTTGGTTAAGGCTTCCGGCATAAATCCAAAGCGCGGCAACGCGGTCATCATGGTGCCCTCTCTTCGCCTCTAGTCTCATAGACTTAGTGCCATCAGACCTGGTCTTGATTTTCTTCACGACCGTTCTCAGTTCGTCAAGAGTATTCTCATCATGAATAATTATGACCCCGCGGTCAATCATACTGGACAGCGCGTCTATCATTCTTTCCTTAGTGGCAACAGAAGTTCTTAGTCCGGGGATACGGTCAACTCTCGCCTTTTTATTCTCGTAATACCAGTGATAATATCTACGAGAATTCACAGCCACAATAAAGCCATTGGCCACATTTATTTCCGGGCAAAGCTCAGCGTTGTTATATATTGTGCCCATCGACACAGCCCAGTCGGCATAGTCCTCATCGGGCAATCCCTTCTCCGCAAATGTGGCGACCTGCTCATTATTTTCCAAATCCATAACGTGCATCACGAAGTTATCAGTATCCTCTGAGCGAGCAGTTATCGGGTCAATCACGATTCTATATCTATGCCCGTATATAGGCTTCCTGTATATAATAAATGGACTAACATCCGTCTCGTGAGCTTCAACCTTCCCCGTGGCATTATCGGTAAGAAAGCGGTAATGACCGCCAGCCCTAATATTATCTTCTTGTTTGCCTAGTGACTCAGCGCTAAAGACGCTCCTATCTGAAGTCAGTGCCAAGATGTCTTCCACGCTCGTTGGGAATTCATACTTCATTTTAGATGTACGCAGCGCCCGCCTATGGTACCAACCTATCTTGTCATGCCACTCGGATTGGGGAACGCCGTAATTAATCATGGCTGGGATAATCACGTCCTTATCATAATCTGTATATTCATCGGCCGTTAAACCGATGCCGTCTCCCTCCCGTCCGTAGACGAGGAACCACGGAATAAAAACTAGCTCCATCTCCTTTGGGTTGTCTAAGGCGGTCTGAATCTTATTTAGAAAATAGGAAGAAAGCCGGTCAGAAAAGGTACCAATGTAGGCTGTAAACGACCAGCCATAAGATGAGATTGCGCCAGAGATAGCATCCTCGACCGCCTCTGGATTTCTATACTCAGACGGCTCGTCGCAAAGCCAGACCGATACAGTGCCAGAGCGGACAGAGTTAGAGCCGGCCGAAGTAATCTCATAATAGCCACCACGCCTAATCCCCTTTACATCCTTGTAGTGTAAAAGCGTAGAAGTGCCTAAAGTGTCTCTTTCTATAGTTGGATAAATTGCGGGGTGGACGTTTGTAATGATTGGCTGAATCTTCTGCTTAAAAAACTTAGTGGCCGTCGTTCCGGTCTGTAGCGTATGAACCACATTGAGGTTCTCCATGCCCGGGACGTAGGCCTCTATGTAGCTAGCCACCGCCGTCAGCAATGTAGATTTACCAAACTGGCGCGGGCCCAAGATGACACACTCCTTGTGGACTGTGGCACGAGTATCCTTGTCTACATACCCCAGGATAGTCCGAGCAATCAGCTCTTGGCCTTTGTTCATCTTGGGGTGGACGTATTGGCGAGTATCGCGGTCCTGTAAGACCATACAATTCTCAAACCAATACTTAAACCCCTCAAAATTTCCAGATAGGGCTCGCCTTATCTGTTCATTCTCTAGTGGCGCCGAATCTGCGTACTCATTACTAAGTAGCCTCGCCACTCATCACTCCTTCGAGAATCTCCCGTTGCTCTCTCTCCCTCCGCTGCTCGTCAGTTTCTTGGGGAGCAAAGATATTGTTCCCCTTGAAACTTGAGTTGAGTTTAGCCACAGACTCAGTAAGGACCTTGACGAGCTCTGGGTTCGTCTTGGCGTCGACGCTCTCAATCAGCTCGTCCAGTTTATTCAACATATGACGGTTGACGGTTTCAAGAGAAGTAGACTCAACGCGAGTCTCTATCACTTCTCCGTCCATCTCTATTTGCCTTCCAATAATTCTTTGCGGCGGTCACGGGCTGCCTTGAAAATGTCATCACCTAAGCGAGGAAGCACCATCTGCAACTCATTCATAATAGGAGCAATCTCGCGCTCACAGGTCGATACGTCATTTGGCGTCTTTGCGCTTTTGAGCGTCTTCACCTGTTTGTCGAACCTTTTAAGAATCTCTTTGAAATATTTTTCGTTTTCCATTTTATACTCCTGCCCCATCGGCTGAATTAGTTGTTACCGAGCCCCTAGACTCACCAATGATTTCGCCCTCTTTAGCAATTGTCTTCTTGGTAACGCGTGGGCGCTCGCTACCACCAGTCTCTTCGTCTTTAACTGTCGAGATGCCGCGCGTTGTTTGTTGGACATACTCACGACCAGCTACATCGCGATAGTTGTCGCGGATAGTTTTACGCAATAGCTCCTTCTCGAACGAGGTATTGATTGCCACGAATACAGAGCCTAGCTGCACGAGCTCGCTAGGACGACGGCCATGGTGCTTCTCCGTATAATCCGTGTACTCTTCTTTCGTAATTAAACGAACCTTCGGGATGCGGAAGTTGTGAGCTTCCTCAATCCAGTCCATATGCCCAACTAGCCAGCGGATGTCGATCGTTGGCGCCTTATACGTATTAGTTTTGATTAATTCCACCGCATCATCTATAGAAATGAAGCCGTTTGGTAAAGAATTGTTGTCCATTTACGTCTCCTTAATTACTTTTATGATATACTAAAAAATTTTTTATGTAAAATCTCGCAATATGAACTCTAGGTCTATGTTATTCTGTACCGCCTTTCCGTTAGCTAAGTCTACCCACCGACACCCCACGTCGTCATAGCCGACAACTAGAGCATACTTTGAGCATCCGTCTAAATAATGCTTCGCCATATCTACCTCTGGATACTGCGGAATAGAGTTAAGGGCGCTCTTAGATTTCTCTTTTCCTCGGATAATAGGGATAGTCAAAAAATCACGATAGCCATAGTGCTCTAGTCGCGACCGCACGAGCTTATCGACGGATCCACAAGTACACGCAACACAAAGTAATGCCATTATGCCACCTTCTTTCCTTTTATTAAATCGTAGCTTAATGCTACCTCTCCGCCACTCTCCCCCAGATGATAGGCGTATCGTCCGTTCTTCTTGCTAATCGCTAAAAGGTATCCCCCAAAGTCGGTGCCACTATACTGATTAGCCAGGCTGACGATGGCGTCCTTCCCCTTATACACTGGTGGGAGCTCGGCTTTTGGCCGCATAATCTTATATGCGGCTTCTGCCTTCTCTTTTACCCCCGAACATTTACATACTACTAAAAACTCATTCATTTCTCGCTCCAATACAACACACAACAACTAAAACAATGGCAAACACCGACAGCCCAAAACAGAGCGTGCGGATGCTTCCAGTAAAAAGCAGCTCCACTGCTTTACCAATAATAAACCAAATTAGAGCTGCTATCACTCCACATATTATAATTGCGGCTAATAGTAATTTATCCCCCTTGCTCATAAGAGCCTCCTTATTTCCCCCATTATTTCGTCGGCGTTTTCTGCATATCTCCAATGTAACCCATAGGCGCTGTGGGCTCTACCCGCCAAAACAGAACTAATGCTAGTCGGGGCTTTCATTCCATGAGCCTCCGCGGCCTCTGCAATACTATTGAATACCTCTCCGGTCTCAACACAAACGACTCCTCTCGGCTTGCCGGACGACTTCACTAGAGAGATGTCATCTCCAGACATCCCATCCCTAATCTTTTTCCTTATTGTCGCGATATTTAGCCCGGTTATCTTGCTCATCTCGGCCGGGGTGACTAATTCCCCATTCATATACGATTTTAATGACGTTCTTCTATTGTCAGCCTGCTCTTTAGCCGTCGCCCATCTGCAATTCTCTGGTGTATAGTCCCCATTCGGGTCTATGCGGTCAAGAGAGCATCCGTCCGGCCGTGGCCCCATGTCGTCTACGAAATTCCAAAAACCATTTTCGCCGATCCACCTATCGCACACCTTAATTCCGCGGCCACCATACCATATATAATTCTTTTTGTCGTTTTTGTTGTAACATCTATTCTTCATAGATGCCCAACACCTATATAGCGAATGCTCCGACACCTTCTTTCCGGTATACCTCGGAAGGTTCAAAATCTTATTTTTGAAGGTTTTATCCATAACATAACCAATTATAGCATGGATATTATAATAGACGCCTAATCTCGCCCATGATCTTGTCTGATACTTCTGGGTAACAGACCCAGGCAAAGAAGTTCCTTTCATTTAATTTCTTGATCCACTCCTTCTGTAGTGGCTGAAACTTTGCTCGCTTGCTTGCCTTGAACTCTATATAAATAGTTAGCCCCTCTGGCAAGAGCACAGAGGTATCCGGGAATCCGCGCGGCACTCCAACCCCTTGATTCTGGAATACGGTGCATCCGAGCTTCCTCAACCTAGAACAAAAACTCTTCTTAAAATTCCCCTCTGGCGTGCTACTGCTCATCTTCACCTCCTACAGTATAATATTTTCCTTTTATCTCAACAATCTCCGATTTCTCTATGTCCCAGGCTAGCCCCGGTGCAATGATTATCCGATTCTTATCCAACCTAGGGACGGTCTCTTTGAGTTTGTTATGAACCCATATCGCCTGAGCTGTTGAAATCGTGTCAGGCAGATTCGCTAACTCGATTATATCCCTTTGGGTAGGCATAATCTCTCTGTGCCTGTTAAATAGCGTCAGTGAGTCGGTGTCATAATATAAATGCTCGTTGCGCTTCCGGCAGCGCACAAACACATACTCCGCGAAACGACTGGGGCTCTTGCGGATGTCTTGCTCCACCCACATCCCCATGTCGTCAGTGTAATACCCCTCTGGAGCAGTGTCGTCACTGCCCTTGCGCATTGTCTCTTGTTCGTTAGCTTGGATGATTTTATCAGCTAAATTATCCATACCTACCACCCAATCTCTTCTAAGTCCATTTGTATTTCTTCTGGCGTAGAAGTGGCCAATGGTTCGTTGTCCTCAGCATCCTTCAGCTCATCAAGCATAGCTATCACACTTCGCTCCGTGCGCTTCTTCTCTGTATCAGTCGTAATAATCTCTCCGACCGAGCGGTATTTCAGCTGTTTAACCACATATTCTTCATAGAAGTAGTCGTTGCCAGGTCTATCCCCCAGACGATAGACGTTTATCTTCTGTTCGCCGTCAATAAACGAAGTTGGCTTTGGCCCTCGCATCTCTATGGTATGGTTAAACACTGAGCGTTCCTGCCAGCGCAAGTCTCTCTCTTGGCACCAAAGCTTGTAATCCTCGTAGACCAACTTCTTGCTCTTGTATCCGTTGAACCAGCTCTTGAATCGGTCAAGATACAGAGATATGTTATCCACCTCTTCGGCAACCTTCTCTTGGTCTTGTTTCATCTTATTAGAGAAGCTAATCGGCCTGTCATGATAATATGTAGCAATAGCCAAAATCAGTGGGATAAAAGTCTCGAAAAATCCTGATGTGTAAGTCTCAGTCGCAAAGTCTTTGCCGTTATTATCGTACTTACTGAGGTCATTGTTGAAAAACAGAGGTAATGTCCTGTGCATGCAGGCCGCCGCACCATTCCCCTTCCACTCTGGAAAATGGTTCATAGGAAAGAAGCACATAAAGTCAGAGTTGACCCATTGACCATTCTGCTCATATAGCTTGCGCAACTTCAGACTCTCGTGAGCCGCTATGCTCTTAAAATTGCCCTGGGCCTCCAGCAGGTCTTTGCCCCTACCTTCATCCTCTTCGTCCGGCGCATTCATCATAGTGGTCCACAGCTCACCATTTAAGCCATGGTTATTAAAGTCAGAAAGCCTGACACTAGATGTGTTATTTCTTCCAAAAAGCGCATGTAGCAATTTTATGTAAGTCGACTTGCCGTTGCGCTTAAGACCAATAAGCACAAATGCCCCCTTGGGCTTGTTATACATAAAGTTAGTCGCTGTCGCCTTCAGTAAATCGTTAAATGTGTCCAAGTCGTTATTGGCCCATGTCATAAAAGTCTTAAACACAGGATGCTCCGCGGTATACCCAAGCACGTCAAACTTAGGGTCGCCCGGCTCAATAAGTCCATCCGTCTCTTCTAGCACCCTCACAATCTTGCGGTGAGCCGACATAATAAATGGCGCATGCACGTCATTAATGTCAATCTTAATCTCGCGCGTGCCACGAGAATCAAAAAGCTCCCTCATGCACATGCTAGTCGGGGTTTCTGTCAACCTCCCATCTCTAGTGTCCCAGTAAAGAGTGTCCGCCACTCGCACCACCTCGTTATTAATAGACTCGACCTCATTGCTCACCCCCATCTTAAGTGTATCAATAGTTGCCTGCATTTTGCTAGCCGGCGCCATATTAAACATGTGCATATAGGCCTCTCTCACAATCTTAAGAGCATCCACGTCCTTAAGCTCGTGAGCACTCCCCCCATCCTTGGGCAAATAATAGATAGTCCCAAATTGCCCCACATTCCGTACCCTCACGAAGTCATACTCAGAATATATATATTCCTTGACCTTCTCTTGCTGAAAGTCACTCTTAGTGAAGCCATTATCTTTAGCTTGGGCCAGCCGCTCTGCATCATTGGTCTGCAGCATCTTGCTGAAAAGCTCCTGCATCTGCTCTGGTGTGAGTGGCTGTGCTCCCTGTAAAACCGCGCCCTCCATGACAGCCCCCTACCTCAACTCGCCTCTAATAGCTTGCACCTCTGCTAAGATATGCCGAAGCGCCGTCCCCAGCTCGATAGGGTAATCCACCATATATATAGCCTTCGTCCACTTAGTCTTGTATTGCGTCGGTTGCCACCCATACTCATACTCGATCACCAGCTGGCCCCCCTCTTGGTGGGCGTTAAATATATTAATATCCTCTTCCGCTAGTCTAGCCAGAATCTTATAATTGTCTGTCTGTTGCATGCCGCATTCTCCCTAAAGTTAAATTGTTTGTATACTCTCATTATATATGGAAGGCTATTTAGTGGGTAGTCTTGAAAAAAATACTTTTTCTGGTCTCATTTACCCGAAATATACTTTTTTCTACCCGAAATGCCTAACAGGGGTATACCCAATTTTCCTGCATTTTTAGCGTCATATAATATTTTTTGTTATTGTAAATTATTAAAAAATATTTTTTTCATTTAATAAAGCCTGTAACAGGGGTGGATTGTGGGCAGTGTCTGGGTTGTTATACTTTTTTTACCCGAAACACGTTTTAACAGGGGTATACTTGTAATTACCCGAAATACTTTTTTGCCACTTTTCGGGTAAAAACCATATTACAACACAAAAAAACAATCCCCTCAAGTGGGGATTATTTTTTCTGGAAATGCTTAAAACAGGCTTTCATGGGGTCAAATAGACCTCATTTACCTACCTCTATTATAGCATAGATCTCCGCTGCCGGGAAAAAATATATTTTTTTATTTTTACCACTGTTTTTTGGCAATATCTGTTAGGTAATTCTATGCTTTTGAAATAGGTAATATGCTTTTGAAATAGGTAAGACCCCCACAACCACCCCCAGCAAAGCCGGGGGCAAAATGCGGTCAAATGGGGGTGTCTTGGGTGTGCCAAATCCTAAAGGCTTGAAAAAATTTTATAATATGTTATAAGTTACACGAAAATTTTTAAAATTTTTAAATTAGTTACTAGAAAAAGTTATATTTTTTTAGATTAGTTTTTGCGGCTAAAAAAAGTATAAAAGCATATAAAAACATAAAACACTTAAAACACAAGCCAAAACTATATCACTTGCATTTTTTTGTTTTTATGTTATAATATCCGATCAACTTTTATTCCTTGATTTTTTGGCGTTTTATGTTATAATATAATGTTGTAAAATTTACAACGAAAGCTTTCTTTTTTAGCACACTTGTGCAATAATAGTATTAGCTAGTTATAACTATTTAGGGACTAGCACAAAACACAAAACACAAAACACAAAATAATAATAACTATAACAAGGAGTTTTTTATGGCTAAACTCGAAAGTATCAATAACAAAATCAAAGAATTAGAAGCACTTGCACAAGAAGCGCAAGAAGAAGGCTATAGCACTGAACTGCCATGCTATACCGTTACGCTATCTTCTAAAAATATCACCGTAAAATTTAATCTAAAAGCATACAATATACTTTTGGGCTATGGCGTAAAGAGTTTAGAACGTTACAGTAATGGCGGGGCTAAACTATCATACAAGGGCGCACGCGCACGCCATTATATCGATATGGCTAAGCTTTTGCAATTCACACAAGTCGAGGCACATCAAAATAATGATATCACGACGCAAGAACAGGTCGCACAAGCACAAGCTAAAGCATGGGCACACCGCTTAGAACAAGCTTAAAACTATATAAAAACATCTAAAAATATACCGCCGCAAAATGGCGGTATATTTTTATAATCATATAACTATATATAAAAATATAGTTATATTTTTTATATAAATGATCGAGTGAAAAAAATAAATAAAAAAAATAAATGGGAAAATCACTATCATTATATAAAAAAGGGG